AAGCTGATCGTGGCCGTGCACGAGGGCAACCAGGGGCCGGCCCGGTACCGCAAGGTGTACGTCCCCGCCGCTGCGATCGAGCGGCAGCTTCGGGCGACCGGCCAGCACCCGGCGCAGCGTCAGCCGGTCATCCGGTGGGACTACTGCGGGGACTGCGGCAAGGTCCTCGGCTCCGGCCGCATCGGCCACCTGGACGGCAGCGTCGTCCCCGGCCTCTGCTTCAACTGCGCCTGAAAGGAAGAGGGCATGAACATCAACCAGAGCCTCACCCTCGCCGAGGTCAATGCCGCGCTCGGCACTCTCGCGAACTGGGAGCACGACGGCCGGGTCCTGGCGAGCATGGGCGACGACGGCCACCCCCGGCTGATCCTCGGGGTGGACCCGGCCGCCGACTACTCCCTCCGGGAGGATCGCCGGGTCGCCGAGCAGGTTGCGGAGCGGCTGACAACGGCCGGCATGCGGGTGGACGCGGACGCGCTCGGCAACGGCCTGTCCGTCCGGGTATCCCGCCGCCCCGGCCGCCCTGCGGAGGGTGTGGAGGTCACCGCGCGGCTACCGCAGCCATTGCTGCACCAGGTGCAGGCGTGGGCGGATCAGCGGCAGGTCAGCCGCGCGGAGGCTGTCCGGCAGCTGGTGGCTCGCGGGCTGACCGTCAACGGAAGGTAGGTGCGGCATGAACCAGATCATCCGAGACGACGCCGCCGCGCGCGCGCGCCACGACACCGCACCGATCCATCGAGACAGCGGCGGGCAGCTGGTGTGCGCGGTGGACGGCCACTACATCGCGCTCCGCGACCCCATCGCGCCCACCACCGGGCCGTACCAGCCGGTGGGCGACGTGACCGCGCTGGACGTGTGGACGCTGGTGGACGGCGTGCCCCGTTGGGCGGGGCACGCCGAACAGATGGAGTGGGACGCGCCGGATGATCCGGCCGCGGACCCGGTGCCGGATGCCGCCTACGAGCTACACGGCCGGCTCACCGGCGCCGCGGCGATCCTGCGGGCGCTGCTGGAATTGGACCAGCAGCTCGACCACGACCCGACATCCACGGGCAACCCGGAGCTGTGGGCGGCCCGCAACGGGCTGGTGGTCCAGTTGGTGCGTGACGCCGCCGGGCAGCCGTGGCCGGCCGGCTACCAGTGGGACGCCAACGGCCAGGACGGCTACCGGTGGACGGCCTACGTGGACCTGCCGACCGGGCAGGTGTCCTGGCATCTGCCGGAGGACGGCGGTCGGGTGGGATGGGAGCTGGACAGCTACCACGCCCGCCGCTACACCCGGCCGTGGGACGGCCACAGCCGGGCCGACAAGGCGGCCCGCATCGCCGCCTACCTGAACACAGGAGGCAACACGTGATCGTCAACCTGACCCCCCACGCCATCACCATCGCTGGACGCACGTTCCCCCCGGACGGGCGTATCCCGCGAGTCGCCGAGCAGGTCACCGACGCCGGGGCGGTCGACGGCATCCCCGTAGTCCAGATCAACCTCGGGGACGTCACCGGGCTCCCCGAGCCACAGCCCGGCACCTGGTATGTGGTGTCGCGGATGACCGCCGAGGCCGCGCCCGGGCGGCACGACCTGCTCATCCCGGGCAAGCAGATCCGGAACGACCTAGGCCAGATCATCGGCGCCGAGTCGCTGGCCCGGCTACCGAAGCGCTGACCCCCGGTCCGGGACTCTCCCCCCGGCCGGGGGTCAGTTGTCTCCGGGCTCACCAGCGCGGCGGAGCCGTCGCCGCTCATCCAGCGCCGCACGCACATCCTGCGGATGACACCGCCGGTGCCCGCCGGGTGTCTCGGTGTACCGGATCTTGCCGCTGGCGAGCATGGCGTGCACCGTGGTCCGGCCGACCCGCAGCAGCACCGCCACCTCGCCAGGGCTCAGCTCATCCCCGGCGTTGAGGCGCCGCTCCAGCTCCTCCGGCTCGTCGACCACACCATCTCCCTGCCCGCTCGCGTGTTGCACGGATCGTACCGGTCGTTCAGGCGGTTCGCGGCATCACTCCCACGCTCGTTCATCGTGTTCCTGCTGTTCGGATCGTTCGGAATGTGCCACACTGGCCGACGTGACTGACCCCCTGGACGCGGCCACCCCCCCAGCGGCTACCCCCGACCACCCCCAGCGGCCACCCCTCGTGTCTAGCCGCGTAGCCGACCGGCTCGCCGCAGCCGTCTACATCGCCGTAGCTGTCATCGCACTGATCGGCCAGTCCCTGGCCGCCGTCCACTGGCTCGGCTGGCCGCTCGTCGCAGCCCTACCCGCTGTGGCCGGTGTCGAGCTAACCGCCGTCGCCCTGGCCGCCCGCGCCGACTACCGCCGCCGCAAAGGTGAAGCGGCCATAGCCGCCCGGCTGCTGTCCGCCACCGTGGCCGCGTTCATGACCACGGTCAACTTCGTCGGCCACTGGTCGCTGGGTCAGCAGGTGGCCGCCTGGTTCTTCGCCGGGGCCACCGCCCTCGGCTACCTGGTGTGGCTGCTCAACAGTGCCGACCGGCGCCGGGACCAGATGCTCGCCGAGGGGAAGGTGCGGCTAGCCGCACCCGACTACGGCGTGTGGCAGTGGGTGATGCGTCCACGGGTGACCGCCCACGCGCGGCAGCTGGCGCTACGCGATCCGGAGCTGGGCCTGTACGGCTCCCTGGACGCTGCCGTGGCCGAGTTGCAGCGTGAGCGGCGCAACCGTGCGGTGGCCCGCGCCCTGCGGCGGCTGGCCCGGGGTAACGCAGGCCGCTCCGATGCGCGGCTAGCCCAGCAGGTGTACGACATGGACGCCGCCGCCGCGATCTTGATGGGCCAGGCGGACATGGACGGCCTGGCCGCGTTGCTGGCCGAGCGGCTGGCCCCCGAGGTGCTGGCCGGCCACCGCCCGCCGCCCACCCCGACACCGAGGCCGAAGGTCATCGACGGCGAGGTAGCCGAGCCGTCGGCGCCGACCACCCCCGATGTTGCCGAGCCGGCCACCGAACGCGGCCACGACGCGCAGGTGGTCCAGCTGCGGCCAGCGGCCACCCGGCCACGCCGTACACCGGCTACCCGCCGACCGTCGACCGCGGCCACCCCGCCGGTGGACGAACTAGTGGACGCCTTGTGCCGCGTCCACTGCCAGGAGCGGCCAGAGCCGGTGGGCGCCCCGAAGGCGATGCGGACGCTGAAGCGGCTATACGGCTCCTGCTCGACTGGCCGCGCTCGTGCGGCGAAGAACGGCCACAACGTGCGGCACGGGTTCGCAGATGGCGGCCAGGTGGACGCAGGCGACGACGACCAGGAGGGGGAAGCGGCGTGAGGCGGGCACTGGGGTGGCTCGGTTTGCCGACCCGGCCGGGCAAGCCACGTACGGCACAGCCTGCGCGGGCGGGCGGGCGGCTGCGCAGGGCTGGCCGCTGGCTTGCGGTGCGGGGGTTGGCGTCTGCGGCGTTCCGGCCTGGCCGGTGGGGTGTGGGGGTGGCGGTGGTGATGCTCGCGGCGCCTGGCCCGTGGTGGCTCGCATCGATAGGCGTGATGCCAAAGGTGATCTCGGGATTGTTGATCTTGGCTAGTCGCCAGAGACTCAACAATTTGATCCTATCCGACGTGTCAAGTCGGGTGCATTCACTCCGGCTCCGGCAGCGGCTTCTACGTGACTGGACCGGCGTCATGGGCCAGCTTGGACTCAGCCGCGAAACCCGCGACGGGCACAAGCAGGTACTCGGGCACGGGCCGATCCGACTCACCGACCACGGCATCACCACCACCGTCGACCTCTCCCCCCTCGGGCTGACCATCCGGAAACACCTCCGACCCCAGCGGGAGGCGATGGAGTCCAGTTTCAGGGTCCAGCAGGTGCAGATCACCCGGCGCGCGGTCCCGGGGTTGGCGCAGGTCGACATGCGGCACACAGACCCGCTGGAGAAGCCGGTCGCTGTCGACCGATTGCCGGCGGCCCACTCCCGCACCGGCGTGGTGACATCTGTCGATGAATCGGGCCGGGGGGTGGAGCTGGACACTGCGCTGTCGCATCTAGTCATCGGCGCGCCGGGGGCCGGTAAGTCGACTGTCGCCTGGGCGCTGCTGTGGGTGTTGAAGTGGGCCGGTGTGCCCGTACGGGTACGTATGTTCGACCCCAAGAAGCAGGAGTTCGCCGCGCTCCGCGATGCCGCCTACGCCTACGAGTCCAGCTTGGCCCGCTGGCCGGCCATGCTCGGCCACGCCGTGTCCGCGTTGCAGGCCCGCCAGGGCGTACTGGCCAAGCGGGGCTGGCAGAAGTTGACCGGCTACAGCGACGAGAACCCGCTCGACCTGCTGATCGTCGACGAGCTGCTGGCGGTCACGAAGGTCCGCAGCGCGGAGGTGACGGTAGGGCGGGTCACGATGCGGGCCGACGACGCCCTGGAGTTGCTGGCGTCGCAGGGCCGCGCGGCCGGGTTCACCGTGCTCGGCCTGGCGCAGCTGGCGCAGAAGGATGTCCTCGGCCAGGTGCGGGACCTGTTCGGCTACGCGACATGTCTGCGGGTTCCGCCGCAGGCACACGAGATGGTCAACGTGGTCCTGGGCGACGGGGCAGCGGAGCACTACCCGGCGCACGAGATCCAGGCTGGGCCACGTACGGCCGGCATGGGCTACACCCGCACCGAGTCAGGGCTGATCGTGCGCACCCGCGGCGCGGTGCTTACGGCCCAGCAGCAGCAGCAGGTAGTGGCGCAGATCGCGGCGGACACGGCCCGGTGGGCAGCGGTCAAGCAGGAGCGGCGGGAGAGGGCGGGGGCGGCGGCATGAGCGAGTCGGCAGAGCAGGTCGAGGATGTGCGGCCACGGGTGCCAGCACTAGCGGGGGTGGGCGACGTGGATCTTGCCCCGCTGGGTGCGCTTACGCGGGCCGAGGTGAAGGAGCTGGTGCTGGACGACACCGGTCGAGTTGAGCTGGCTGGGGAATGCTGGGTCGGCACCGGTTCGCGTCACGTCACTGCGTGGGTCGTGTTCACCCGGCATCGGCTTACGTGCCCTGCCGGTGTGGAGCCGAGGCTTTGCGGGTGCGGGATCCAGCCCGACCAGTTCCACGCCTACCTCGCCGAACCTGACACGGACGGCGCCATGCCGGTACGGCCGGACGAGCCGCTTCCCCCACGACAGTGCGTGGACTGCCCGCCGAAAAGGGCTAAGCCCATCTCGAAGCGGGGACGATGTGTGACGCACTACCGCCAGTGGAACAAGCGGCGGTCCACGAGGCAGTACGAGCGCGCCGTCACGAAGTACGGAATCACCATCGATGACTATCACCGAATCCACGAGGCGCAGGGTGGCCGGTGCGCGATCTGCCGTATCGCCACCGGTGCCGCGCGGCGGCTATCGGTCGACCATGATCACGGGTCGGGTGAGGTTCGAGGCTTGCTCTGCCAGCCGTGCAACTACTACCTGGCCCGGATCAAGAATGATCCTGAGGCTTTCGCCCGCGGACTGGTGTATCTGATCGACCCACCGGCGCGTGCTGTCCTGCCTCCGAACCCGGAGGTAGACGGGCCGCCGCTGTCGGATGAGGAACGCGGCCGGGCTGCGGCTCGGGTTGCCGAGCAGATTGGGCGCCAGGCTCGGGGCAACGGTCCGGGGGCGAGCGCATGAGTCGGCAGCGGATCGTCGGCACCGAGCAGCAGGTGCGGCACACCCTGACTGTGCTGGCCCGAGCCGGCCGGGTGCGGTGGATGTCCCCACCCCGGCAGACCGGCGGGGGGCGGCTGGTGGTGGAGGTGCTGCTCGCGGACCCGACCCGGGTGTTGACCGCGGCGCCGCCGCGTGCCCGGTGGCCGGAGTGGCTGCCCCGGGTCGACGGGGCCTGGACCGGCGTGGCGCTGGTGGGGCTCGCCGTGGTGGCCGGAGTGGGGTGGCTGCTGTGGCAGGCCGTCACCTCCACCGCCCGATGGGCCACCGACAACGCCGGGGGGCTGATCCTGCTCGGCTGCGCTGCCGCGTTCGCCGGGTTGTGGTGGGTGACCCGCCGCTTCCGGCGTACGGGCTGCGCGGGGGTGGCGCACTGCAACGGATGCACACACCACAGAGAGAGGGGGTGATGGCATTGAAGCTCATGAGGTTCTTAGCTGTGTGGGCGCTGTGTTCGGTCGGCATCTACGCCACGATTTCGGCGCGGGTCGGGATCAAGCCAGAGGACACGCTGGTGATGGCCGTCGGGTCGGCCGCGTTCGCGTTGCTGCCGTCGATCGGCATCGCAAGCAAGCTCTAGCGGAAGGTTGTAGCGGGTGGATTGTGGCTGGCTGGTGTTGATGATGTGGGGCCTGTCCGTCGGCGGCACGGCGGTGATGGTGGCGGTGGCGGCGTTCGCGTGGGCGGTGCTGCGGCGCCAGCACCGGGACCGCACCCAGGCACCGGACGACGGGGGGCAGCGGTGAAGACGCTGGCCGGCCTGACCCTGGCCGGGGTGGCGGTGGTGGTCGTGCTGGCGGCCAAGGGCAGCGTGTGGGCGCAGGGGATGCTACCCAGCAGCATCATCGCGGCGATCGTGGCCGTGGGGCTGATCGCGTTCGTGCGCGCTGTGGAGAAGCGCAGCCGGTGAACTTCACCCCGGTCCGCCCTCGTACGGCTCGCAGGACCCGGCTGCGGGTGTGGGCCGGGGTGCTGCTGTGGCTTGCCGGCACCATCGGATGTGCGGTGTGGTGGGGGTGGTCCACCGTGTGGTGGCACGGGCTTGTGGTGGCCCCCGCCTACGGGACGCTGCTCGCCGCTGCGCTGGTGCGCCGGAGTTAGGTGCAACCCATGACTTGACAACGCAAGCCATGGGTTGCATAATAGAGGCATGACACAGACCATCACCCGGGTCGGCAGCGCCAGCGTCGCGGCAGCGATCGCCGAGTACCACCACGGCACGGCTGACTGGCTGCCGGGCGGCGTCGACCACCTCGCCACCGGCTCGCAGCGGACCGTCTACGTCGACTACGACGCCGAGATCGTCTACAAGCTGGGCATCGACGGCGCCAACCGGCAAGAGGTCTCGACCCTCTCGGCGCTACGCGCAAGCGGTGTCGGTCACGCACCGGCCGCCGACCTGCACGAAGTGACCGTCGCAGACCTGGACGGCGACACCATCACCGCCACGGTGGTTGCGATGCCGTACCTGCCTGACGACGGCAGCGTCACTGGCCCGTACCCGATCCTGGACGGTGCCGCTGACCTCAACCCGGCCGGCAACGTGGTCGCTAACGGTGGCCAGCTGTGGCTGATCGACGCGGGTGGCCTGTGAGCACGCCCCCGCATCTCGACCCGGCAGTACGCCACGACGTGGTGATCATGTTCGACGCCACCGACTGCAACCCCAACGGCGACCCGGACCAGAACAACCAGCCCCGCACCGATGACGAGTCCGGCCACGGGCTGGTCACCGATGTGGCGATCAAGCGGAAGGTCCGCGACACGGTGGCGCTGCTGCACGGCGACGACCGCCGGTACGGCATCTTCGTGGAGGCCGGGCACGCGCTGAACACCCGTTGGGCCGACGCTCGCGAGAACACCCCCGGTGCCGCCGACCCGCTGGCCACGCTGTGTGGCATGTACTGGGACGTGCGGATGTTCGGGCAGGTCCTGACCGGCGGCAAGGGTGGACAGTCCTCCTCGGTCCGGGGTCCGGTACAGCTCACCTTCGGCCGCAGCATCGACCCAGTGCTGCCCACCGACCACACCATCACCCGGGTCACCCAGACCCGGCAGGAAGACATCGACAAGGGCGAGAGCACCGAGATCGGCTCGAAGTGGACCGTGCCGTACGGGCTGTACCGCACCCACCTGTACTACTCGCCGGGGCGTGCCGCCAAGACCGGGATCACCAGCGACGACCTCGACACGCTGTGGCGGGCGATCGCGGCCATGTTCGAGCACGACCGGTCCAGCAACCGTGGCGGAATGGACATCGCCGGACTGTGGGTGTTCAGCCACCCGGACGCGCTCGGCGTGGCGCCGTCACGGGCGGTCCTGCGCCGCATCCAGGTCACGGCCGCCGATCCGGGCCGGGCGCCACGCGGCTACGCCGACTACCGCCGGCAGATCGACCGCGCCGGCATGCCCGCCGGCATCGAGCTGGCCACCATCGTCGACATCTGGGAGGACTGAGAACCGTGAGCACCATCGGATACGAGATCGAGCGGCACGAGGTGGAGGCGCTGCGGGACAACCTGCTGGGCGATCTACTCGCCGAGCAGGATGACCTGATCGCCTACCAGCGGCTGACCCGGGAGCAGGCGCTGTGCGACGCGCTCGTGTCGGAGATCAAACGGCTACGCGGCGAGCGGCTGCGGCGGCTGGCTGAGGGGCGGACCGCCGAGCAGGTGGCCGACCTGACGGGGCTGGGGACGCGGCAGCGGGTGCAGCAACTGATGGCCGTCGGGCTATCCTGACCGGTATCGGCGGACGGCCGGGGTAGTGGCCCGGCTGTTCCGCCGCCCAGCCACTACCTGGGAGCATCCGATGCACAGCGACTTCGGTGCCCGCCTACGGGCGCTACGGCTCGACCGGGGACTGTCCCTGCGCGGCCTCGCCGAACTGGTGCACTACTCACACACTCACATCTATGACCTTGAACGTGGCAGTAAGCCCGCGTCACCCGCGCTGGCCGGCCGGTTGGACGCGGCGCTAGACGCAGGCGGTCAACTCGCCGCAGCCCTGACCCCTGCCTCGGGGTGCCACCCGTGGCAACCCGGCCGGGCCCATTTCGGGTCGGTCGACGCCGCTGATCTGGCTCGCACGCTGACGCAGGTGCCCGGCGAGGCTGATCCACTGCGGCTTGCCCACGAGTGGATGGTCACCGAGCCGCCGCAGCTGCACCACCTGCGTGCGGGCCGCCGGATCGGCGAAGAGACGGTGGCTGCGGTTGAGCAGCGGGTGCACCAGCTGCGGCTGATGGACGATCACATGGGAGGGCAGGAGTCCTACCGCCTCGTCGCTGACGAGCTGGCCGCTACCGGGACGTTGCTGCGGGAGGCGTCGTGTCCGCAGCCGCTGGCGCGGCGGCTACTGGCGGCGGTGGGGGAACTGGCGCAGCTGGCGGGGTGGGTCGCGTCCGACGCCGGTATGCACGATCGGGCCGAACACCACTACCTGACCGGGGCGTGGGCGGCGTCAGCGGCCGGTGCGGTGGCGGTCGCGGCCAACAACCTGTCCTGCCTGGCCTACCAGATGGCCGGCCAAGGCCGCCGGGCCGAGGCTGTGGTGTTGGCCCGCACAGCCGCCGCCCGCGCCGAACGCGAGACATCCCCTGCGGTACGGGCGCTGTTGGGCGAGCGGGTCGCGTGGACGCACGCCCGCGTTGGGGAGCCTGAGGCATGCGGGCGGGCGCTGGACCGGGTGGACGACATCTACGAGCCCGGCGACGATCCGCCGTGGCTGTACTGGCTCGACCGAGGCGAGATCGAGGTCATGGCGGGCCGCTGCTGGACTGAACTCGCCCGACCGCTGAGGGCGGTCCCGACCCTCCAGGCTGCGATCGCCAGCTACCCGGCCGACCGGGAACGGGAGACCGCGCTGTACCTGTCGTGGCTGGCGGAGTCCCTGATCCAGGCCCATGAGGTGGAGGAAGCGGCGGCGACCGCGCTGCGGGTGGCCGAGCTGGCGACCCGTGCGGGTTCGGTGCGTGCCAACCAGCGTGTGCGGCTGCTGTCGGACCGGCTGGAGCCCTGGAGTAGTCACCCGGTAGTGGGCGAGTTCCGCCATGCCGCTGGTGTCAGCTAACACGGCACGGGTGTTAGCTGACAGCTGACCCCTTCCGATCATGCATCGTCGCGGGTGACGCTCTGGGGGCAGCGGGTGACGGGCGTCAAGCAAACCCGTCCGGCGTCCGGCATCCACTGCCCACCCCCTTCCGGTGGTGGAATCCCCCGGGGGGATGCGGTAGCTGGGTCACACGCCCGGTCTACCGCATCCCTCTGAATCCGGAGGGGGTGGACGCCAAGGGATGACGAGCCCACCCCCTCCGGACCTATCGGGAGGTGTGCGCGATGCTCCGGTTCCGGATCTGGCCCCGCCGACACCCGGCCGTAGACGCCGGCGATCACGGCCGTGACCCGTCCGGGCGGCTCTACGACGGAGACACAGTGCGCCGGGTCGGTACCGAGCGGTGGGCCGACCTACTGCGCGTGAACGAGATCACCGAACGGCGGGGTCGCGATGCACTCCGATGACGTGGAGCTGTGGACCGCCGCGCGTACGGTCGCTATGCACGTCGCCGGTGACGGCTGCGGCCAGTGCCCGCCGGTAGGACCGTGCGGCCTGTACCGGTGGGCGGACGTGCGGCTGCGGCAGTGGGAGACCGAACGCGGCGAGCCGTACCCGGTACAGGCGCCCGGCTGGTCCGGCGTAGGAGCCAGCACCTAACGTCCGATCGGGAAGGTAGTGCCCCCCATGGCGAGCAGCGCCGACTACGACGCGGAAGAGGCCCGCATGCTGCGGGAGCTGCACGAGGCCGACCAGCAGCGCAAGCTCGCCGAGTGGCTGAAGGCTGAGGAAATCCGTGAGGCTGCCGAGCGGCAGCGACGCGACGGATGATCAGGCCGGCCGGTCTGCCACGAACACACCCCGGCCCTGATGACCCCGGATCAGGCCAGCGAACCGAAGCAGCCGCTGCGCTTCCTTGATCGTGGTCTGACTGGTGCCGTACTCCTCAGCCAACGCCACGATCGACGGCAACACCTGACCCGGCTTCAGCTGCCCGGACTCGATGCGGGCCTTGATCGCCTCGTACACGCGCTCATACTCCGGCGTTCCCATGATGGTCGTTCTCCCTGCTTGGCGGCATGAGAATTCGACCATGGGCGGGACCTCCTCGGCAACCTAGCCGCCCGCGTTGACTACGGCGACCTAGCCGCCTATCCTACGCGGGCGGGCGCCCCTGCTTGGCGGCAGCGGCACCGTGGGCCCCGACCCCCCCGGTTTGGGCTCGTCCGGGTCCGGCGGGCGCGGAAACGCACACCCTGCCCGCCGGACCTGGACTATCTCCTCAGCGGAGGCGACGCGCGTGGATCACTGGCCCCGGCCGGCCGACATCGGCACCGAGCCGTGGCCCACGCTGGCCGAGGCGGTCGAGGCGGCGAAGGCTTTGCGGGGACAGGGGTGGACAGTGCGTATGTACGCGGCGGGAGACCTGGCGTCACATCCGCGGCGAGTCGACGACTCCCGCATCCTGGCCACGGTGCACCATCCAGACGGGGCTCAGGCCGGTGAGGTGTGCTACTGGCCGGCTCCGGAGCCGGACGACCACGGGGACCCGGGCGAGTGAGACTCCCCGGCCGTCGCACACCACAGTCCTCGGGGACTGTGTGCGGGTTGCAACGCAAGACGCGGCGGCCGGGGCAACAAACAGCGGGGGCAGGAACCTGACCGGGACAGTCCCGGGGGGGCACAAACAGATGGGAAGTACGGATGGGGATCGCAAAACTGGGTGCGGTGGCGGTCGCGGGGATCGCCGCTGGCGCTCTGGCGTTCGGTGGCTCAGCCGCCGCACACCACAACATCCCGGAGGCCAGCGTCTCCGGTGACGACTGCACCATCACCGGCACCAGCATGTGGGCGGAGCCGGAGGGCACCCACCTGGTGGCCAACACCACGCTGGTGGTGCTCGTCGGCGGCGAGGTTCACCACGCCCTGATCGGCGAGCCGCTGACCGTGGAGGATCTGCCGGACGGCACCACCGAGGCGCAGTGGCGGATCTGGGGCGGCGGCGAGCGGGACTACGACAGCCCGCCGTTGGCCGACCTAGACGCGCTGGTGACGTACCTCGCAGCCGACCCGGCTAACTCGCCGCTGGACGCAGACGCGCCCGGCATCGACTGGTACGACATCAAGGTGTACGGCTGCCCCGACCCGGAGCCGACGCCGGAGCCGACGACCGAGCCGACGGTGGAACCCACCGTCGAGCCGACCGAGCCAGCCGGTGAGGGTGGCGAGGATGACCCGGGTGAGCTGGCGCAGACCGGCACCCGGACCACACTGCTGGCCGGTGGCGCGGTGGGGCTGCTGACGCTCGGCGGGGGCCTGTTCTGGCTGGCCCGCAACCGGCGGGTCAGCTTTACCGCCTGACCCTGGGCGCACGAAGGCGCCCCGGCTCTCCCGCAACCATCGGGGAGAAGCCGGGGCGCCTTCGTGCGCGCGCGATAGCCGTTCGGGTGATGCCTAGCCCATTGCGCGATTAAACGCCGTAGTTTAAACTGGTAGCATGCCGCACGGAGCGGCCCAAGCGAAGGAGACATCGTGAGCAACACCCCGATGAGCAAGAAGCAGGAAGCCCTGATCCTGAGCCTTGCCCGCCAGCTCGACGGCGGCAGCTACCGCTTCATCTCGCAGTGCGAGCACCTGCTGCCGGTGTCCCGCAGCGCTGCTCGCGGCCTGAGCACCACCGACGCCAGCCTGTGCATCGACCACCTGCAGGCCGAGGTGGACAAGGCCGAGCTGGCAAAGCAGGCCGCCGAGCGCGGCGAGACCGCTCCCACCCCGGAGCCGACTCCGGAGCCGGAGGGCGGCCCCACCGCCGACCAACTGCTCGCGATGCTCGGCAAGAAGATCACGGTCACCTGGGTCAACCGGGACGGCGAGACCGTGACCTGGGATGGCACCTGCCGCTGGGTGCAGGCCAGCGACAAGGACGGCACCCCTGAGATCAACATCATGACCGCTCGGGGCATGAAGGCCATGCGGACCCACCGGCTCACCTCCTGGGTCACCCACATATGAGCGACACCCGCCCACGCGGGCGCCCGACCAAAGGTGACCGGGTCGAGACCCGGCTAGAGCCCGATGTCCGGGCAGCCCTCGCCGAGTGGGCTTCCGACCGACCCGATGTGGACCGCCGCGACGGCGAGCCGGTGGAAGCGGACGCCATCCGGGTGATCGTGGCCGAGAGGCTTGACGCGGATGGCTACCTGCCGTAGCGTCGGCGCCGTTGCGGCCGGTCCGCCGGCCGCCCTTCATTAAGGGGTGGACTGGCTGAAGGTCCGTCGCCCTGGCACCTTTGTCGCGGGCCACCGCCCGCCCTTCACTGAGACGCCCCCGGCCCACAGTCGGGGGCGTTCTGCTGACCCCGGACACGACGAAGCGCCCCGCGCCCACCCCGTAACAGGGGGAAGGACGCGGGGCGCTCGACGGGCGGTGCGGATAGCGGCGGGACACCGCCCGGCTTAGCGGCTGGTGATCGCCGTGTCCTTCGGCGCCACCTGATGGCGTGTGATCAAGGCGAACACGGCCATGACGGTGGCGGAGATCGTGGCGACCGTCGCGTCCGGCGCATTCAGCCCGTACTCGACCAGCAGAGCCGCCCCTGCGGTCACCACGCCGGTGACCATCGCCGGTGCGATCGGCCTGGTTGTGGCGACCAGGATCAGCGCGGCCACCAGAGCGGTGACAGCGGCGGCCTGCCCGGCGGACAGGAACGGGACGCCGAGCGCGGCCAGGGCCACCAGTGCGGCACCAACTGTGGCGATCCACGCGGACGGTTCGCGCCCGAGGATCTTGATCGTGCCGGTTTGAGTTGCCATCATGCCCCTCCTCAGAGGCTTGGCCCGACCACCGGATGGTGGTCGGCACGTTGTTGTCGGACCCCGGCGCTACGGTGAGGGGATGGTCCGGCTGATCCCGGTCGACGGTCGCGGCGTGAACCGTGGCCGGATCGTGTGGATCTACGACGCGCCGGATGTGTGCCCCCGTCGGCATCCCGGGCCGCGCAAACTGTGGGCGCCGTGCCCCGGCTGCGGCGAACACGTACTCCAGTGGGTGTGCCAGCGACCCGACTGCGGCGCGGCGGACGTGGACGACGAACACACCTGCGTCAGCGTTGACGGACCACCAGCGTCAGCGTCTGATCCGCCGAGTACGGGGGACCCGCCGACAGGGTGATCCGGAACAGGATCGGGTACTCGGTGCCGACCTCCCCGCCGGTGATGACCGCCGTGGTGGTGGTGTCGGTGTGGTCGCTGTCGCTGATGGTGATGCCGTCCGGGCCGGTGACCGTGACCGCCGCGATGGTGGTCGTGGTGGGGAACCCGGCCAGCCAGTCACCCCAGTCCAGCGTGTACGGCAGCACGTCGTTCGGATCATGCAGGGCACGGATCACAGTTCGACCTCCCACACTCTGCGTTGACCCGCCACCGCCAGGACGCGGGGTTGGGGTGTCGGACTCCACCGGCGCCGATCGGCGGGAACCGTCACCTGCCGGGGCTGCGCCGCAACGGCGTGGACCGTGCGGCGCGGCGGGACCCGGAACGTCTGCGCCGCCGACGGCACCGGCGGCACCGCCGAGTCCTCCACCGTGGCGTGGGACAACATCCGGGTGGCGTGCGAACCCGCCGACCGCACACCGGCCCCGGTACGGCCCGCGGTGGTGGTGACCCGGCCGGTGTGGCTGCTGACCGCCCGGGCTGCGGTGGTGTCCACCGACGCGGCGGACACCACCGGCCCCGTGGTGGACACCGCCAGCCGGCTACCGGCACCGGCCCGTGCGCCAGATGAGCCGGCAGTACGGCCGGTGCTGGACACGTCACGGATGCTGCTGCCGCTGCGGGTCGCGGTAGAAACCATCTGTCGGGCGTGGCTGACGACGGCCCGCCCGACAGCATGCCAGGCTGCGGCCGACACGATCCTCGCCGAAAACGACGCGGCCCGGCGGCTCCCGGTCCCGCCGCGCACGACGGTGGACGCGGCGGCACCGGTGCTGCTGGACACGCCGCGGGCGGTGGTACCGGTTCGGGCAGCGCGGGAAACGGCCGTGGCCGTGGCCGAGACTGCCCGCCGCACCCCGGTGGCCACCCGGCCGGCTGCCGCAGCCACCGCGGCGACGCTGGACACGGCGGTGCGCGAACCCGCACCCGCCCGGGTCGCACGGGAAGCCACGGCAGCAGACCAGCTTGTGCTGACCCGGGCAACCGCCCCGGTCGAGTCTGCCGCACTCGCCGCTCGGACGGAGTGGGACCCGCTGTCGCGTTGACCTGCGCCAGCCCGAGCAGCCGCCGTGGCGGCACGCCCTGTGGCTGACGACGCGAGCCGGACCGCGGTCCCGGCGCGCCCGGCAGTCGAGAACGCCTGCCGGGTGTGGCTGACAACTGCCCGGCCGAAGTCAGTCCACAACGCCGACGACACGACGAGACCCGAGAAGGACGCCGCCCGCCGGCCGCCGGTCCCGGCCCGGGACGTGGCCGATCCGGCCGTCTCGCTGGTGCTGGACGCACCGCGGGTGTTGCTGCCGGCCCGGACCGCTGCCGAGGCCGCGCCCGCCGAACTCGAAGCCACCGACCGGGCCGCGGCGCCGGATCGGGTGGCCGTGGATGCGCCGCCGTCCGTGATACTCGCGGCGGTCCGCTCACCGGAGCCGGTGCGGGCGGCCTGCGAAGCCGCCGCGGCGGTGTGCGAGACAACATCCCGCTCGCCAGGCTCCGCAGTCCCGGCACCGACCAACGCCACCGTGCACGACCTGGGGGCGAAACTCGACCCGGCCGAGAACGACCACACGCCGGTACCCGTCGCGCCGGCGGCTTCCCGCGCCACCCCGGCGAACGCCGCCAGCGACCCACCCTCGTTGCTGTCGACGGAGGCGTTCTGGACGAAGTGCTGCGCCCCGTCGCTGGTACCCGACGGGTAGACCGCCACCGGCGCCGCATGGTTCCAGGCGTTGTTGGTCATCACCCGGCAGACGCGGGTGGGTACGGTCGTGTTGACCGAGGCGCTGGTGAGGTTGGTGGAGAACGCCGCGGACACGTCCACGGTGGTGGCCTGGTCGAACCCGATCACCAGCACGCTCGCCGAGCGGGTGTTGCTGGGGGCGGTCCACGACGTACCCGGCGTGGCCTCGCCGGAGTGGTAGACCGCGGCGGCGTTGTCGACATCGCCGGAGTTGGACTGCAGCAGCGTCCACCCGGACGGGGGTGTGATCAGCGCCCCACCGCCGGACGACCGCCGGCACGAAGCGATCGCCAGCCACGACACACCCGCCGGCAGCGCGACCGTGAACACCCCGGCACTGCTGCGGCCACCGCCGGTTGAGCCGGCAACCCCAGGGATATCCCCGACTTCGGGAGGCTCTCCCTCGGGCACGGTCGCGTCGACGTGGGAGTTGGTGTTGTTGACGTTCAGGGTGATGGTCTTGCTGCCACCGCCAGATGATCGGCGAATCTCGACAGAGACAGCGAGCCGGTCGCCGCTGCCCCAGGTAGTGGACAGCGTCAGCGTCTCGGTTTTGGTACCCGTTGTGGACTGCGTGCCCGCGTACGACGATGACGCCTGTACGGTCCCGCTGGAATCTATCCGCTGCACCCGCCACCGGTACTCGGTGTTGGACGACAGCGAGGAAACGCTCAGCGAGGTGGGGAAGCTGGTTCCTTCTATGCCCTCCCCGACGGTCCGCTGAAAGCGGATGACCTCAGTGAATGTGGTGGAGTTGAGGCTGGAACTGGCCAGAGTGGTGGAGCTGCCCTCAGTGGTGGACAGGTCGTAAACGGAGCTACCACTGCTGGTTCCCGGCTCGGTGGTGGCGTCCCGAAAAAAGCTTGTTTCGACCGCCACCACTCACCTCCTCGCCCAGGCCCTTATAGCCACGCCAGCGGTCAAGCCTGCTGGGGGACCTCTACCGCGTGCGAGATCGTGGCGGTGTCCTCCTCGGCGGAGAACACGAACGGGTCGAACGCCTCGACCGCGGTCAGCGCGTCACCACCCGACACGGCCGCGTAGAGCACGCTGCCCTCGATCGTCACCGGCGAACCGGGGGACGCGCCCACGTCGGATGAGGTCAGCTCCAGCGCGAACGTGATCGTCTGCGTGCCAGCGTTGTCCGTCACGGTCAGCCGACCGTCGGACGACGACAGCCGGTTGACGGTCCCCTCGGCGAGGTCATCGAGCGGCACCGGCTGGTTGCTGTCGTCGCGCAGCTCCACAAACCACGCGTTCACCGGACTCCCGGTGCGCAGCTCCAGATAGCCTGCCGTCTCCAGTTCAGCCAAGACTCTGCCCTCTTTCCATGGCTAGCTCAGGGTTCTTCATTGCTGTGACAGGTACAGGCCGACGATCGCGGCCACCGCCGCCAACGCCCCGAGGAACGCGAACAGCTTCGCGATCGGCGACCATGACCGTTCCTCTTGGGCGCGGCGGGCTTCGTCCGCGTCTTTGAGCGCGGCTGCGGTCGTCGCCGCGGTGGCGTCGCGGGCCACAGCCTGGTCGGCGAGGCGCTGCAAAGCTAAGGCCATGAGGTGCATCTCGTCGGCGTATCTGGCCTGCTGTTCGACGAACTTCTCCAGCGAGCCATTGATGGCCGCGAAGTGTTTGTCGTGCCCGGCTAGCCGTTCCTCGATCCCGCCCGCGGCACGGCCCCGCTCGTACTCGCCCTCGACCTGGGTCACGGCTGCTCACGCACGCGCCGGGCGCGGATCAGCAGCACCAGCCACCGGACCATCACCGCAGCCGTGGCGGCATACACAGCGGCCAGCACCCACCACATGGCCGGCGACCACAGCCCGAGCCCGACTAGCAGCAGCACTAGCAGCAGCGCGCCCGCCTCCAGCGCCACCACCACCGCCATCGCCAGTAGTTGCCGCCACGTGGCCCGTTCCTGCGGGCTGGCCGGTGGGCGACGCCGGAGGTGGATGGCCGCGAACGCTGCCGCGCACACCAGCACCACCGCCAACTCGACGACAACCACCCACCGCATCAGGCACCCCCCCGCAGCGCTTGGTCCACCCAGGCGGCCAGCTCGGCGCGGGCCTCCCGCACCTGAGGCCACTGCTGGCGGGTTTCCCGCAGTCGCCGCTCAGCCTCCCGCTTCGCGGCCTCGGCGCACTCCCCGTTGCCTGAGATGCGCCACCGGCGCCACCAGCGGCTCATGGCGAGCCGGTCTCGCACGGCTCCGACACCCGCGAAAGCGCGCCCATCAGCCGATCGGCGTCCTTGCTGGCGACCGCGGCGAGAACGTGCATAAGCTGCCGGCCCCTCTCGTCGGCACGCTTCTGATGCAGGTCAGACGATGCGTGCCAGTCGTCGGCGCGCTGCTGATGCGCGCGGATCGCGGACCGGTGCAGCATCACCCCCACCCACGCCAGAATGGCCACGACGCCGCCCTGCGCCAGCCACGGCACCAGGTCGGCGATGCTCATGGCGCACCGCGCGGGTGGTGTGAGAACTGCCCCGGGGTCTGGGGGGCGAACTCCACCGGAATCTCCTCAGTCGGTTGCTACCGCCCGGGTTGGGGGGCGGCCGTACACATCAGCTGTCGTCCGCGTCGCTGCCGGCAGCGCGCCGGGCCAGCCGCTGCCCGATCAGCGTCACGATCTCGTCGGCGGGCCGCTCACCACTGGACACCTGCCCGATCAGGTCGGCGATGTCGGCCAGCCGGGCCTCCTGCTCTTCGGCGACCTGCTCCCGATGCTGGCGAGCCTGCGCGGCGTGGTTCTCGATCGCGGCCAGCACATCCTGCCCCGTGCTCGCGGCCAGGATCGCCGCGTTCTGCTCGGCGATCCGATCCAGGTCCGCGAGGAACCCGACCCGGGCGCCGGGAACCTGCGACCGGTCCGGGCGTACCGCGTTGAACACCTGCCGCGCCATCGTCCCGTACTGCACACCCAGCGTCGGGTTCACCCGCTGCTGGCCGCAGTTGTCCCGCAGCCACTTCTTGTCCGCGTCACTGAGCGGCATGTCGTCTCCCTCTTTGATCAGCCGCGCCACCTGGGCGCGGAAGCTGGTCATGTTGATGCCCAACGGGTCTGACTTGCCGACCTGGTGCTCGGCGTGCGCAACCACCCGGTCAGCCGTCCAGCCCATGCGGCGGCAGATCGCGGCCACACCACGCTGGTAGCTGTCGAGCATCGCGGCCGACCAGGGTTCGCCCCGGTTGTCGTTCTGGGCCTCCACGCCGATGCACTGCGAGTTGCCGTACCCCTTCAGGGCGCCCTTGGTGCCGACCAGGACGTGGTTGCAGCGCCCCGACGCACCCACCGTCCACTGCCCGGAGCGGGACAGGTAGCACTGCGAAATCGGCGCCGGAGCCGAGGTGGAGCCGGTGACCCACAGCGTGCGGGTTTCCCCGGCGTCGGTGGACTGCCGGCCGCCGGCGGTGGCGTGGCACACCACACCCCGCAGCGCCCCCCATTCGGCGGCTCCACGAGTCCTCCACCCGGGGTATTCGTGCACGGTCAACCCGGCATCCCGCAGCACCTCAGCCAGCCACAGCAAACGCATAGGCACCTCCACATAGGCGGGCAGGGACCGGATGATCGGTCGGATAGGCGACAGTCGGGGTGACAATGGGCCGTGGCGGGCAGCACGTCACGGGCAGTCGCCGGTAGCCTGCGGCGGATGGACTATCCCGACCCGGCCACAACGCCGTACGGCACGCACTACGAGCTGTCGACACACCTGCTCGCCAACGCTCTGGCCGAGCGTGGCCACACCGACCTGTTATGGCTGCGGCCAGCGCTGTTCGTGGCCAGCATCAACGGGCACGTGTACGGCTGGAACCAGACCAAATGCTCGATCACCAGCACTGTCGTTGAGGAGTTGACCACCCGCAAGGACTACGCCCGGCAGCTGCTTCGCCGCGCCGGTGTGGCCGTGGCTGCGGGTGGTTCGTGGCGGCCGGAGGAACGGGAACAGGCGGTGGCGCACGCCGAACGGGTCGGGTGGCCGGTGGTTGTGAAACCGGCGAGGCTCAGCAAAGGGCGGGGTGTCACCGTCGGCATCGCAGACAAGAACGACTTCCTCACGGCCTGGGATGCCGCCGCTGCGTTGACCCGGGGTCGGATCGTCATCGAGCGGCAGATGGACGGAGACGAGGCGCGGATCGTGGTGGTCGGCGGCCGGGCCATCGCGGCGTGCGGCCGACGCCGGCCCAACGTCATAGGCGACGGCCAGTCGCGCATCGCCGAGCTGGTGGCGGCGAAGGCCGCCGGGAGGCGCGGAAACCCACACCTGACAGACAAGCCGCTGGAGCTGACCGCCGCACGGGCAGGCTATCTGTCGCAGGCTGGGTTGGGCGCCGAGTCGGTGCCCGCAGCGGGACATCGGGTGTGGCTGGAGGATCGTGCCGGCATCGCAGGTGCACCCTCGACGTGGACCTACGGCGCGGACTCGGTGGACTGGACCGACAGCGTGCACCCGTCCTACCTGCGTGAGGCGGAACGCGCCGCGCTGGCGTTCGGCGACCCGGGGGTACTCGGCGTGGACATGATCGCCCAGGACTGGCAGCAGCCCGCCGCGGTGGGCAGTCACATCGTGGTGGAGGTCAACTGCCGGCCGGCCATCGGATGCCACCACTTCCCGTGGGAGGGTCCAGCCCGCGATGTGGCCGGAGCCATCATCGACGCCTGCCTGGATGCCGAACCGGGCGACGATGCCGGCACCGACGGAGACGACCCCGACGGGTGGATGGCCGAGCTGCCTGTTGGCTAGAACGCGAACACGGTGATGTTGCGGTTGAAAAACGTAGTGTCCACGCTGTTGGCGTCGCGGGTGCGGTAGCGGGCCGTGAACGTGTGCAGCCCTGGGTTCAGCCCCTCCACCAGTGTCAGCGAGCTACTGCGGTTCCACGCGGCGTCGAACGCATCCGCGGACCCGCTACCTTTGGCGCCGCCGGATGACACCGCGAGGAAGTCGCCCGGGGCAACGGATGTGGCCCCGGTGACCTGGAACGACATCACGCCGCCGTGGGTGCTCTCCGTGTCGCCGATCGCGGCACTGTTGATATGCGCGGTGGTAAGCACGATCGCTTTGCCGGTGGCTGTGATCTCGATGTCCGACAGCTCCGGCCCGCCGGTGAGCGCGACAAAGCTGGTTGACGCTGTTGACACCGAGCCTGCCTCGTCGGCGGACAGGATGCCCTCCGCGAACACCGAGCGGGAGATGGCCTTACCCAGACTCGTGGTCATGAACGCGACCGCCTGCTCGGCCGCACCGGTTCCGGGGGTGATGATCCGGCCGCGTATCCACGCGGTGCCCAGCCCCAGCTCCCCCTTCTTGCCACCCGGGAACCACTTTTCGATCAGGACAACCTGGCCCGGCGCGTAGGTCAGCGCCTCCACACCCGAGGCCACCGGCACGTTCTCAAACCGTTGCCCGTCGATATCGATGATGTTCTCAAACGTGTCGGGATTCCACGCCACGATGGTGCCTTGGACCACCATCAGGTCTTCACCCGGTGGTGTGACCAGATGCCGGGCTAGCCGGCTCACGGCGCCACCACCCGGCCGGCGATGAACGGCGACCCCTCGATCCACCCGACCATCACCCGGTCACCGACCCGAAGGACCAGCGCCGTCACGGAGTCCACCACCGGACAGTTCCGCAAATTCTGTCCGTCCGGCAGCCGCACCACGTTGGCGAACGTGTCGCGGTCCCACTCCGCGAGCGTGCCCAATGCTGGCCTCATACATTCACGACCCTGACTCGGCTGTGCCTTTGCTCGCGGGTGGCGATCGGCATCGTTGCCCGCGTCACCAGCGGTATGGTCAACCGCTCCGCCACGTGCCGCTCCCTCGTGCCGTCCTTCAGCGTCACGCGGAACGGGTCGCCCGGGGTCAGCGCGGGGTTGGGCACCGCCGTGGCCTGCACCCGGTACGGCAGCCCGGAGCGGCGTAGCAGGATCGCCTCAGCAGCGGCGGCGAGCTGAACCCCGGTCGAGTCGGCTGGCACGGTCACGAACTCCGGCACCTCACCGAACCGGCCGCCGAACCTCGTGATCGACTGCGGCCCGTCGTCGATGGCGACCGCCCGAGCCGGTGCGAGTTCATCCCCGCCCTGCGAGCGCACCACCACCGCGTTGACGACATCGCTACGGGTCACTTCCCGCTGCGCCGTGGACAACACCCCACCCCGACCGGCCTTCACTTCCCAGATCGGCGTGGACGGGTCGGGTGCCGACCTGACCTGCAACAGCCCGGCGCCGTCCCAGAAGAGAACCTTCCCGCGCCCGTTGGCCAGCGTCCTGAGCGGCTCGTACCGTGACTGCTCCACGATCAGCAGCCGGCCGATCCGCTCAGACTCCAGATCATCGTCGAACTCGATCGCCGCCGTCGGGTACACGTCCCCCACCAGCGACGCGAACACATCCCCAAACGTCGCCGAGGCCCGGAACTGGCGCGGCGACAACAGCCGGCTATCAATGATGGACTTCATGCGGTCGTAGCCCACCAGCCGGATCTCGCTGTCGGGTGCGTCCGGTTGGCCGGCAGTCTCGATCCTGTAGTAGCCCAGCGGCACCCACAGGATCGTGCTGCCGATGTCGATGCCGCGTCGGACGAAAATCTCCGTCCTGTCCGGGATCAACACGTCGCCCTTGCGGCGGGGGAACAACCTGTGCCCCTGAACCGTGAGGTCCAGGGAGCCGCGAATGTCGGCGGTGCCGTCGAGGGTCACCGACCCGGTCACGATCTGGAGCTCCACTCCGCCGGCCGGGTCTGTGCCGGTGGTGAAGTCCGCGAGCGCCCGAGCCTCGAAGGTCGGGAAGTGGCTGCCGGCAACGATCGGCGCCAACTCCTGCACCGTCGCAGGAGCAACCGGCTGCGTCAGGTCGAACAGCCGCACCCCGGACAGGGTGCCGGTCGGCGACTCCTCATCCAGCAGGTAGGGGATCAACGGCTGCCCGAACTGCGCCATCGACACGATCGCGCCGACGTGGGTGATGCCGAGCAGGTCCAGGGTCGTGCCCGGTATCACCCCGGTCAGCCGGTAGCCCAGCGGCGGCGGGTCAATCTGCGTCACCCGCAACTCAAACGGGGTCACCCCCGCCGCACCTTCGGCGATCTTCGCCGCTACGGCGGTGTCCTGCACCGCAAGCGTGTCGTTGGCGATCACATAGTCCAGCGACTCTTCCGCCATGGCCACGTGCTGGGCGATGCGGTCCGCCTCCGGCTGTGCGTCGCCACCGAGGCCGGTCACCTCCACCAGCACCGCGCTCGCGTGCCGTAGCCCGCCGTGCTGCGACAGCCGGTCCTCCACCCCGGACGCGTCCCGGTCCGCCGTCGACCACGACTCGGAGGCCGCCCTGGTCTTCATGTCGGCGATCAGATCCTCAGCCTGCGTCGCCACATCGGCGTGCGCGGCCGGGTTGGCGGTCGGGGCGAAGGCCAGATCCCCGCCCTCGTTGAGGCTGAGCGTCGACTCGTGGTGGTCGACGATGACCGCCGGCCGCGCTAGGGTGATCACCGACGTGAGCGCCCGCACCTCCGGCTGTACCAGCGACATCCAGTCCCGGTTCAGGTCCACCCCGGCGCCGTTGCCCCGCGTGCCCGCCGCGAGCCCGTCCGGGTTGGCCGTCGGCACCACCAACACCCCACGCGCGGCGAGGAAGCTGGCGACGCCGGAGTCGACGATCGCCACCACCGTGGCGTTGCCCTGCGGCGTCCACGTGTTCCCCAGCGCATCGGCGAACGGGCTCGTGCCCGCTGCGGCCGAGGTGAAGTCGGGGTCGGCTGCCACACCCTCGTCGCCGGAGATCCGCACCCGGTAGATGTGCCCGTTGGCTGCGCTGGACCCGTCGCCGAGGGCGCCAACCGCCAGCGGCGCGGTCGAGGCGAACAGCCCCGGGGTGCCGAGCGTCCCGGACGCCTGCGAGCCAAGCACCGTCCACGGTCCGTCGACCGTCGGGCCGTGGAAGAAATCCACCGTCCAGTCGCCGCTGTCGGGGTCGATGTCGAGCAGCCAACGTAGGGTGATCCGCACCCCGTCACCCACCGGCACAGTAGCCCCGCTGCCGGCGGTCGAGAAGCCGCTGCCGTTGCTGGATATCAGCATCTGCACCTCATCGGTGCTGCTGACCCGGCACGCCCACGACCGCTGATTACCGGTCGTGATGTACTTCGATGCCAGGTAGGTTAACGCGGCCGGGGTCCAGTCCGTCAGTGCCGCATCGGCCCGCACGTCCAGGCGATGCAGGGCCTGCAACGCGGGCGCGTGCGGGGTGGTGACGTAGTCGCCGGTGCCGTCCAGTGCCAGCCGGCGGAACGAGGTCAGCTCGTACAGCCACCGCAGCAAACCCTCACGCGCGGCCGGTTCGTTGCCGTGCTGCGACCCGATCGACAGCAACGCCGCACGGGCGTCGGCGGCCGGTGGCGGATTGCCCACCCGCAGCAGCCGCACCGGCCGACCCTGCACACTGATGCCGATCTCATCCACGGCCACCAGACCGGTACCGGCCAACGTGTCCAGCAGCGCCGACTCCTCATCCAGAGAGAAGAACGGCATTACAGGTGACCCCAGAGTGTGGCGTGCGAACCCGACGCCCAGTTGTCATTGATGTTCGACGTTCGGATGTTGAACGTCACCGGCACCGCCGCAGCAGACGGATTCCACCTGCCGCCGGTTTTCCACACGTGGTTGTTGGCTGAGGTAGCGCCCCGGTGAATCCACCCGTTTCCGTGCCACACCAAACTGGACGTGACACCGAGGGTGATCGGCACGAAAGTGACTTCGGCGATCGAGGTCACCAGCGCCCCGACGTAGCCTGCCCGGGGCAGGCTACCGGCCAGCTCAGCCTCGGTGGTGCCCGCACTACCGTCCGATGTGGTCCACGTCACGCCGTTGTAGCGGTAGTTGTCGCCACTGTCCCCGTTGATCCTGACCACCAGCGGACGCGGCTGCGTCCCGCCACCGTCAGCACCAGCCAACACGCTGAGGGTGTAGCGCCAGAACAGCCCTTGCACCGCCCCGGGCACCGTCAACGCGGTGCCGCCCGAGGTGGCCTGCCCCGACAGCTCCTGATGATCCAGCAGCAGCACCCGCGCCTGTAGCGTGTCCACGGCATCCTGCACATCGGCTACGTCGGAGTCGACGCGCTCGATCTCGTCGGCGATCTGCTCCGGCGTGATAGTCGAGCCTGAGTCGCCCCCGTCGCGCAGCGAATGACCCGGCTGCTCGCCGTTCGCCTCATACCAGAAGCCGTACTTCGGTTCCTGCGGCACCGAGTCACCCCACTCTCTGCTAGCATTCGTGGCCTTGGGCTACCTGCCGGCGCCCGGGAGTTGAGCACCCGGTGCGGGACCGGTGGGCATGCCCCGGCCAGGAACAGGCGGATGCCCGGCGCTGTCGCTCGCGGCGCCCCTGGTCGGGGTGACTCAGATCGCCACCAAGTCGTCGGGGTCGCCAACCGTCGCCAGCAGAGACGCCCACGTCGGATGCGCCGCCAGCAGCGCCGTCCACGACCCGTAGAGGCGTTCCACCGTCCCCCACGTCAGCGTTGATCCCACGATCTGCGGCGGCGGTGGATTGGCCACAGTGCACGGCAGGGTGAACACCCACCGCTCCCGGTCGTTGGCCCGCGCCTGTTCGGTGGTGTGGATGTGCACATACCCGCCCGGCACCTGCGGCTTATCCGCCGGCACATGGATAAACATGGTCTGGCCGGCGCCGGCTACAGCCAGCACCAGATCCAGCGCCGCCGCCTCCGCCTCGTCAGCAACCTGCACCGCGATCGAGAACCGGCGCGACCCCGCACGCTCACCAAGGGAGGTAGGCGCTGACCGGCCGGCGATCTCCACCAACGCACCCCGGTCCGGTCGCCGCAGGTCCCCACCCCGGTCGAGGATGCGGAACAGCGGCCGGTTGAGGAACGGATACCGGGGCGACTTCAGCCACACCCGGCCGGCCAGGCTGGCCGTGATGGAGGTGGTGAACTGCTGCTGCTGCACGTCGGAGGCGTCGAAGGACGTGACCCGGTAGTGCGTCGGCACATCCGGGAAAAACTCGGCGTCTTTCAGCTCCGCCTCCTGCGAAGCCACCGGCAACGCCTCCCCGCCCCGCACCACGCCTTGAGCCCACAGCGCGTCGGTAGCCGCCGCATTCAGACTGCGCTCCACGACCGCGTAGGTCGCCGAGGCGCCGAGCGAGTCGGCTGTCAACTCCACACGCGACAGGGTGTTGTCGTACACCGCGCTGAGACTCACCGGGCCGCCCCCGTCCCCTGTGTCACCATGCGGTCAAGGTCGGCGTCATGCCGCTCAACCACCTGACTCACCACACCACTGACGACACCCAGGAACTCACCTGTCGACAGCCGCAGGTCGCCGGTCAGATGCCAGCTACCGCCGCCACCACCTGCCACCTCGCCGCCGCGCTGGAACCCGGACACACCCACCGGCCCGCCGGTGGCGAACCGGGTAGCGCCCGCGAGCACCGCCGCCCGCAGCGCCTCCACCGCCTGATGACCCCCGGCCGCGTCGACCTCCCGCGCCGTCCACACATGCTCGCCCCGGGTCAGCAGCGCCGGAACCCGGTCAACCCCGTGCTGCCCCCAGTCGATCGGGCCGCCGTGCTGCTGGCCCGGGATACGCACCCCGTCGACCGGCGCGAAGCCGCGCGTCTCAAACGAAATCGTGACCGTGCGGTCGATAGCGGCCAGCCGCTGCCGTACTAGCTCGATCCTGGCGAGGGTGTTGTCGACACCGTTGGCGATCAACCTTGCGGCGTAGTCACCCTCGTAGTCCTCGCCAGCCTCAGCGGCACCCCGCATCGCCTCCTCAACGGCGTCGATCTGCTCCTCGGTCAGGTTCGCGGCCTCCAGGGTGGCGCGGAACGCGGGAGTAAGCTCACCACCGAACGCCCCGGCGGCCTCACCGACGGCACCCTGTAGCCCGAGCGACGCTTCCGCCAGCGCGATCGACGCCGCCTCCACATCGGACTGGCTGGATTCGGAGTCGTCCAGCACCTCGTTGTAGTGCGCCTGAGCCTCGTCAAGTTCCTGCAACGCCTTGAACAGCGCGAAAATCGGGTCGACCTGGGCGCGTAGCGCGTCGTGCTGCTCCCGCAGCGCCTCCGTGGCCCGGGTGACCTCCTGGGCGAACCCACCCTGCTCCTCGGCGGCATCGTCGGTGGCGACCTTGTGCCGCTCCAGCTGCCTGGCGTACTCCGGGAACAGCGCCAGCAGATCCTCATGCGAAATGCCGGCCGCCTCAGCCATCTCACCGAGCTGGATAAACGCGGCAGCGGCAGCCTCGACATCGCCGGCGGCGACCATGTCCCCCAGCGCCTGATCAACAGACGAGAACCGGTCGGCGAACTCGGCCAGCACCTCGCTGGTTTCCCGGATGCGGGGGGTTTCCTCCTGCCACGGCGGGGCAGGCATCCAATCCGGGGGGATGTCAGCCAGCCGACGTTGGATCTCCTCGAAGGCGTTCAGGTCGTCGTGTGCGTTGCCGAGTTCGGCAGCGAAATCGCGGAACGCCCCTTCGGCCTGCTTCAGGTCACCGGCGAGTTCCCCGGTGCGGCCAAGCCGCTCCAGATCCTCCGCCGTCTCGGCGATGGTGGAACGCCACACCCGCAGGTTGGACTCGTTCTCCCCGAAGATCATGCCGAGGGTTTCGACAGCGGCGCCGAGAGTCGCAACCGCCGCGAGGGCCACCCCGACGGGGCCGCCGAACCGCAGCGCGATCGCGAACCCGGCCACCGCCAGGGTGGCCTGCTGCACCGGACCCGGCAGCAGCATGAACACATCCAGCAGGATGTCGAGAACTTCGACCAGCGGCGACACCAGCGCCGTCAGCTCGCCGACGCCGGAGCTGAGCGCAACCGCCAGAGTCTCGGCCAGTTGCAGCAGGTTCGGTACCAGCGGCGCCACCGCCTCCAGCAGGTCCACAAGCACCTGCCGAAGTTCCGGCGACGCCACAGCCGCGGCGGCGAGAGCGGCACCGAGTGGGGAGATCACCCCGGCGAGGGAGCCGAGACCCACCGCAGACAGAGCCGCCGACGACCCGGCAGCGGTCAGCGCCGCACCCATACCAGCCAGCACCGGCGCCGCCCGCTGCATCCGGTCCAGCAACTGCTCCAGGTCGATCTCGTCGATAGCCGCCGCCAGTTGCAGCAGCCGATCGGCGACCGCGGCAAAGGTAGGGTCTGCCGACGACCGGAAGATCCCGACCAGCGCCTCAACCTGACGCTGCAGCGCGTACAGCACCTCGGCCAGGTTCTGCGCCCACACCACAGCGGCGCCGCCGCCCAGCGGATCAATGAACGGCGACACCGCCACCGAGCCGATGTCCCGCAGCGCGGCGGTCACCAGCCCGGCGGCCCCGACCCACGTGTTGGAGATCAACGCGGCTGCCCCGGCGAACCGGCTCTCCATCGCATTGACCAGCAGGTCGATGGCCTCCCGGCCGTCGAGGGCGCCGGAGCTGATCGACTCCCGGATCTCGTTTTCGGTCTTACCCATCGCGGCGCCGATGAGCTGCGCGGCGTTGATACCCCGCCTGCCCAGCTCGTTGAGGTTGCCGGCGGTGATCTGGCTGGTCGACTGCATTTCGGCCAGGATCGACACGACCTCGCGGAAAGTCTGGGCTGATCCGCCGGTGGCCGCGACCGCCTGCTGCACCGCATCCAGGGTCGGAATGACCGACTCGGCGGCGAACCCGAAGGCGAGCAGCTGCTGCTGGCCTTCGATGAAAACTTCACGTGGGAACAGTGCGGTCCGCACGAACTCCCGCAGCTTGTTCATCTGGTCTGTGGCCGCTTCGGCGCCACCCATTAGGGTGGTCAGGGCCGCCCTAGTGTTCTGTTCCAGGCTGTTGTAGGAGATGCCGGTGGCGACGGTGGCTGCGGCCAGCGCGACCATGCCACCGACGGCCACGGTGGTGACAGCGGCCATGGTGCGGCCGACCCCACGTGCCGCCTCACCCAGCCGTTGCATGGCGGTCCGCTCGCTGCCAGCCTTCGCCGCCGCCTCACCGACCGCCCCGGTCGCCTGGGCCGCCTGGCCCATGTCCCGCCGGAACTGATCAACTTCGGCGCGGAGCCGAACAGTCACACTGCGATCCGCCAAAGGGGTCACCCCCTTGGCCTCAGGTCGTCAACCGGTCACAATCGGGCGCATGGACTCGACGGACACCACATCGACCGGAACCGGCCTACGGCGACACCACCGCGCCAACCCGTGGCTGGTGTGGATGGGCTGCATAGCCGGGCTGCCGCTGTTCGTCGGCGTCCTGCTGCTCCTCACCCGAGACGTGGCGGTCGGCGTCGGGCTGCTCGCCACCGGCGGGGTGATCGCGCCGCTGTGGCTTGCCGCCGGGGCCATCTGCTGGCAGATCCAGCGGCGCTAGTTCGGGATCTGCCAGGGTTTCAGCTCGACCTCCAGCGGCCGGGTATCCACCACCCACCGCTTCCGCTCCGGATGATGCTTGCGGTCACCGTCAGCGGCCCGCTCCAACGCGGCACAGCCGTTGCACATCGCTTCACGATGCTCATACCAGCCGTCCGAGTCGGGATTCCAGCTCTCGTGCTTGGGCTGCCCGCAGCCGGAGCAGCGCAGCTGGTCGGCTATCACCAAAGCGACCGCCAACACCCGATCGGCGTGACTCCACTCGCCCGGGTCGGTGCCGCGCAGGATCACCCGAGGTGGCACCTTCCACTCACGGGCGGTGCGCACCGCCACCTCTACATGCGTCCACCGCGCATGGAGGAGGAGCTGTGCGACAAAGGGGCCGACACAGCCGGCGCCTTGCTGATCACCTCCGTGAACACGCGGTTGAGGTCCAGCAGGGCGGCGTCGCCGCACCTGTCGCCGATCGCCCTCAGCTTCGCCGGTGGGAACCCGTCCTCACCGAGTTCGATGATCCGGCCGTCGGCGGTCTCCACCTTCACGATCGCGTCGGCCACGAGGTGCAGCCAGGTATCCGACACGCCGACGCCCTGCTTCTTCAGCCGATCGTTGATCTTCTTCCGGCGGGCCTCGGTCCGGTCCTGCACGTGCACGAACAGGCAAGATTCCCAAACTTCTTGGTAGACGCCGTCGATCTCGTCCTGGATTTCCTCTGGGCCGCGGTCACCTACGCCGCGCTGCTCAGCGGGGATCTTCCTTGCCAGCTCCAGCTCATGCACCAGCCGGTCCCGCTTGGCCAGAAGATCTCCCTTCTGGATGATCTTCGCTATGCCGGTGATGCCGGTGGTGCCGTCGATCCACTGATCCAGGTCGAAGTCGGCCAGCTTCACCTCAGCCTGGCCGTTGTCCGGTGCGGTCACAGTTACCTCCCAGGTGTTGCCAGGTGTGAGATAGCTGCCGCGCCGGATGACACCTGGTAGAACATCCGGCGCGGCAGGTACGTGGGTCAGGACTCGGCGCCGCCGATGATGGCGCGCACGTCGAAGTTGCCCTGCTGGTGCAGCGGGATCGTGGCCTTCAGGTAGCCCTGCCCGGTGCCGCCCTGAACCTGCGGCGTGTCCGACATGAACTTGTAGGTTTCGATCTGCTGACCGTCCGCCAACGCGGTCGCGTGCGGGAGAGCCAGCCGTCGCACGAACCAACCCAGATGCCCCCACACGAACGTCGCCAGCGCGTCGTCCATCGTGAACTCCTGCGTCTCGTCGTCGAAGTCCCGGAACAGGACCAGGTCGCCCATGTAGTTCTGGATCGTCGGCGTCACCACGTTGGCGGTCTCGCACACCGCCCGCTCGTTGGTGGTGTCGGACGTGTCCGCCCGCACCTCGTACGTGGTCACCATCAGGCAGGTGAGATCCAACACGCCGGCGGCGTTCAGCTCCGCCAGCTGCGGCGCCGACTTGTCGGCGATGCCGGCCTCACCCGGCACCCACAGCAGCTTCGTCACACCCAGGTCGACTTTTCGGGCCATCGGTCACTCCATCTCATGCGGTGGCCCGGAGGCCAAACTGGTTACGGGACAGCCCAGGTGTCGACGCCGCACCACCCGAAGGCGCGGGAAGTTGTTGGCAGGGTTCAGGATTCGGCGGGTTCGGCGATGCGCTCGGCCAACAGGCGGAACTGGTCGACGGCGAACACGGTCGGCCGCTCCAGCACCAGCTCATCCGGCCTCGGCAGCTGGCTGAACGTGTGCTCGATCAGGCCGGGCGACCAACCGGCCGCGACGGGCCGGGCGTCGACCAGGGCGTCCTTGACCCGCCCGGCGAGCCAGCCCGCCATCTGCCGATCCGGCGCCACACAGGTGGTCTGCCACCGGTGCGTCACCGACGTGGACTGGTGCGCCACCGACTCGGCGTCGTCGCGGGTGCCGTCGTCGATGTACACCGCCACGTAGCGGCGGGGCGGGGTCGGGGGCACGATCCCGTCGAACACCACCAGATCGTCCTGGTTCGGCACGCTGGCGTTGTGGCTGTCCCACAGGTAGGCGCCCGGCAGCGCGGCCACGATCATCACCAGGATCGTGTCGGGCATGCTAGCCACCGGCGAGGCTCCGTCCGGCAGCCGCCAGAGCCTGAGCCACAAACCGTGGCTCCTCCTCGTCCAACGCCGGGAACATGTGCGGGATCGGGGCGGTGTTGCTGGAGCCGACCTCGACACCACGGCCCATGCCGCCCTGCGGCTTGTCGACTTCCGGGCCGATGTCGGCCTGCACCCAGTCGTTGCCGCGCTCCATCTCGTAGGTGATGGCGCGGCCGTAGTGCGGCAGGTAGACGCCGGTGATCGCCGACCGCAGCAGCTCCTGGGCACCTCGGCGCACGTTGAGCGCACCCTTTTCCACTACCGGCTCCACCTCGGCCATCAGCCGGTCGGGTGCCCCGATCAGATCGGCTGCCAGGGTCACCAGTTCGGAGCCGTCCACCTCGTAGCGCACAATGACCCCCTAGGCGGTGACTTCGTCGATCAGCAGCCGCTGCGCCGTGGCGAGGCTCTTGTGGTGCAGCCCCGAAACGCGGTAGGTGCGACCCACCAGCTGCGGCCCCTCCGCGCTGGTCACGATCTCCACCCGGTCATCGACCTGGAACGGGCCGGCGCCGATCGGCACGTGCAGGTGGTACCGCTGCACCGTGAAGACATGCTGGCCGGACTCCGGCTTGGACTCGTGCGGCTCGAACGTCTGCACCTTGCACCTGCCCTTGAACGGCGACAGGTCGGGGCCGTAGACGACCTGAACCGCAGCGGCCGGGCGCAGGCCGGTCTCCGGGTTCATCGGCCCGATGTCGCCGACGCTGCGGCGCACGATGCAACTGTCGATCATCAGCGACTCGGCCCAGCGCCGCCCGGCACGGATCGCTCCAATGGCCGGCATCCTCAGCCCCCGGTCCGGACGAGCCCGGCGCGGCGGCCGTACTGGCGACTCAACGCCTCGTGAAGATATTCGCTAGCTTCCATCGCGGCGGCAAACTTGCCGTAGGAGGCGCTGTAGTCGTCGATGCGCACGGCGATCGCCCCCTCCGGGTTGCCGTACACGCCACGGATCAGGGACAGTACCGCCGAGCGGCCAAGCTGGATACCCTGCTCCTGCGACGTGTAGCCGTGGCTATAGACCACCTCCACCATCGACGGTTCCCACCGGTGCCGCTGCCAGCCGCACGCCCGCCACAGCCGAGCACCGAACCGCCTATAGCCGCTGCCCTCGGCCAGCTGGTCCCCGTCGAGCGCCACCGAGGTCACCGACCGGGCCGGGTATTGCGGCAGCTGCAGCCAGGACTCGATCCCGCCCAGGATCTGGTACGTGGCGTCCTCGACCAGCAGGATCCGCTGCGGCGGCCGGCCGGTGGCCTCCTGCACAACAGCGGTGGCGGCCTCGACCAGCAGGATCGCCTTGTTCAGGTCGAAGTCGTCGCCCAACTCCAGCAGCCTGCCGATGTCCAGCGGGTCCGCCAGCCGGTCAGCCATCGCAGCGGCCTAGCCTGCGACCTTGGTCAGGGTGGAGACCAGCGTGGAGCGTGGCTTGTCGCGGGCCTGTTCCGCGTCCAGCGCCCGCCGCGCCCGGTCGGGGTCGTCGCCGACCCAGCCCAGGATTTCCTTGGCGCCGCCGGCGGGAACCTCCGACCCGTCGGCCAGGTCCTTCGGCGCCGGGTCGTCCGCGGCGGAATCGTCGCCGCCTTCGTCGCTGCCGTCGGCCGGGTCATCCTCCGGATCACCCAAGTCGGCACCCGTCGGCTGCGGCTCCCGCGCTCCCTCGGCAGGGGCAGATTCGGCCAGCCCTCCGGCCGGCTCTACCGTCTCCGGCGCGGCGACGACGCCGAGATCCCGATACTGGGACTTCAACAGCTCGGCGATCGCATCCGGGTTACGGGTCACCACCACCCCATCACGGAACCGGACACGCGCACGGGGCACCTGCAGCTGGGGATACTTCGGGCTGAAAAACTTCATCGCAGGTCCGTTCCATACACGTCGGGGCCGAGGAATCGGCCGGGTCGACTTCTCCAGATCCAGCAGGAATTCGGCGTGCAACTTGCCGCCGTGGCCACGCACAGCAGTAGGTAGCACCTGCTCTGCGAACTCGATCTCTTGATCGGTCATGCCGTGCTCGGCCGCCGCCTGCACCTGTTCGGCCAGTTCCTCGGGCCGGTCAGCGTGCCAGCCGATCCGCTCCCGGTAGACCCTGGCCTCCTGCGTGGTGCCGCCCGCGCGGGTCAGGTTCCGCTCACCGACCAGCCACCGGGGCAGCGCCACGGGAATGCCGCAGCACCACGCTTCGTAGATGGTCGATCCGCCGTCCGCTATGCACACATCGGCGCCCACGTACTGCGGCAGCGTCGCCCGACGACCCTTGGAGTGGCGCGGATGCGGCGCCTCCACAATGAGGAACCGGTCCGGGTCGAGCAGAGCCAGCAGATCGTCGCGGTGCCACCAGCTGGTCGCCTTCGCCCCGGGCGCGTTGGGGTTGCCGTCGCGATGCCGCTCAGACCCGCCGCCGTGCGTCGGCGCCCACAGCACCCGGATGCGGCCGTCCCGCTCCGGCCACGGCGACTCAATCCGACCGTTGTGGATCGGGTCCAGCTTCGGGTAGCCGAGCTGATGCACCCGCTCCTTCGGCACCCGGGACCGCAGCACTTCCTCATACAGACTCGGCCCAGGCACGGTCACGTGGGAGAAAGCCAGCGCCCGGGCGCCGTTTCGGTAGCCTTTCGAAGCGATCCCGTGTGAGATCAGAACCGACGCCCGCTCACCCCGCCACGAATCTTCCCGGTAGGTGGCACGGTGGTTCATATAGACATTGACGTACGGCCCGGGAATCGGGTGACGCCGGATCTGCGCCAGCTCACCCGGGAGGGCGGCGAGGATTGGCCCCAGATACCTGTCCGCCTGCCCGCCTGCGATCAGCTGGTCGCGCCGGTCGTCCCACGACGTTTCATTGGCCAGTAGGTGGATGGGGGTCACCGCAACTCCGTGTCTATCCGGCGCCGTAGCCGCCTGGCCTCGGCGGCAACCTGGGCAGCAACAGCGGGTGGTACCGCTTGGCGCAGCAGCTTCGCGGCGGCATCGGCGGTGGGCTGTTGCCGCATCGCCCGCCACAGTCGCCGCTGCCTACGGCGCACCTTGCGGCGGTAGGCGGTGCCCTGCCCGTAAACGGAGGAGGTCAGCAACGACCCGGACCGCTCAACCCGGTGATACGACGGGTCATCGACCACTGTCACGTTGCCGTGGATCCATGCGGCGGTCGTCATGATCTGGTCCCACGCCACCCGCTGCCCGGGATGGCACCACCGGCGAGCGTGCCCGGTGCGCCACAGCGACGACAGGTGGCCGGTCACCCGGATTCCCGGCACTGTGCCGGGCGGTCGCACCGGCCGGACCGTGGCCTGGGCGCCGCGGTGGTTGGCCCACGGCGTGACCACGATGTCCGTCTGCTCGTCGACGACGGCCAGCAACGCGGCCAGCCGGTGCGGCTCGATCCAGTCGTCGGCGTCGACCGGCATCCACCACCGGTACGGGTTGGCGGTCAGGGCAACAGAATCCGTGAAGTAGCGGCCCCGGTTGGCGGTCAGGTCGTGGCGGATCAGCCTGGGGTCGTCGATGTCGGCCAGCGTGCGCCACGGCGGGGTGGTGGTGTCGCCGTCGTTGAGCACCACCAATACGAAGTCGCGGTAGGTCTGTGTGAGGATCGAGTCGACCGCGCGGCGGATCGTCCCGGGCGATCGCCAGTAGGGGATGGAGATCAGGACCTCAGCCACGCCGCCCCCATCCTGCGGTCCCACTCCGGCACGTGTCGGGTTCGGCCCCACGTCGGCACCGGGGTCTGCTCCGCGAACAGAAGCCCCTGACTGTCCTCGTAGAAGTCCACACGCATGTATGCCGTGCCGACGGCGGCGAGGTAGCGGCGGGCCGCGGCGATCATCGCCTCGCCGTTCACGGGCCGGGGCAAGCTGGTATCAACGGCGGCCTTCGTGCGGGCCCACGGATGCACCTGCCGCCACAGGTCGCGGGGGTCCCAGGCGTTGACCCGTTTGTCCCCGCCCACAACGGCGGGGTTGTGCCCGGCGGTCACCAACTCCACCCCGCGCCGGAAGGTGTGCAGCCGGTACGAGATCGGTGGCGAGCCGTCGGGGGTAGCCGATGCCTCGACGAACCAGGGCCCGTGGATCTGGTCGTGCACGCGTCGCCGCTCGTTGCCGTCCGCCGCCTGCCGGGCCAGGTCCAGCACCTCGGGCCAGGTGCGCACCGTCCCGTCGGGCAGGGCGTAGCCGCCCACGACCGGGCGCAGCAGCAGCACCGCCCGCCCAGTCGAGCCCGCGTCCGGCTTGAGCACCGCCGAGCGGCCCGGGTCTGGCGGGTCTAGGCGGGCGAGGAAGCTAGGGCCGGACAACAGCGTCGGGACCCGGATACCCAGCCGTCCGGCGAGCGCCCTGCCGGCGAGCTTGCGGTCATGGGTCCAGGCGGGATGGTCAGCGGGCCACCTACGGGCCTGCCGCAGCAACCGATCGAACGACGGTGCGCTCACCGGTAGCCGTACTCCTGCGCCATCGAGATCAGGCCGGGGATGTGTTCCACCTGCTGCCACGTCAACTCCGGCCCGGCCGCCGGACGGCTACCCACCGGCGGTGGCAGAGCCACAGGCTGACCCACCCGGCCAGTGACGGTCACCAACCGGGACACCGTGTCCGGGGTGATGTCCTCCAGCCGCAGCAGCTCAGCAGCACCCGCGACGAGCCGGTTCCACGCCACCCAGTGCAGCGCCGCCCGCTCCAGCTCCGTGCGGCCCTCGCGGACCTCCGGCACCTGCCGGTACATCCACGCCGCCAGCTTCGGATAGGTGGGACGGTCCGCGAACAACCCACCGGACATCCGGGAGCGGATGACCGCCAACGGATGCCTGACCAGATGCACCACGTACGCGTCGGGAACCGGCGTGTACGGCGCGGCCGGCCAGGATGCTTCCGCCAGCCAGTTCCCGTCACCGTGGCGGCGACGGGTCCAATGCCGCTCGTGCGTGCACGGCAACCCTGCCTGTGTGAGCGCGGCGGCGATCCACTGCGTACCGCAGCGCCCAGTACCGGTGACCAGCAGCAGCCTCACAGGGTCCGCCGCACGATGAGCACGCCCCGCCGCTGTGGTCGCCGCTGCCACCGGATCAGCTGGCCGGGCCAGTCCCAGCCGGCGGCGTCTAGGACCCGCCGGGCGCCCTCGACCACGCCGTAGGTGGGCCGGGCGGCGTCGTGCAGCACCACCACCGCGCTTGGCGACAGATGCGGCAGCCACGCCCGCAGATCCGCCTCCACCTCGGCGGAGCCGTGGCCGGCGTCGTGCCACAGCAGCCCAACCGGCGGCCCCGCCCACTGCTGCGCTGCCGAGGTGGCCAACTCACGCCGTACGGTCAGCACCGCGTCAGTGGCGCCGATCGCAGCCATGTGCGCCTGGAATTCGGCCTCGGCACCCGCAGCGGCGCGGACCCGACCCGTGTAGGCACCACTGCGGGTGCCCCACGGATCCACCGTGGTGACGTGCGCCCCGTGGCCGTCCTGAGCACCCAGCAGCAGCCAACCAGTAGACCGCCCTTGATAGGCGCCCAACTCCACGACTGCTTGATCGGCTGGAACTTCGGCCGCCAGCCGTCGAAGCAGTTGGCACGCCCCGAGTTCCACCTTGCCGGGGGCACGGTGACCCGGACGCCAGTCAGTGACGACCGACTCCCGGATCACCGCGCCCTCAACCACGGTCAGGACTCCTCGCCGTCAGCCAGGCCGGTGATCTTCCCGTGGGTCTTCTCGTTGCCGTACTTCAGCCCGATCTCGCCGTAGATCTGCCGGGTGTCGGAAGCGCCCACCTTCGCCAGCGGCTCCTCGAACAGGAACCCCTTGCCGGGGATCTCCAGGAACACCGGTGCGCACTGCTCCAGGCTGACCACCTGAAGCGCATCGGTCGGCATGTGCCGGTTCAACATGACGTTCAGGTCACCGAAGTCGGTGCTGATGGTCATGACCCGAACCCCGGCCACGGTACGGGACTGCTCCTGGTAGTTCTTGTCCGTGATGAAAATCTTCGTCAGGGCACGCTTCTGGTGCCCGTTGACCATCACCGCGGCGGTGTCGGCCATGGAGATGCCGCCGTTTTCCCACACGGACTGGAGCAGGTCCAGCACCATGGCTTCGGTGAGTGCCCCACCCCCAGCGGCGACCACATTGGTGACGGTCGCCTCCAGGATGCCGCGGGTGCGGCGCGGCTCACCGTTGGTGGACGGGTTGTTGTGGGTGCCGGAGATGAAGCTGCGCTCCACGTCGCGGGCGATCTGCACCAGGTGCTGCTGCAGCTGCCACGCCGTCTCATCCCCAACCGGGTTCACACCCGAGATCCCGACCGATCCCGGGTGGTTGGAGCCGGTGGAGTTGTACTGGCCGGTCGCGGCCTGCTTGGTGTAGGAGATCTCCACGAACTCCTGGTGGATCTCCACCACGTTCGCCACGTTGAACCGGACCCGCGCCTCCTTGTCGCCGCTCTGCGCCGCATAGCCCTCGACCCGCTGCCGGGTCGCGGAGGCGTCACGCAGGTCGAAACCCTGCCACTGGAACAGCGTCGAATCGGTCCGCTCCCCGCCAGTCAGGCCACCGATCGCCGAAAGGAACGGCGTGTCGGTCGGGGTGACTGCAAACAGAGCCCCCACAAAGTTCGGAAGGTTGAAAGTGGTTCCCTGCCCGGTAATACCCGCCATGGGGTTCTACCTCCTCATCTGTCGGGCACAGCCGGGCCGGCCTGCCCTCGGTTTACTTGGGTTGCGCCTGGGCGGCGCGTTGCCGCTCTAGCGCGATGTGCGTCTTGATGTCGCCCTTGGCCAGGGCTTCCTGGATCTGGGCGTTGATGTCGACGGGGCCGCGTGCCCCCTGCGACGGGTCCGGCTTCGGTACTTGCGATGCGGGTGGGGCAGGCTGCCCGTTAGGCGCCGGCTCAGCCGGTTCAGGGGCAACCGCAGGCGCCTTGGGGAACAGCGCCAGCAACGCCTCGGCGTCGGCCGCCAGATCCTCGCGGGTCTTGCCGACCAGCCGTGCCGCCTGCTCCCGGGTAAGGCCCTTCTCTGCCGCGACTTCGGCCCGGAACCGTTCCATGCGTTCGGTTTCGGCGGTCAGCCGCAGCTGAGCCATCTCTTCCTGGAGCCGTTCGGTGTCGGACTTCTCCTCTTCGGGGACAGCGGCCTTGCGGATCTGGGCGAAGATCTCCGCCGCTGGCTGCAACGCCTCCAGCTGCTTCTTGAGATCCGCCATCTGCTGCTCGGTTTCCTTGCGGCGTTCCCGTTCGGCCGCGAGTGCCTTCTTGCCGCCCTCGCCGAGGGGTTCGTCAGCTAGCTTCGGCTCAGGCTCCGGCTGGCCCGTCGCGGGCTGGCCGGATGGCACGAACCCGGGCGGGGTTGGCGGAGCTGGAGCGGGCGGTGGGGTTGGCGTCGGCTCCGGTGTGGGTGCCGGCTGGTTGGTGGGTTCAGGTTGCGGTGTGGTGCCGTCGCCTCCCATGACCGGCCAGATCGGTCGGCCGTCGCGGCGCAACCCGATCGCGTGCATTCTGGTTCGTGGATGGACAGGGAGCCGGGTCATCGCGACCCTCCCTTGAAGGTTGCGCAGGGCGGCGTCGCGCCACCTGCTTGGTTGGTGTTTGACGGGCTGGGCATCGCGCCCAAGCGATCCCCGTAACCGGGGGAGTTCAGGTGATGTAGCCGAAGCGGCGCAGCAGACGGATAGCGGCGTCGCGTCCGGTGGCGTCGGCCAGGATCTGCTCAGGCATCAAACGGGGGATGTTGACCCGCTGCCGGATCACCTGCCGCTCAACGGGACCGCTGCGGGAGGTCCGGGTAACCGTTTCCGCCTGGATACCCTGCAAGCGGGCACCCTCGGCGATGAGCCGGCTGCCGGCCACTCCCCGGCGGGTGATGCCCTCCAAGGTGTGCTGAATCTCCCGCCCGAAAACGACCGAGGACTGCATGCCGCGACGGGCGTTGACGACTTGGCTCATGTCGGCGCCGAGGCGGATCGCCTCCGCACCGCTGGTGGTGAAGATCCGGTCCTGCTCCTCCGGGGACAGGGAGTCGAAGTAGGCACGCGGGTCCGTAAACAGGTCCCCGGCGCGGTCCTCAGCGGAGGGAATCCCCACACAGTTGCAGGACGGGTGGCGAAGAAACCCGGCGTCCCACCGGTACCAGCGGCCAGCCAGGATCGCACACCGGGCGCAGGCGCCAGGGCTGACCATCCGCACATACCCCTGCGCGGCCGGTCGTACGGCTGTCGCCAACTCGTCGGCTACCCGGCCCGCGTCGGCTATCTGCGTCCGGACGATCATGTCCAGGGTCGCGTAGCCGCCGGCGAGCGCCCGAGCCTCCTGCATACCGGCGCCCAGGGCCGCCAGCGTGGTGAACATGGGCTGCATCAGCAGCGTGTCCAGCGGCCGGCCGTCGGAGGCGATCCCGGCCAGGGCGCGGGCGTTGACCGCACCCACCGCAGTCGGGTCCAGTCCCTGTTCGGCCAGCACCCGGTCGAGGTAGAGGGCGGACGAGGCGGCGGACAACAGCTGCGCCCCCGCCACCGCCAGCAGCATCCGGGGTAGTTGCGCCAGCCACGTCGCGTTGACCGCGGCCGGGTTGACCCGCTGCCACGCCCGCCGCGCCTCCTGACGCACGTTCCCGATGACCCGGTCGCGGGTGGCCGCATGCCGCCGGGCCACAGCCAGCGCCGGCATGCTCTACCCGACCGGGACAGGCACAGGCTCGGGCTCCTCCGCCAGTGCGCCGACATCCGCTAGGTCCGGCGCCCGGCCGCCCGCAGCAAGTTTGCGGGCGATCTCAGCCAACGGATCGTCCAGCGCCGACTGCTGATCCTCGGCCTCCATCCGGCCGATCTGCACATCGGTGTAGCCCAGATCCTCCCGGGCCTGACGCAAGGTGATGATCGGACGCGGCGTGGTGGAGAACAGCTTCACGGTGGCGTCGGCCTTCTGCGCCACCGTCGGGGTGGAGGCGTCGCGCCAGCTGACCTCCAGCCGCTTCAGCCGCACGTCCCACTCGCCGGTCTGGAAGCGGCGCACCAGCCGCATCGTGCGTTCCCACGATCCGCCGAAGTTGCGCTGCTTGCGTTCGGCCCGCTTCACCAGTCTGGATTCGGCCGACCGGATCGCGTCCGCGCTGGCCGGGTTGTCGGTGGTGAAGCCCAGATAGTGCGGCGGCAAGCCGGCGACCGCGGCGGTCACCCGCGCCAAGGTGTTGATCGACTCGTGGAAGTTGCTCAACGACGCGGCCGGGAACTGGAACTCCTTGCCGTCCTTGTTCTTTAGTGTGAACAGCCGGCCCATGATGGCCTGCAACGCGGTGAGCTTGTTACCCATCTCGTCTTCGAGATCACCCGGTCCGATACCGAAGAAGCCGCGCAGCGGCAGAGCCTGAAACTCGGCCCCCAGCATCATGTCCGTGGCGAGCTTGTTCGCCGCATCCGACAGGGGGATGATCGGCGCCAGCTCGCTGGTGCCGTACCGCGGCTGCGTCACCCCGTGGGCGACACGCTGACCCGCGCGCAGCCGGGGCCGATTCAGCAGCGGTACTACCGGCACCTCGCCGAGGCCATGCTCATCTCGGTCGACCTCTTTCCAGCCGCCCTGCCACTCGTAGTAGCTGGTGCGGTCGGGCAGGTACAGGGTGGCGTACCGGTGCGTCATGGTCGTGAACGACTCGACCTCGGCGACCCGCCGCAGCGCCGCCCGCACCCGCCGGGTCCGCGGGTCGATCTCGGCGAAAATCTCCAGCGGAGACTCCACGGTCACCCGCGGCGTGGCAGCGTCGTCCTCGTTGGTACCGACACAGACCGCAGCCCGACCCATCGTCAGCGTGTCGACATGCCCCTGCTCGCTCTGCTCGTCGAGGTCGTTGTCCTGCCACACCCGCCACAGGTCCTTGTCGCCCTCGACCTCATCCGGCAGCCGGAAACCCTCCACGTCGAGGCGTTCCTCCACCGTGTCGACCACCAGCTGCGGCCAGCCGATGATCACCGGTGCGATGCGGTCGCCCACCTCCCGCAGAATCTCGGGATGCATGTACGTGAGCGGCTGCTGACCCTCGTAGTACCGGTCATAGGCTTCCAGCCGGGGAATCTCGGCGTCGTGCATGCGGGCCAGCCGGTTCACCCAGCCGGCGTCGGTGTCAGGAAGCGTCGGCACAGCCACCCCCCTGACCTATCTGCGCATCACGACGAGTTTCTGCACGACTTCCGGCTTGGGCCACAGGTCGGCGGCGGTCACATCGCTGGCAGCCTCGTGCACGATCACCGACGCGACACAGGCGTCGATCTTCTGCGCCCGGCTCGGCTTTGCCAGCACATACCGCTTCACCGGCCCCGGGCGGGCAGAGCGGCGGGCGTGCCGCATATGCCTAGCGGTCACCGCACAGCCGTCATGCCACAGGCCCGTATTCTGCTTCAGCACGTCGATGTGTAGACGTTCGCAGGCGGCGTGCATCTGGATCAGCCGGTAGGTTTCCCACCGCAAAACCCGCTTCTCGCCGTGCTCTGCCGCCCAGTCGTCGATCTCCGACTTCCAGTCCGGCGGGTCGACATACATCCGGGCCACCCGGTACCGGCGGAACAACTCGGCCACCGCCGCCCGGACCTCCAGCCGCGGCACCTGACCGTCGAAATCGACCGGGTTCCAGATCGTCGGCTGCCCATCCTCCAGCACCGGAGTAAACTGGAACCCGTCCTCGGTTTCGGCCCGGATCACCGTCCAGTCGTCGGTGTCCGACCCGTCCATGCCGAGGCAGATCGCCGCACCGTCGGGAACCGGCAGCGGCACCGCCAGGTCATCCCACCGGTCCCCGTCCATGTAGGCACCGGAGCCGTACACCAACCGGTTGGCGAAAAACCGCTCCGCCTCCGCCGGGTCCCGCTCGGCGATGTCCGCCGACTCCGCCTCGATCGAGTCCAGGTCGACATGGCCACCGTTTTCCCGCAGCACCTCGCCGTAGACAATCCGGTGGATCTGCCGCCGCTCCCGCTTGTTCTGGTAGCTCAGATGCTTCGGCGGCTGGTCGAACTGGCGGTAGATGTCCTTGGCGTTCGACTCGAACTCGCGCTGCGCGAGGCTGCTCTCCGACGGGTCGAACGCGTTCGTCGTCAGCGACGACCTGCCGCCCATGCCGGCCAGGCCACGGTACTGGGTACCGGCGACCTTGGTCATCTTGTTGGTGTCGTTCCACAGCCCGACCTCGTCCTGCGGCACGAACGTGACCCGCTGCCCGAGCCTCGACTTCGCCGACATCGTGACCACGTCGATGCGGCCGCCGCCCGGCAGACGGATAAACTCCTCGCCCGTCTTCGGGATCAACTCCGCCAGCGGACCCAGCTCGATCATCGGACGCAACGCGTCGTAGACGTTCTGCGTGTTCTCTTCGGACAGGGCCGTGATCTGGATAAGCGGCGTCGCCCACGGCATGCCCATCGGCTCACCGGGCTCGTACTCGTACGTCCAGCCGCAACCGCAGCCGTACACGCGGCAGTCGTAGACCTCGCCACCGTCGGCCCAGCCAGCGAACAGGGCCGGCCCGACACCCTCCAGGCACACCTGCGCAGCGACTAGGGGACTCTTCCCTTTTTTCTGGGCGTCGATCAGCAGACCACGCCGGTGCACGAACGCCGGCCCCAGCTGCGGGTTGGACGGCACCCACTCCGCCGTCGGCCTGACCAGGTAGAAGTTCGCCAGGTACCGCAGCTGGTACTCGTAGAGCCGGAACGGGTCGCCGCGGGCGAACCTGTCCGGGACTACACAGTGCGCCTCGATCCAGTCGAGGGCGAGCGCCAGCGTCCGCGGCTCACGACGCCGCTCCACCGTCGATCACTTTCCACCGCTCACGGGCCGACTGAGTCCGCTTACGCGGTGCGCCGCCCGCCGGCGGTGCCGCATGACGCTCCGGCGAAGCCACGGCCCGGTCGACCTTCCACCTGTTCGCGCGCATCCCAGGTGTCGTCAACCCGAGCGAGTCCGCCTGCTGACGCACCAGCGTCCGCAGCGCCACCGGCGCCTCGATCAGCTCCGCCAGCGCCAGGTTCCGCACATGCAGCGCCACCTCGATCTGCTGCTGGAGGCGCTGCCACACAACCGCCTGGGGCAGCCGCCACAGACGCTCCCACAGCTCGACCTCACGCTCCGACTGCCCCAGCAGAGGCCACGCGGGAGGATCGCCCTCCCTGCCCTCCGCAGGCAGTACCGTCCACTCGCCCTCGTCCCGCTCACGCCGCAGCGCGTTCGGGTCAGGCGCCGGACCGGACCGTGCGCGAGCACCACCTTTCGGCATGCTGCTCTACCTTCCCGCCGCATCGCGCGACGTGTCGGTGTCTCAAGTGGATAGGAGCATCGCGCTCCCATCGCCTACCCCCGGGGGGGGGGGTAGAAGCTTCTGAACCCGACGCAGGGTTTTGGTTCCTCCCCCGCGGTCCCCTCCATGATCCACTAGGGGGGTATGTCCCCACCCTTCGATGGATTCGCCGACGGATGCAGCTGGCCTGCTGTGTGTCGGCGGTGCCTGTCCGGCCTCGGGGTGGAGCTTGGTTCAAGCGCGGCGGTGTCGAAGGTCCGCGACGTTGACAGCTGACTCGCGACCACAGTGAACCGGCATGGGGCACGGGGCTGCGGTGGGGTTGCGCGTTACTCCCGGCTGTTGGCCGTGGCGTCCACCCGCCCCCAAGCACGGCGGCCCGGCACCCCGCAGGGTCGACGGTAGTGGGTGGGGTGGCGCTGTGCGGTGGCCCGGCCGGGCAGCGGGGAGTGGGAGGGCCGGGTCGTGGATGGCTACCGGCAGCCCAGGTACCGGGTGCGGACTGAGGCCCCCCACGGGGGGCGCTGGTGGCCCTGCCGGTAGGGGAGGGGGTAGGGGTAGCCCACTCGGGTACACCACCCACCCCAGCTAGGCGTGGCGCTGGTGCCAGCCGCCCGGACTGGACACGGCGGTCCAGTGGTCATGGCACACCTTGCACAGTCCCCGGCCGTACCGGGGGTTGTTTTCGTCCAGGCCGAGGCGACGCAGTTCCCGCTTGTCGCGGGGATAGTGGTCGGCAACCGTCGACGGTGCCAGGCATTGGCCGGTGTGGCGGTGGGTGTCGGTGCGGGTCTGGTCGACGCAGGTACACATCGGTTCCCGGGTCAGGACCGGGTCGCGGAAGCGGCGCTCGTGGCGGGAGTCGTAGCCGCGCTGCCTAGCGGTGCCGCGCGCCCGTTCGCTGCGGGTGCGGCAGACGGAGCAGCGGCCAGCCTCGGCCAGGTTGGGGCAGCCCGGGGTTGAGCAGACCTTCAACGCCGGCCATCACGGCTCATGACGGGCGCGGCTCGTGCAGCAGCTGACCGCAGGACCGGCACAGCGTGACCAGGTGAGGATCTGCGCAGGCGGTGACACCCACTGAGGTGGGGTGCTGGCAGGTGGCCGGGTTGTGGTCATGGTCGGCACGTACGCAGCGGAGTCCGCGGCCGGTTCGGGCCAGCAGGCACTCGTCGGGGGCGAGCCGTGTGGGCTTCGGCTTGCCCAGTTGCACGAGGCCGCCGGGATGCAGGCTCATCGGACGTTCCCCCGTCTCCAGCCCCGGTGGGACCGTTCGGTCAGGTTCGGGCAGTCGGGGGTGGAGCAGAGCCGTCTAGCGCGCGGCATCGGCTTCAGCGCTAGCCCTTCGGTCCTGCCGCTCTACCGACTCGCCCCTGGGCTTAGCGTCCGACCGGATGCGTCGAAGCGCCTCGGTGTAGGGAATGCCCTGCTCCCGAGCTAGACGCTTGGCCAGGTAGTCCCTGCTCATCCCGCGCTCCAACGGTGACCTCGGGTGCCCAGCTCGGACCACCTGGAGCCGCACGCTCCGCAGTGCCACACCTCGGCACGATCTACGAGGGCGGTTGTGTTGATGGGTGTCGGGTGGTCGCAGACGTGGATAGCGGTAGCCGAGTCTGCCCGGACGGAGGCGAGGGGGCAGTCCTCGTCGCAGGTGACCTCTTCGCACACAGGGCAGCACATCTCGTCCCGCAGCTGCCCAACGGTGCTGGCCTCCAGTTGCGTGGCGAGGTCGACCAGGATGCCGTGGTCGTACGCGTCGCCCCACGAGGCCACCTTGCGCAGCGTGGCCGCCGTCGCCGAGCGAGCCGCATCCAGCGGGGTCACCGCAGCTTCCGGTTCCGGCGGGCGGCTACCGCCTCGCCGAGCAGGATGCGCACCATCTGGGAGCGGGTGCGCTGTTCGGCGTTGGCCATGGCGTCGATCTCGTCCCGGCCGGCTTCGCTGAGCCGTACGGCTACTGTGACGCGGCTTGACCTTTGGCGGGTGTCTGTGCTGGTAGCCACGCCGTCGAGCGTATACGTTGTCAACGTTCGTTTGCGGCCGCCACCCCGCCAGCGGCCGGCAGCATCTCCATCCAGATCGTGCCGCCGGAGTGCTTGTCCCGTTCAATCGCCACCGACACCGCGCGGGCCACGACCTGGGAAGGTGGCATGTCCGGGCAGCAGGCCAGCAGCGCATCCATAGCGCCGATGGCGGGGCCTTCGCCGGAGCCGACCGCGGCTATGCCGTCAGGGTGAGGGATCGCGTAGCAGTGGGTCGCCGACCACAACCTGCCGGCGTAGCCGATGATGAGCATGGCATCCATGTGTCCCTGTTCGGACACCCCGCTGGCGACACAGATAGCCGACGCCTTGCGGGTGACCTCGTTGGCCCACCGGTCCAGATCGTCCGGGTGCGGGTCGATGTCAGCTAGTTGTAGGTCCGCGTCCAGGACTGTGGCGACCGCCCCGTCGCCGGAAATCCCTACCAGCACCTCACTGCCATCGCCAAGCTGATAGCGGCGGATCTTTCGCGCGCTTCCCAGCACGGGACGGTCGTAAACCGTGACCATCGAGTCGGCGGCCATGTAGACCGCACCGTCGCGGGCCAGAGCAGCAACCGTAGTCACGCCGCAGTCTCCGGCTCGTGCAGCTCGCGCCCGTCCAGCGAATGGTGCACCAGCACCCAGCCGTACGACCCGTCATCCCGCTCCACCGGCTCGGTACGCGGACCGCACAGGCAGCCGTCGCCATCGGTGTCGTGCTCCACCAGGTCGTCCACCGGAACGACGTGCCAGGTGCTCACGCGGCTACCAGCGGCCGGTCTGACTGGTTGCAGGTCAGGTACGGGTTGGCGAAGATGACGTGCGCGTGGGTGCGGGTGTGCGTCCGGGCGAGGACCATCGATGCTCCACGGGTCTGGGATGTGGCGGGATGTTGACAGGGCCGGCCCGGCGCACATCCCGGAAACGCCGGGGCCGGCCCTGGTCGCAGGAGTTACAGGGTGATCGGGTCGCCGATTACGGCGCCGGACGGCTCCCGGTTCGGCCAGTACACCGCCGGGCGGCCGGCTGCGTCGAGGTAGACGATCCACGAGCTCGCCGGGCTCATCCCACCCAGCCGAAGGTGCACACACGAAAGCCCCGCACACTGGCGGGGCCCGGGCACACTCCTCTAAGGCGGAACGTTAGCACAGTACCCACCCGGCGACGATCAACCTGTGCGTCGTTGCCGGCGGCGTCGGGTAGCGGCTGCGATCTCCAGGATGTCACTGGCGAGGAACAGGGGCCAGCCGCGGTGGTCGCGGCGTTTGAACTCCAGCCGACGGTGGTGGCCGTGGCGGTCGAGGTAGCCGCGTTTGCGCCACTGCCGGATCGTGCCCTGCCCCACGTTTGCGAGCTGGGCGGCGGCGGACGTACCCACCAGATCGTCCGGCTCCACCGTCACCTCGTGTTCGACCAGCCACCAGCCCTCACCGGCGGCTTCCACAGCGTCGTCCAACGCGGCGGCCAGCGGCGGGTTGGCGGTGCGCAGATGGGTGCGGTAGGCGCGGGCGATGCCGCGGGCGCGTTGCAGATCGGTGTCGCCCAGTTGGGCCATCGGGCGGGGCATCAGCGGCCCTGCCACACGATCAGGCCCATCATCCGTTCGTACTCGTCGTAGGGCCGCCAGGAGCCGCAGTCCTTGCACCACACCGGCGGGTCGTGCTTGAACTGCCGCGGGTGATGCTGCCGCAGCTTGCCTTCCTCGCCGCACTGGTGACAGAAGCCGGGCAGCTGCCGTACCCGGTCGGACAGGCCGGTCGCCGAGGTGGCGAGCTGGTGCATGCGGGTCAGGTGGGCGATGCCGTCGGCGCCCGACGGTGCGGTGTGCAGGATGAAGGTCGAGCAGTCGCGGTCGGGCCCCCACACCACCGCCGACGCGAGGGAGTCGTCGACCGGGGGATAGTCGGCCATGTCCTGCGGGCCCAGATGCGCCAGCCGCGCCAACCGGGGTGCGATGACGGTGGCGGCGTGTTGCACCGCCCACCCCTCCCGCACCCCGGCGCGCACCTCGCTCGACAGGCCGTCCAGCTCGCGTGCCACCGGCTCCCACGCGGTCAGCAGCCACCAAATGTGGCGCTGCAGCACCAGCACGTACTCCCGTAGCGGCAGCGGTTGCTCACCCCGGCCGGAGCGGGGCTGCCCATCGGACCACTCCGACAGCGGCCGGGGCAGCCACTGCTCCAGCGCCACATAGTCGGCCGGGAGGCTGCGAACGTCCCGCTCCGCCACCCGCAGGCAGTCGGGACAGTAGGTGGCCCGGCTCGACTCCAGCAGCGCCGGATGCTTACGGGTGTGGTTGAAGTCCTTGCACCAGCGGCCGGCGACACAGGTCCGGGCATCAGCAGCAGGCAGGGTAGCGGTCGGCATGGCGGTTCTCCCGGTCTCCGGCGGATAGAATCTGGCGGAGACCGGACAGTCGCGGGGGCGGCCCGGTGAGGTGGCCCTGGACCGACTTAGCGGGAGGTCCAGGGCCACCGTGCTATGCAGCCCCAGGTTTACGCCACGGGCCGGGCTCGTGAGCGGTTGCCGCGCACTGGGGCCGGTCGTTGCAATACCTCACGTTGACGCGGGCGCCGGGGAACATGTGCTCAAGCCCTCGTAGCGGCCGGTGCGCTACCGAGATCGCCGCGTCGGGCCGCTCGTCGCGGCAGACCATGCAGGTCCAGGTCAGCGCGTTGATGTCGATCACGCTTGCCTCCAAGCCTCGTCGTGGTCCGGGTCGGGGTCGTCGGGCCACGGCGGGCGCTGACCGTGGGGCATCTCGTAGACGTGCCCGTACGGCACCGTCGGGTCGACCTGGACAGCGACCCCGCCTTCGTAGCGCCACACCCGGACACCGCACGTGCCGCCCTGCAACGCCATCTCGGTGGCCTGCTCGATCATTGCGCTCTCGGCGACAGCGAGGCGACTGACGTACGCCGCCATCGCCTGGTCAGCGTCCTCCAGCCACTCGCCGAGGAACGAGCCGCTCACGATGTACGGCGTCAAGTCCACCGGACCGTGGTCGGGCACGATCTCACCCTCGCGGGGTGCGGGCCACCACTCGATGCGGTCAGGTTGCATCGGGGCTGCTGCCTCACTCATCGGCACCCATCACCTTCCGTCCTTCGTCGTCGGTCTCTACCGGCGTGCCAGCGGCGGCCGGGCCGCGTCCTGCTCCCGGATGTACACCAGGATGTCCCGGGTACAGCGCGGCCCGCCCGTCCAGTCCTCACCGGAGAACCACTCCAGCAGCAGGGCCGCCTGCTCGACGTTGAATCCGTGCCGCTCGGTGTGGTCGTGGCCGTGGCAGATCACATCCACCACCGGGGTAGGCGATGTCATTTCGGACCGCTCCCGTAGCCACCGCTCGGTCTGCAACTCCCCGGACCGCGGGCAGCCTTCCCGATGCAGGTACGGCTCGGTGCCGTCGATCCGCCGTGGGCAGCCGCACTCAGCCTTGCGACCGTGGCTGTCGTCGTCAGGTTGCATCACGGCTCCACTCGGGTAGGTGGTCAGGATGCTCGGCGTACGGCAGAGCAAGCGCCAGCAGGGTCGGGCACGGCTGCCCGACCTCGTAAAACTCGTCCTCCCACAGCTCCCACGGCTCGCGGCTCACCGTCGCCTGACCCTCACCGGCAGCGGTAAGGGTGGTGCAGTGGTGCGGCCGGTTGTGCGCGTGCACGATGCGCCGCTTGGCTTCCACCTCGGCCAGCACAAGGCGCTGCTCCGCGTTGGCGTGGGTCAGTTCGTGAGCAAGAATCGCCCTGGTTACCTCGGGTGCGCGCCACCATCCCGCCCCCGAATGATCCGGCACGGTAAGGGTCCAGCCGCAGTCGCCCGTTCCGGATACGCCGTGGCAATTCGGCACCTCCGGCGCCGGACCGTCGATACCGACCGTCCGTGGCCGCATCTCCTGACACCGCTCGTCCAGCCGGGCGGTCAGGAACTCCACGATCCCGCCGACGCTCACCGACTACGCCTCCCGCCGAGCCGGGCATCCACAGCGGCGACCAGCCGGATAGCCACGGACATGCCGGCAGCGATCACCACCGCCACAGCGGCGACCCGCAGCGCGGTCGGCTGCCCGGCCAGCGCTATGCGTACCACCTCCGCAGCGGCCACGATGACGCATGCGCAGATGGCGCTGAACCAGGCCAGCCGTAGCGGCCGTGGCCACCGCGACAGCCAGGCCGTGAAGCCCGCGGCGCGCAGGAACGGCGACGGCGGGTCGACCCGGGAAGGGCCGTAAGGCGGATGCGACCAACGGCGCCCGTCGGGCAGGGTGCCGCCGTACTCGCGCGGGTCGCCGTCGCCGAGCTCCGGTATGCGGCGGGTGCCGTCGTTGAGCCAGCGGCTGGCTGCCGCGTTCAGCGCAGGGTCAGGCTGCATGTGGACCACCACCGGAATGAACTGCACGCGCGGCGCGGATGTCCGGATCAGCGTCGAGCCGGGCCTGAGCCTCGCGGCGGATGTCCACCGGTAGCTCATCGAACGCCGCCTGATACCGGTGGCCGGTCAGCCTGCGGAGGATGTCCGGCGGGCAAGTGGCGAGCACGGTCGGGTGCAGGCTGCTGGCGATGTCCCGCAAGGTGACGGCGGCCATCAAAAGCTCGCTGGCCACGTCCACGATCGTGGCCCGATCAGTACCGGGGTCAGGCTGCATCGGAACCTCCAGGGGCATTGTCGCGTACCGGGCTGAACCGGGCGGCCAGCGTATACGCGCCGTGGCGGTCCAAGCTGTTCCGGCCACGGTCGTAGCGGCGGGTGGTGCGGGGATCGGCGTGACCGGCGAAGTCCTGCACATCCCGCAGCGGCATTCCAGCATCCAGAAGCTCGGTGATGGCAGTGTGCCGTAGCGAGTGGGGGGAGAGGCGGGCCGCCTCGGCGATGTGGGTTCGGCGGGCCAGGCGGCGTACGAGACGCCACACGTACGGGCCGGTCATGCGGTGACCGGCGACGAGCAGCAGCGGGCCGCTGGTGGGGTTGCCGCGTGTGGTCAGCATCTGGTCGATGGGGGCACCGACCATCGGGGTGATGACCACCTCGCGGTGCTTGCCGCCCTTCCATGGCACCCGCAGGGTTCGGTGGCCACGGTGGTGACCCAGCCCTTCCACGTTGGCGCCGGTGACCGACCCGCAGCGCAGCCCGTTGACGAGCAGGAGCCGAACCAGCACCGACGAGGACAGTCCGTCGTTGTCGGCGGCGGCGATCAGCCGGTCGGCTTCGTCGCGGGACAGGGCCACGGTGGTGGAGTCGTCACGGTCGACGTTGGGCCGGCCGTCGACATCGGCGGGGTTGAATTGCACGATCGGCGCGTCGCCTTTGGTGTTGCGCAGGATGTACCGGTACCACGAGGAGACCGCCGAGACGCGGCGGGCGATACTGGACTCGGCGGCCGGGTCACCATCGTCGGTGACGCCGTGCTGGCGCTGGTGGGCGATCCAGTCATGGATGTCCATCGGCTTGGCCCCGGTGGGGTCCACGTCGATGCGGGCGCAGTGGGTGATCCAGTCCTTCAGGTCGCGGCGGTAGCCCGCGACGGTGTGGCCGGAGCGGCGGGACTTCAGCCATGCCTCGGTGATGCGGGCGAGCCGAGCCAGGTCCTGTGGGTGTAGCGCGACGCCGTGCAGTGGGTGGGTGAGAGGTTCCAACGCCTCCCCTGGCCGAAGATAATCACCATTATCTTGCGCGCCATTCCCGGGAAGGGACGTTAACGGGAATGAGACCACTTCCTGGCCACTCACGGCTGGCCTCCAGGTCCGTCCGGGCCGGGTCCGTAGCCGCCCGGATGCACCACAGCGGTGTCCCGGATGCCCGGCAGCGGTACGACCGCAGGTGGGGCCGATGGACCGTCCACCCTCGGTGGGATGCGGAGCATCTTGCGCGCCAGGCGATCTGCGGCCAGCCGGTCCCGGGCCTCGCCGATCGCCTTCCGGTGCCGCCAGCGTTGCCGCCGGGTGGCCCGGCGCCAGGTGAACCCGGCTATACACTGCCCGACAGCGTGGTGCCGCCCGCCCCGGTCGCACACCGGGCACGCATTGCCGATCCGCCACAGCCGGGTACACACGTCACACACCCACAGGTCGCCCAGCAGCAGCCACTCGCCGGACTCCTGATAAACGTCCGGCAGGTCGCACGAGTGCGCCGGCTCCGGTCTCGCTGGCTCAGACTGCCTCAGAACCCAGCCCATCCCCCACTCCCCTCTCGTTGGTCCATTGGCCTCGGTCCCAACGGCCCGCCACGATCTCCTCGGTCATCTCCGCCAGGGTCAGGCCACGCTCACGGGCAGCATCGACCGCCTGCCGATACTCGCCGTAGCACCGGCACACCATCCGCAGCTGTGTCCGCTGCTCCTCCACCGTCGCCGCTCGGGCCAGGGTTGATCGAAGTCCACCGTCGGCAGCCACAGCCGCCTGCCCGATGCTGGCGAAGGCGGACCGGAGCCCGGACATGGCAGCGCCGATCTGCCTACTGGCTGCACGGAACTGGAGCCGGAACTGCCGCTGGCGGTAGGCCCGGATCGGATGCCGGAGCACCCGCCACCACCGCAGCCGGCGGGGCGGGCGTGGCGGGGTAGCGGCGCCGGTCGGGAAGAGCGAAGGCCGGTTGACCGCGAACCCGAGCCGGAAGCTCGCCCGGATCGCTGCGGCGTGTCCTCGGCGAAGTACGGCGGGAGCCGGCTCCCCTCGTCCACGAACATCGCCGCGAGCCTCGGCCCTCGGTCATCCCGATGGTATGCCGCGCTGATCCGCTCCCGCTGGTCGACCAGCGAGTCGGTCAGGTCAACGCCGCTGTCCAGCTCGGCCATGGTCGGGTTGTCGGGATCAGCTGGCGGGTTCGGCATCCACACCAGCCGGCCGACCTGCTCCAGCCCGGCGGCCAACTCCTCCGCCGACACGCCCAAGGCAGCCAGCGGCACCGGTGGTCCGTACTCGGGAGTGGGGTCGAGCCGTCGGCAGTCGGACAGCTCCCGCTCCAACCGATCCCACATCTGATCGGCGCCCCTAACGGTGTCCGTGTCCGAGTCGGCCAACCACATACCAACCCAGCGGTGGCCGTCGTCCAGCCGGGCGAACAACCTCCCGTCGTCGCTGCGGTACGTCCGGCACACCAGACCCGCCGCTGAGAAGGCCCGCTCCCAGTCCAGCACCAGCCCGGAGTCGTCGAACGCGGTCACCAGATCCGGGCGCCACCGCATCCCGGTCGGGCCACCATCACGCCAGGCGTCCGTGTCCGGGCCGACGTGCGACGGGCGGCAGTCTTCCGAGCAGTACGCCGAACCCGGCCGTGGCTGGGCACCACACGGGCACAGACCAGCCACCGCGTTGTCCACCGCCGTCAGCGTCTTGTCGACCGTCACCACTGACCTCTCCCCCGTACGGCTAACCAGCGGCTAGCCGTGACCAAATTAGCCGTGCTCACCGTCGTCGCCCCTCTCGTCCAGCACCCGCCGTGCTGTCTCCGCCAGTCGCTCCCGCTCGTCGGCCCGGATCAGCCGCTCCATCGCATCGAACGCGGCCCTCGCGTACGTGTCCACCGGCCGAAGCCCGACCCGGCGGTAGTGCTCCCGCGCGGCCTTGACGCACCGGTCGCGGAACAGGACCGCGTTGCGTATCCGGGCCAGATCCTCCGAAGTCGCCTCACCCATGCTCTCCCACCTCTGCCTGCCCCAGGATCTGCCGGGCCAGGGCGATCACCTCGTCGCACGGCACCCGGTTCAGCATCTGCACGTCCAGCCCGCCCAGCCACGCCGCCTGGTGAAAGAGTGCCGCCATGGCGCGACCAACACCCGGCGACACCGCAGCGGTCCAGTAGTAGGGGCCGGGCACGCCAGCCAGCGACGCATGACTCGCGTGAGAGTCCGCCACCCGGCTCAACAGCTCCCCCGCTCGCCGCAGCAGCTCCACGTCGGCATCCGTCGCGGGTGTGTGTTTACTCATGGTCGCCTCCGGCCAACTCCAGCGCCCCCATGTCGATGACGTAGATGTGCCCGTCGGTGAACGCCGACGGCTCGACGGTCCACAGCCCCGGCGCCGGGCTGTGCCGCTGGATCAGCGCCTCAAGATCGGCCACCAGCTCGGGTGGGCAGATGATCGTCTTGCGCATCCGGCCGAACTGGGCGAGTGCCTGCTGAATTTCGTCGAGTAGGTCAGCCATGGAGCAACGCCGCCAGAATCATCAAGCCGACCCCCAGCAACAGCGGCACCGCAAGAGGCCAGATGCTGGGTCCGTCGCTGTCCATCTTGATCCAGCTGTTGTCAGGTGGTGGCCTCATCCGGTCGTGGTCGTGAGGTAGCCGGTTGCTGCCTCCGGCGGAGCCCGTGCCGTCACGCCCGGCGCTGAAGTCGGCCGGGTCCAGCGGGTGGGTTGCCTCGTAACCGTGGCCTCTAGGCATGGTCACCTCCGGTGCTGTGCTGGCGGGCGATCTGGGCAGCGCGGAACGGCGGTATGCCAGTGGAGTGCTCGCCACGCTCCTCAAAGTGGCGGGCGATCTCCTCGGCGACCCGGGCGCGGGGTGCCCACCGCTTCGGCTGCCAACCGGCGGCGAGCATCCGATCCAGCAGGTCCTCCCGATCGTCCGGGCGTGCGGCAATCTGTTCGGCGTGCTCCATGTGCTCGCGGGTGAGCCGGATGCAGGATCCGCCACGGTGCCAGCCGGCGGCGGTGAGCGCGTCCAGCATCACCTCGGCCCAGTGTTCGTCCCAGTCCTCCACCAGGGGTCCGCAAGCGCAGTGGTCCGCGTCCTGCGCCCGGTCGTTGCGGTCAAGGTCGATGTAGTGATGGCGTAGTGCGTCGGCAACGGTCTCCACGTCGGTGTCGTCGTACAGGCGGTCAGCCATGCTGCGGCTCCTCTGCGGCGGTGGTGGGGATGGTGATGATGCCGGTGCGGACGGCCTGCGCCAGCGTTATCCCCGGGTAGCCGTCGGCGAGTTGGTCCAGTGCGGCCTCCACTGATCCGGGTTGCCCGTGCCAGGTGAGCGCGTCGGCGGCTGCGTCGCGGGCGATCTCCTGCCGCAGTTCGGGGTCGAGGATCGCGGCGAGCCGCTGCACCTCGGCGCGGGCGGTGGCCAACTCGTCGCGGGCGACCTTCAACTCTGCGTGCAAGCGCAGCCGATGCATGGCGTTTTCGTCGCCGAGTTCACATTGGTGCTGGAATCGCTGCTGTGCACGCTCAGCCTCGGCCTTCCACCGGTCCCGGTCGGCGGTCAGCTCTTGGACCATGCCGGCCCATGCCGCACGGACCGCGCCACCGATCTGCCCAGCCTGCTCAGCGGCGGCGAGCAGGGCACGCAGCTGGTCGGCGTCGGCGGCGGTCATCTCGACGCAGACGACGCCATCGGGCCACTCGGCGGGGCTGGCGTCGGACACGATCCGGTCGATGGTGGTGCGGTCCCAGCCGGGGCCGTCGCCCGGCGTACTGTCCACCCCACTGTCCGCCCCCTTTTGGCCGCTGGGCTGCGGCGTTGCGCCGTCGCCGGTGGTGGTGGTGTCCGGTGGGTTGTCCGGCCGGCGGGTGCCGCAGTGGGGGCAGATGCTCCACTCGGGGTCCGGTGCAGCGCCGCAGTGGTGGCACCGTGGCGCCGAGCCGGCGGCCACGGCGCGGGCGGTGTCGAGCACCCACCGTGCGGCCGGGCAGTCCGGGTCGTGGGACTGGGTGTCCTGGCACCGGCAGGTGGCCAGGTCGAGCCCGCCTGGCGCCAAGTTGGGGGCGGGTTCACTTGGAGCGTCGACCTCACGCTCCAAGTTCCGTTGGCTTGAATCCGCCGGGCCGGGATTCAGGTCTTCCGGGTGCGGCTTGAATCCGTCCGCGTCGGCGGCGTCCACGGCGGCGCGCTGGCGGCGCAGCAGCTCCCGCATGATGTCAGGCACGTCGACGGGCACGCCTTGCCGCGTTTCTGCGGCGAGGTCCCGGGCGGTGTCGAGCACCCGCGGCACCCACGCCGCCCGCTCCCGGTCCCCGACGGCAGTCCCGGCCACGATGGCGCGGATTTCGTCATCCTGCCGCTGGACCATGCGCCGCAGCTCCCGCACCAGGGCCACCAGCGCCGGCACGTCGGTGCGGGCGTGCGCCACGAACTCGGCGTCAGCGTGCCCTTCGTCGCTGTCTTCGTCGTACGCGGGCGCGTTCGGCCCGGCGCACACCCATCCGTGGTCGCCGATCGTGACGCAGCCATGCAGCGGGTTGGGGTCGGTGTGCTCCTTGTGCCACGGTCCGGGGGTGGCTGCGTTGGCGCGGGCCTCGATCGCGTCGAGGTCGAGCCCGCCCGCCCGTGCGCCGCTGTGGGCGTCCGGGGTGCCCGGGGCCGTGCCCGGGGCCGTGGTGGCGGCAGCGGCAGGCCCAGCCGGTGCGGCGGGCCGATCACAGCCGCATGTCGCCGTACACCGCTCGCCGTAGCCGTGTTTGCCGTTCGCACCAAGCGGGCGATGCCGGTCGCATTCGTCGACCAGCCGACCGAGCCGGGCGATGTGCTCGTAGCGCCGATTGCCGGGTGGTAGCTGGCCAAGGGCAGTCTGCGCTACGCACAGGGTTTCCCGGAGCATCTTCGGCGAGTCGGGCACGGTCAGCGTTGTCCCGGATCGCTGTGCGGGTGCGGCGGGCCGCTGTGGCGTCTCCCGCCACGGGGACAGCCCGCCCACCTCGATGCGGTGCGCGTCGACCACCAACATGGCAGCGTTGGTCCTTGACGCATCCGCCTGCCGCAGGTCGCTGCGCTCCCACCGTTCGGCGGCTTCGCTGCACTGGTCGGCTTCCCACCGCAGCGCGGCGACCCACTCGGCGCGGGTGCGGGCATCCTCCACCCGCTGCGCCTCCGCCTGCATCTCGGCGAACTGGGCTTCCATCACCCAGCCGGCGGAGGTCCGCCAGCCGTCGCCGTCGTGGTCCCACTCGACCGGCATCACGATGGTGACGCTCTCCGGCTCCGGCTGGTCGGCGGCCCATGGCGGAGCGAAGCGGCCCTCCCATGCGCCGCACGCCGGGCACTGTGCCTGCCTGTCGTCAGGGCCGAAGGTGAGTTGCCCGTAGCAGCGCTGACCGTCCGGCTCCAGTTCATTGCGGCATGGGCGACTGACGGCGGCCGGGGCGTCCGCCTGCTGGTCGTCCTGCACCTCCTGCACCTCCTGCACCTCCTGCCGAGCCTTGACCGCGGCCAGCCCGGCGCGCAGCCGTGCCGCGTAGGCGAATGCCGGCGCGAGAGCTTCCTCGGCGGCGGCCTCGGCTGCTGCGTGCACGTCGGCTGCCGGGGTGTCTGCCGGCGGCTCCTGCCGGACGCTGCGCCACGGCAGGTCCGTGGTCCCCCCGGCGGTGCTGATCTCACCGGTCGGACCGCAGACGGTACCGCCGGAGCCGTCGGGCACGGCGTGGACACAAGCCGGTCGGATGCCGCCGCACCAGCCGTCGGGCCACCCGACGCGGCGGACGCTGTGCGGGTCGTGCGGGTCGGTGTCGCCGCACGGCGCGGTGGTCGGGTCGGGCGCGGTCATCGGGACTCTCCCTCGGTGGTGGTGGTTTCGATGTCGCGCATCAAGCGGGCTACGGCGGCGGCGTGCTGCTCGGGGATGCCGTACCGGCGACAAGCGGCCAGCGCCGCCCGCTGGCTCAGGTCATGCAGCTCGGCGGCTGCATCGGTGGCAGCCCGGTCCGCCGCGACGGCTCCCGGCTTCGGCCAGCCGGGGCAGCCGAACTCGCCCCACGAGGTGCGCAGAGTGTGGCGGGCGTGTGGCCGCTTGTCCACGCAGGTGCCTAGGTGCGGGTCACGCTGGTAGTGCTGGCTCATCGGGTGCTCCCCTCGGTGGTGGTAGATCCGCTGCGGCGGTACGGGCGGCGGCCCGTACGCAGCCACTCCAGCAGCGGCTCCGCCAGGTCAATGACGTGGTTGGCGACACCATGCGGGGTTCCGGACACGTCGCCGATGATGTAGGCGGCGGTGTTCAGCGCCGACTCGCGGAGCTGCTGCTCGCGGGTGGCGTCGTTGTCGGCTTCGGCGATGGTGCGCAGGGCGCGTTGCTCCTCGATGAGCATTTGGGTTGGACTCAGGCGGTCGGACATGGTCACTCCTCGGTGGTGGTAGTGGCGCCGCATCCGCAGCGGTGGTACCGGTCGTCATGCGGCGGACGCACACAGGAGTGATCACGCCAGCCAGCGGGGTTGTGGGAGCTGGTCCACTCGTGGCCGCAGTGGCTCATCGGGTCACTCCGTCCCGATCGCGTCGTGGAACATGGCCGCGGTCGGGATCGCAGCCGCCAGCCACACTGCGCCGACAATCAGCGACGCTGTCTCATGGCCAGCGATCACCAGTCCGAGCGCCACCGCCCAACCTGTGACGGCCACCACGACCAGCACTGCGCCAGCCGCCTCGGCAACCCACTGCCGCACTCCCCGGCTCATCGCCGCACCGCCTGAGCCACGAACCGGATCACAGCTCCAGCGGCCAGGCAGATCAGAACCAGCGGCCAATACCCGACCGGCGGCACCGACGCAGACAGCTCGTGATGCAGCACCCCCATCGCCAGCATCACCAGCCAGCCCACCAGCAGACTCGACAGCACGGATATCAGGGCAGCCACGACCATCAGGCGGGCGACCTCAAGCATTGATCCCCCGCTGCTCATCGCTGCCCCTGCTCGGTCGCCTCGTCGGGTAGCCCGCACAGGTTCCGGTGATGCTCACGCACCACCCGACGCTCGGCCGCTGTGAACTCCTGCGTGAACACGGTCTGCGGCCAGCCGACAGGGCAACGGCACTCAACAGCCGGGCTGGTATCCCGACCGGTGGCGGTCACCGGGAATCCCCCACCGGCTCGTACGTCGCCGCGAACACGTCCGGCTTGATCGGATAGAACGTGCCCGGCTTCGAGTCCGGCACCACCCAGTCACCGACCCGGCAGGGCGCCGGATCGCCGTGCGTGGTGGTCAGGATCAGGTGCTCCGGATTCTTCTCGGTCGGCCCGTAGATGCCGTCCGCGCCGAACGCACCCCAGATCTCGGCCACGTTGTCGCCGGTGAACTGGATCGCCTCTACCTCGATTGGCTTCTTGCGGTAGGTCCCCATGTCCATCACTCCTCGTTGATCTCGTCGTTGTCCAGTCCGTCCAGCAGGGAGGGCTGCATCGGGTTGCCGACCCGCACCGGCCGCACCGGGCGGGGCTTCCTGGCCCGCACCAACCCCAGCCGCGCCGCGCACGTCCTGCCGAGCCCGATGGGAACCCATCCCGGATCGGACAACACCCGGCGGCAACGGCGGCAGCGAACGGCGTCGGTCACTCGTCGGTCCGCCAGCCCTCGTCGCATCCGTCCGGGCACCCACCCGTACCGCCGCACTCGCCACAGCCGCCCATCTCACTGGCCCATCCGTCACACCCCGGGCAGACACCGCCAGCCATGCAGGTGGAGCAGCGCCAGCGGCACGGGCCTTGGTGTCCGGTGCCCTCGCTGTCGTCCAAGGCGCAGCAGCCGTGATCCTCCGGCGGATGCAGGGCAGCGGGGCGGGTCATCCGCTCACTGGCCACGCTGACTCCTCTCGATCTGTTCCCGGATCAGCCGGGCCACCGGCGGGGTGACGAACCCCGAGACGCCAGGTGTGTCCTCGGTGGCGTCGGGGTCGAACGTCGGGGCGGTGTGGGCGCGTGCCCGTTCCACCGCTGCCGCCCCCGCTGCGGCAGCAGCACGCTCCCCCGCCGTCCGATGCCCGGACTCAGGCCGCATCGCAGTCCTCCCCGGGCGTACCGGCCATCCGCTCGACCGTCTCCGCCAGCTCCGCGAGAGCATCGCGGCGCGGCTGCGGCTCCAGGCTCCGCACTCTGCCCAGCGCGGCCCGCGCGGCGGCCACGCCACGGGCGTTGCGCTCCCCCTGACTCGGCCCAGCGGCGAACCTGCCCGGCGGCAACGCCAGCCGCTGAGACTCCCCCGGCGTGGGTTGCTGGACCCGCCTCAGTGCCTCCAGTACGGCGTACGGATCGTCCGGGTCAACACCCCGCAAGGCTCGCAGCTCCTGGACCCACTGCCCCCGGGACTCAGCCCGGCGGCGCCGCTTCACCACGGCGATCACGTGCCCCGCCTTCAGGTAGGCGTCCGGACTGGTGGTGTAGTGCTCCCGCACAGCGGCGGCAGCCTCAGCCAAGCTGATCCCCTCCAGGTCGGCTGCCCACGCCTGAGCGGCGGCCTGACTCGGCGTCCGGTTGTCGTACACGGCGGCGATCGCCAACAGCTTGATCGCGTCCTGGATGTTCATGTCGCCCCCTCTGCGGCGAGCTGGGCGCCGAGATCGAGCCAGCCCTGAACGCGGCTGTCGGTGGTGGACTGCCGCTGGTCGGGGCGTTTCTGGTGCCGCAGGGCGACCACCGTCCCGGGCTGCTCGGCGTCCGGCACGGCGGTGCTGATCTGGTGGATCAGCGACGGCAGCACACCGGGTCCGAGGTCGCCGCGTACCTGCCACAGCCGCAGCGCCTCGGCCACATCGGTTTCGGTGGTGCCGACCCGCAGCGCGTCGTGGACGTGCCGGGCGATCGCGTCTACCACGGCGGGCTGCGCTCTGCCGTTGGGCAGCGACGAGAGCCAGCCGGTGATGATCCGTTCGGCTGGTCCGGCTGGGTCGCTGTTGGGCGGCTCGCCAAGATCGCGGCCCCTACTACCGTTAGCTACGTACGCAGCTGTACCACCGGGGTTCGGGGAATCGGGGATAGGGGAATCACTACTACTACTCCGTACCCTTCCCCTTTCCCCGTGGGCACCACGCGTGCCCTTCCCGGAAGGCACATCGGAACCCTTCCCGGAAGGGTTCCCCGAACGGTTGTCTTGACGGTTGTCTTGACGGTTGCTCGGTGGGTCTGGGTACCCATCTCCGATGGCTTGCAGCATCTCCGCGACGATCGCGGCGGACCTCTGGGTCATGTCCCCCGCCTCGGCGATCCGGCGCAGCTCAACGGCGAGTTCACTCAGGATCGGGCGGCTCTCGATCAGCGGCAGATGGTCTCGGGCAGCGCACAGGACGTTCGGCTGCCGGTACACCTTGTCGCGGCGCATGAACGACCGCACCAGCAACTCCTCGGTGTCTTCGTCGATCACCACGAACCGGCCGGCCACCAACTCCCCCAGCGCGGCCGTGACCACCTCGGGCGTCAGGTCGCGGGCACGTCGAGCCCAACGCTTGACCCGGAGGGCAATCACACCGGTGTGCGCCATGTCGCGCTGTGACAGCAGGAACATGAAGACCCGCTGCGCGTCGCCCGTGAGCGCAAGGAAGTCATCGTCGTCCCAGATGTCCACGGTGATCCGGGCCTCGCTACGCGCCACGGCTACCTCCCGCCACGGCCACAGGCGTCCAGTCGACCCGGTTACCCTTCTGGCGATTGCACGGGGAGCACGACAGGACCAGGTTGTCGGCGATCGTCTCGCCACCCAAAGACTCTGGGATCAGGTGATCTAGTTCGTGTTCGAAAACCACCCAGTGGGCCGTGGCCCGCTTGATCGGCCAATCGACCCTCCCCAGTACCCCACAGTGGTGGCAGGGTACGTAGCAGCTATCACCCGGGCGCGCGCCGTACCTGATCGCCACCTCAAGGCGCACAGACGTGGGGATCTTCGCCTTCCTATAGGTGCTTTCCGGCTTCGGGAAAACCGGGCCGTGGTCGCCGGCAACGACCCTGTATCGGGTTCGTTCTGGTGAACCCTGAACAGAGCTAGATCGCAAGCGGATGATCCATCCCAGGCGCTCAAGGCGGCCGAGCCACCGAGCCACCGTGGCACGACCTAGACCGGTCGCTGTCTTGATCTCGTTCAGCGACAGCGACAGGGCCGGCGGTTCTGACGCATCGTCCTTCACGAACGACAGGAGCGTCAGCAAGATCAACCGGGCCGGCCATTCCAGCTTGGAACCCAACACGGCCACCTGAATCTCCCGCTTGGTCATTGGTGTCACCCCCTGCCCCTCCCGCCGGTCAGTCATCCGTTCGGTCACCCCGCCCTCCCCTGCTTGCATGACCCATCCATATGCCCTAACCATTGGTGTGTGGCTACGGTGGTGGCTACGTACGTGGTTACAATAGCCTGATGACCAGAGCGACAACCACGCCACCCGCCTCGTACTTTCAGACGACCCTGTCGCCACCAGAAGGGCCACGCACGTACGCTGACGGCGTGGCCACTGATAGCAGCGACATCCGACGCTTCCGCGCCGACGACGAACTGTGGGCGGCCTACACCGCAGTGGTTGGCGAGCGTCGCCGATCCGCTGATCTCCGGGCCTACATCGAGTGGCGGATTGAGCATCCCGACCAGCCCTTGCCCGGCCGCTGGCGCGGCCCTGCCGTGCGCAGGCAGAAGACCGGCGAGTAGGTCATGCCGTGGCGACAGGGAGCCGCGCTGTACCGGCTGTACGACGCTGACGGAGGGCTGCTCTACATCGGCATCGCCGAGAACCCGGACACCAGGTGGAAGCAGCACGCCAAGCAGTCGCACTGGTGGACCAAGGTCGACCCGTCGCGTTCCCGTGTTGAGTGGTACCCGGGAGGGTACGACGCGGCAGCCGCCGAGAAGGCGGCCATCGCGGCCGAAGATCCGCCGTTCAACGTGGTCGGCTCTCCGCGTCGCACCTACACGCCGAAGCCGAAGGTGGCGGAGATAGACGGCAGCCGCGCGGTGCCGATCAATGAGCTGAGACCGACCCTCGGCGACCGGGTCGACGCCGCCTACTTCCTCGGCGAGGACACCGTCGTCACCAAGAAGGGCAAGCCCCGCGCCGTCCTGGTCTCGCACGAGTGGTGGCAGCGCATGTGCGCGCTCGAAGCCGGGCGCGGCAACGAATCCTGATCGCTCCCCCGTGAGCATCTGATCCCTCCCCTACTCTCTGGACTCCCCTGTGATCCGGTGCGACCACTCGATCGCCTCCGGGTCGATCGGCTCCACCTGATGCACCGGGTTGGCCTCCGGCAGGGCGCACAGCTCACACCGGCCCCGGTTCCGGTGGTCGCGGCTGCCGTCGTCCTGGTACAGGTGCCGCCGGACCTGGGTGACCGCGCCCCGCTTCGACACCCTCCGGCGGCCCATCACGCCGCCAGCTGATCCGAAGGCAGGTCCGGCACCGCAGCGGGCCGGCGGCCGTACTCCAGCCGCTTGCGGTCCATCTCCTCCCGCCGGTAGCCCACCTCGCACGCCACGTCGACCAGCTCGCCACGGGCCACATGCCGCCGGTAGGCCGGGGCGGTGCCGCACGGTGATCCGCCGTCCAGTTCCATGCGGCGGACCCGGCGCCGGTCCCGCATCGGGAACCGGTCCAGCTGCGTCCACCACACCAGCTCACTGATCGGCCGGTCCACGTTGATGCAGGCTGCGGCCAGGATCGCCACATCCCGCAGCTCCGTCACGTCCAAGCCGTCCAGCTCCCGCGCGACGGCGTCGGCCGGTTCGTCCCGCAGCCGCACCGCCAGCTCCATGGCTACCCGCAGTAGCCGCTCGGCCCGCCGGTCGGGGTCCTCATGCGGCGAGGGTGTGCCCATCGCTGCTCACCTCCTCTGTGTCGTCGGTCTGGTCCGGGTGGTCCCGGCGGTAGTGGGAGTCGAGGTCTGCCATGGCCACGTCCAGGTCGTCGTACTCGCCCATCGCGGACACGGGCTGCCAGGCGGCCTGCTCGCAGCCCGGCTCGCCGCAGCGCCACCGGGGCGACCTATCCACCGGGACCGGTGATCGCGTCGTAGAGCCTCAGCGCCCACTTCGCATCCCCCAGCGCGGTATGGCGCTCCTCCTCGTCCGGCGACTCCACCCCGCAGGCAGCGGCAAGGTCGTCGGACTTCCACGGCAGCCGCGTCAGGATCTCCATCGGCAGGCCGGCGTTGTGTGCGCCGGCCTGCGCGCGGCCGTGGAGCCACCCCAGCGCCAGCGCCTCCACGTCGATCAGGTGGTAGTGCCAGCCGGGCGTCAGGCCGTGTCGACGCAGCAGCGTCGCCAGTACCTCGGTGTCGAAGTTCGGGACCGCGCCGATGATGTGCGCGCCGTGGGTGACGCGGGCGACATGGCGAGCGGCCTCACTGGGGGATAGGAGTTCCCCGAGTCGGCGGTTGGTGACGGGCCACGAGAACGGGTGTGGCAGGTCCTTGGCCAGGTAGCGGCCGTACGGATGGCGGTCGTAGAATCTGCCCACCTTCAGCGCGAACGGGTCAGCGTCGGCCAGGTCTACCTCTACGTAGAACTGCCATCCAGACTCACCGTTGTCATCGCGGCGGATCATGGCGATGTCCCACGCCTGCCGCTGCGGATGCAGCCCGGTGGTTTCGGTGTCCAGCGCGCAAATCGGTGTCATGCCCTCTCCTCAGTTGATCCGTGCTGCTCGCTCTGTCGCTCGTCGCGTTCCCGCTCGTACCGGGCGGTCAGCTCCGCCAGCCGCGCCAACAGTCCCGGGGTCTCCTGCGCCGGCTTCGGCCCGAGGAACCCGTACAGCTGGCCGCAGACGACGCAGACGAACTCGGCGCCCCGGAACTCGAAGGTGCCCACCAGCGGCTCGTCATCGAGGTGGCAGGTCGCCACCCTGCGTTCCTTGCCGGTGGCCATGTCCAGCGCCAGCGCCACGTCTACCGGGTCGTGAATCTCAGCCATCAGCCCACCTCCAGCGGGATCGGGTCGTGCACGTTCAGCCCTGCCCGTACGGCGCGGCGATAGAGATCCCACGTGCCCCGGGATCTCGCCACCGGCCCGGCAGCGGGAAACACCAGCACGTGGTCGGCGCGCGGGACAAGGTCCACCATGGTCTGGTTGCGGCGCCGTCCGGCGTACGGGCAGTAGGTGCTGCCGTCGCGGCGCCGTTTGCGGTGTGGCCAGTCGGGGCAGCCACCCAACTCCTGCGGGACCGTCAAGTCACAGGTAGGCCAGTCGGCGGGCATCGCCTTGACCTGCCAACCCCACGACTCAGCCAGCTCGGCGGCGATGGTGTCTACTCCGGGGGCGTCGCCGTGGATCAGCACCGCATCGCACCACCGGCCGCCGAACGCAGCCTTGATCCCGTCGGCGATGGTCGGCCGGTGTAGGACGGCGGTGGCGTGCCGGGTGCCGGAGATCAGTACGTGCTTCACCGGGTCACCTCCTGCGGCACCGGCTGCCCCTCGCCGGGGCACGGCTGCGGCCGGGACGGGTCCCGCCTGTGCCACGGGATCACCCTGCCGAGTAGCCCCAGCGTCACCGGCCGCAGGCACTCCGGGCAGATCGTCTGCGGAAGCAGCCGGGGCATCAGGAGAACTCCCCGGCGTAGAAGTGGAACCCTTCCGGGTCACGCCACTCCGTGTCGGCTGGCACCCGGAACGTCGAGCTGCCGAGCATGCCGTCCTCCCACTCGCGGGCGGCTTCGCCCGGTGGCTTCAGTCCGTCCAGCCACACCACCGGGTCATCGACCAGCCGCCGGTACTCATCCCACAGCTGCCCGGTCCGCTCGGTGAAGACCCGCCGCCAGTCGGCGCGGGTCAACACCGGGAACCCGAACGGGGAACACGGGTAGTGACCCCACTCGGGATGCTCGTCGCTGGACAGTAGGTGCGGGTAGGCGCGGAACCCGAACGACCATCCCGCGCTCGACTTGCCCACGTGGTGTTCGTCGTACCGCCCGCACTCGTTGCACGGGGCGTCACGCCAGTAGTAGTTGGTCCCCATCGCTCAGCCTCCCAGCAGTCCGTAGCAGTGCGGCCGGCCGCACCGGTGGTCGTAGCGCTGGTAGCCGTCGATCAGCCGCAGCCGGTGCGCCACCTCCATTGCGGCTCCGGTGATCCGCCAGTGGCGCCACCGCTGGCAGGTGTGTTCGTCCGCCCCATCAACCCACCGGCGCATAGCCCACCGGGCTCCGGTGGCCGTGAACGCCCAGCCGCGTGCCACCCGATCCGCCTCCGCGAGCGGCTGCCCGCTGACCCGGTACCGGACATGCCAGCGCCAGCGGCGGTGCCAAGGCGGCAGGCTCGGGTTGACGGAACGCAGCACCCACCGGTCCGAGACGTAGATCCGCGCCACGTCAGTCCACCTCCCCGGCGGAGTCCACCGGCTGTACCGGGTCGGTGCCTACGGGAGCCGGGTCGGCGAGTGCTTCCGCGACCGCCTCAGCGACGTGCACCAGCGACCGACGCCACGCTTCGGCGTACGTCTCGTGCGTCTGCTCTCGGGGGAAGGTGACCTGGAGGCATGAGCACGTTGGCCACCACCGGCCCACCGTCCGCAGGTAGTCGGCAGCGGGGGCGTGTTGCGTCAGCACATCCACGATCCGGTCAGCCAGCACGGGACACCACCGGATACTCCCGGACCCGCAGATCCTCCGGGAAGCCGACGATGTCGTGATGGTGGGTGCCCCACCGGGAACCGAGTTGCTTCACGAACACGGCCGTTCCGGCGGCCTTGCATTGCCGCACCAGCAGCCGCGCCCACTCCAGGTCCATCGGCCGGGTGCCGGGGCCGGACTCTCCACCTACCACGCACCAGTCCAGCGGCGGCATCTCCTGCGTCGTCCACTCCACCGGGCTCTCGTCGGTAGAGCAGTCCAGGCATTCGTAGTAGGTGCCCTGGTAGTCCCGCTCGTGACCGGAATGGTCATCCGGGGCAAGGTTGACCTCGCCAAGCAGCGGCTCGGCGCTGATCCACCGGACCGCCGCCGGGGTGTCCAGGAGCGCCGGGATGCGGATGTCCGCCCACTTCTGATCCTCGACACTCACGCCCACCCACACGTTCGGCAGTACGCCAGGGAACCAGCGCGGCCCCTCCATCCAGTCGTACAGCGGATAGGCCGCGCCTTCCGGCGGGGTACCCATGCTGTAGAGCATGTCGGCGAACAGCAGGGCCCGTGGCGATGAGTAGACCTCCCGCACAGCCTCGGGACCTCGGGGCATCGGCGGCATGCCGTTGTTGTTCGCTACCGACTCGTCGCCGGTCGTGTCGTGCCACCGCTTCAGCCAGGAACGCATCCGGCCGTGCCGCTTGGTGAGGATCTGGAAAGTGTGCTGTGGACACTGCGCCATCACCTCCCAGACTTGGGCGATGAAGCCGTCGGGAACATCGGCGTGGAACAGGTCGCTCATCGAGTCCACGAACACCATGGCCGGCTTGCGCCACCGCAGAGGCTGCGTCAACCGGTCTTTCACCAGGTTGACCCGGCCGGTCCAGTCGAGCCGCCCGTCGACGTACCCCACCGTGCCCTCGTAGGCGGGTAGCCGCTGCTGCCGGGCACCCATGCGTATCGCGTAGCAGCCGTCACAGCCGGGGGACACGCGGTCACATCCGACGGTCGGGTTCCAGGTCCGCTGGGTCCATTCGATCTTGCTGTTAGCGGCCATCGGGGTCCACCTCCTGTTGCTTGTCCCGCAGTACGAGCGCCCGCCCGTACGGGGTGTCCTCCTGGGTCAGTGGGGCGTCGGTGCCGAGCATCAGCGGCTCGCCGTACCGCTGCTGCCACCAGTCGCAGACGGTCAGCAGCACCGCAGCGGACAGCCGTGCGTCGACCGGCAGCGGCAACACCAGCAGCGGCCGGTTCGCTGCGGTCAACTCCAGCAGCGCCCGAGCGAAATCAGACATCAGCACCTCCTGTGCAGCAGTCGGCTACCCAGCCGTGCCCCTCCGGGTCGGCGGTGATCGTCGCGCCGGCCCGGAACGGCTCGCCGCAGTCGGCGCACCTGCCCGGATATCCGGCGGTGATCGTCACCACGGCCCGCGCTGGTGCCGGTTCCCGGCCGGGGTCAGGGATGCGGCGGCAGTGGGCACACTCGTCGGGCAGCAGCTCCGTCACCACGCAGCGGTCAGGCATCAGCGACCACCTCTCGAATGGTCAGCAGCAGTTCCCCGGCTGGCCCGTACGGGCGTGCCGGGATCGGATCGCCGGGCAGGATGTGCAGTGCGGTGATGTACGAGTCGTTGTCGTCGGCCACAACACCGGCGTCTACCACCCCATCGACAGCCGCCTTGATCGACGGGTAGACGTTGGGCGCGTCGCGGCGTACGCGGTCGTCCGGGAATCGCACCACCGCGGTTAGTTCAGCCTGCGCGAGCCGGGGCACCCGGGCCTGCTGGCAGAACGTGCGGCCGGCCTTGCGCCACTCCTTCACGTCGCCCGCCTGGGCCCGCCGGTCCCGCCGCTGGTTGACGTTCAGCCACGGCACCGGCGCCTTGATCCGTAGCGTCCACTGCCGGCCGGTCATCCGGCCGCCGCCTCAGCCTTGCGCCGCCTCAGCAGCGCCTTGCGTTCCCGCTCGGTCATGCCACCCCACACCCCGTGCGGCTGCCGGGTGTCCAGGGCGTACTGGAGACAAGCCGGCTGAACTTCACAGCGGCGACAGATACGCCGCGCCTCCACGGTCGAGCCCCCCTTCTCCGGGTGGAACGCATCCGGGTCGGTCTGCGAGCACAGCGCCCGTTCCTGCCAGCTCAGGTCCGCAGTCATCGTCGGCCACCCGCGTCCAGCAGCCGCCCGATCTCCCGCTGCATACGCGCGTCGTCGTACTCAGTGCCCGGCGGCACAGCGGCCATGGTGGCTGTCAGGAACATCGCCACCGGCGCGGCGCAGCAGGACAGCAGGATGGTGCCCGCGTGGGATTCCAGCCGGATCATCAGCCGTCCGCCGGTCGGCCACACCCGTACGTCGCCCAAACCTTCCGGCTCAGCCAGGCCCGCCAGCAGCAGGTCGCGGCCGAACGTCCACGGCACCGGCCCGTCGTCGCCGCGCAGCTCCACGGTCACAGCCAGCGGATTGCCCGGGTCGTAGCGCACCTCGGCGTCGAAGTGCTCGTCGCCCTCGCCGCTGTCGACCCGGAACCGCACCGGCAGCCGGATCACAGCCTCACCCATCGCCAGCCTCCTTGCCGCGTAGCCGCTCCAGCTCGATCGGGTCGAACGTCCGCCCGTGGCATTCGCAGCGGCCGGTGGCGAGCCGGATGGTGTGCCCGCCCGCCTCCTCTGTCTCCTCACCGGAGAGCCACAGCCGTTGCACCGGACGGGGTCGCCACTGGAGCGCCCCGTCGTCGGTGCACGTAAGCACGTGGCACACCTCGTGCCATGTCACCGGGTCGGCCTCGTCACCGATCAGCAGCCACCAGCGCCACGGGTCGTCCGGTTCCAGGCTGTCGCCACGGCGGTACACCTGCTCGTCGGGCACCTCACCGGCGAGCACGTAGGCGCCGTTGGGTGGCTCCGGCAGCAGCGTCGGGTCAGCCACGGTCGCTCACCGCCTCGGCGTGCCGGCGTGCTTCGGCGGTCTCCCTGGCGGTGTAGTACTCCGACAGCTTGCGCGGTGTCCACGTGCACTCCCCGTCGTCGGCGACGAACACACCACCCGGAGGCCCCTCGTAACAGGCCCACAGCTCGTCATCCAGCTCGAACAGCGCCGGTGGGATCAGGCGGTGGGTGAAGCCTTGGCCGGCGGCCGGTGTGGTCGAGTGGCGGGGCAGCCCGTGCTCGGTGAGGGCGTGCCGCAGGTCCGGCGGCTGGTGGTCGGCCAGCCACGCCCGCGCAGTGTCGCCGGGCTTGCCCCGGCGTGGCTCCAGCCGGCCGCGCACGATCCGCCAGCTCTCCGGGATCACCCCGGAGCCGTCCGGCTCCAAGGCAACAAGCCGGTCCGGCCTTCCCCACATTCCGGTCCGCACGAGCGGACCCTTGTTCCCGCCCAGCGCCGCACAGTCCACACGCAGGCGGGGCAGGAACTCGGTCATCGCTGCCCGGGTCTGCCGGTAGACGGCCACGATCGCGGGGTCGTTGGTGGAGTATGCGTACTGCTCAGTCATCGCCAGACCCCTTGACCTCGAACCGGATCACGATCTCGTCGTCGCCGGGGAAGAACCGCAGCGCGTCGTCGCTCAACGCGGCTTCCTGCGACAGCCCGTGGACCTGCCGGAACTCGCGGGCCGCGACCTGCATCGCCTTGTCGACCTCGGCCCAGCAGGCACCCCACAGGCCATCGCAGGGCACCGTGTATTCGATGTGGCGGGTGGTGTACTCCCGACGGCTGTACGTGGCCATCAGCGTTTCGCCCCCTGCTCGCAGTCGCAGCCCGCCTGCTCGTGCCCGTCCTTGAACCGCTGCCAGAACTCGTCATCGAGCGTGGCGCGTGTCGCCAGCCGGGCGGTCACCCCTTCCCGCTGCCGTGCCTGCCGGTCGCGGGCACGTGGGTGCATCTCCCGCCACGCCGCCTCTTCGGTGGCGTAAACGTCCCGTGTCGTCGAGCCGGGCACCTGTGCGGCCATCAGCCCGTACGGATGCCCGCACCGGTAGGCGATCACCCACGTGCAGTCCGCGAGCGGCACCATCTGGCCATCCACGTTCGCGTACAGGTCAGCCACGGCGGTCACCACCCAGCAGCCGACGCAGATCCTCCAGCGACTCGACCTGGACCGACTCCATCAACGGGGCCGGAGCCGACCGGACGTGCTCCGCGTAGGCGCGTAGCCCGGTGGCAAGTTCAGAGCCGGACTCGGTGCCCTCCAGCGCGGCGACCACCTGCCGGTGGATCGCCCCCAACGCCGACGCCTGGTGGCTGCCCAGCGGCCGGATCTCCAGGTCGTCACCGTGCGGGTTGTCGTCCCATCCGGTGATGACCACCGGGCCGGCGTACGGCTGCTGACTCGCCCCCAGCCTGGCCAGAACACAGGCCCCGACCGGGTTCCGGGCGTAGAGGTCCGGCGCCAGCAGCCCGCAGTCGTTCACGAAGCCGGACAGCACCGGGTATCCGAGCTTCACCCTTGCCCACCCTTCCGGCCCGACAGCGGTGTTGATCCGCTCCAGCGTCGGCGTCTCCTGGTGGTGCGTCAGCGCGCCGTCGGCGGCGATCACGACGTAGCCGGCCATCAGTGCCGCCCCTGCCAAGTCTCGCCGTCTGGCCACACGATCTGCGGTACGTCTTTCACTACCCGGTACTGGCCTTCCTTGCTGACGACTCGCAGCCGCCACAGGTCCCCAACGTCTTCGCCTTCGCCCTGCAGATAACCCGAGCACTGGTGCCCGCCCGGTGAGCAGTACCGTGACACCAACTCGGCAACCTCGACCTCGATGTCGTATGCCTTGAAGGGGTCTTCCGAGATCGCCACGATGCCGACCACGGACCGCTTAGTCAGAGTGCCCTCGTCGGTTTCTACGGTGTCCTCTTCGACCCGCAGCCGGACGCATTTGCCGCTGCCCTCGGGCCAGCCCTTCAGGTACTCGTCGCCCTTGACGACACCCCAAGAGATCTCCGGGTTGAAAGCAATCTCGCCGGTGACGTGCGTGTTGTAGCCCATCAGCCGCTCGCCTTCTCAAACTCCGACGTGTGCATCCAGTCGTCGCCCAGCCCGCCCGGGTCCTTGAACCGGAACGTCTCCGGCCCGAACGAGCACTCCGGACCCTCATCACAGGTGCCGATCTCCAGCACCTCCACCACGAACGGCACCCCGGGCATCTGCACCCGATCGCCGATCTCGAACTTGGTCATGTCAGTTCTCGCTTCCGTTGTCGTTGCCATCTGTCCACGCCGGGTCATGGGTGTAGGAGTTGCAGCGGTCTGGCTGCCCGCACTGGCACATCTGGCCCGGCGCGTGCTTCGGGCAACCGGGATGCGGGTAGGCGATCTCGGCGGACGGGACACCCACGTCGGAGCCGGTCAGGCACATCCCGTCACACTCAGCCGTGGCGGGCATCGGCTCGCTCAAGGTCCGACCTCCTCAAATGGAATTACCAACCCGTCGTCGGTCAGGTACGACAGCACTCCCCGGTACACCACCGGCTCCTGGGTAGGGATCTGGTGCCGCTCCAGCCGCAGCCCGAGATCCTTCGACTCGTCGTCCCGGGCGTGGGTCCAGTCGTGGCAGGTGCGGCAGGCGTACAGCAGGTTGGACAGGCGGTCGTTCTCGACCTTCGCCTCACCGAACCGGCCACCCGCACCCACGCCGATCCGGTGCGCCGGGTCGGTTGCCTGCCCGCTGCACCCGTTGAGGGTCATCTCGCACCAGCCGCCGCTGCGGGCCACCAGCGCGGCCCGTACGTCGGCGGGTACAGCCGGCCGGTAGCGGGTGGTCAGCGACGGCTTGACCGGCTTTCCGGCTGCTTCGGCGGCCTCCCGCCGCTTGCGGCCGACCTGCGCCAGGCCGGTCTTGCGCTCCAGCGGCTTGGACGCCTGCAACGGCTTGCCGCGCGCCAGCGGAGTCCTACGCAGCATCGTCGGCCCCGTCCTCGTCGGGTACCGGCGGAAGGTGCAGGGCGGCGGCCACGTTCGCCAGCACCGTCTCTGCAGCCTCCGCCAGCACCGGCTTCGCCCCGTCGGTGGCGCGCATCTGTAGCGCCAGCGGCTCCCCACCCGCCTTGACCGCAAGCCCAGGGATTACGGTGCCTTCGGCGTCGAGCACCTGCTCCCCATCCACCCGGGCCGCCTGGACGGTGGCTGTCTGGAACGCGGGCCGCACCTGGACAACGGTCTCCACCTCGCCCGGATGGGTGGCCTGCACCCACTTCGCGAACGCCTCCGGATCGGCGACATGCACCGTCTCGTGGGAGACGGGCAGCCACACCGACGCCAGGTCAGGCAGCCGCCACGTTGGGGCGGTGCCCTGCTCCTCAAACTCGGCGCGTGCGTCGGCTGCCAGCCGCGCCTTCCACTGCGCGGCGCGGGCGTAGGCGCGTTTCGCGGCGGCCTCCCAGATCAACGCCTGCCGTACCTGATCCGCCCGGTTCATGCCGCCACCGCCTCAGGCGACACAGGCCGCTCCTGCGGGGGGTTGTGCAGCGTTACCTTCCTTGCCCGGATCGCATTGGCGAGCCTGTCCGCCTCCGCCTGCGTGATCTCGCCCTTCTCCAGGGCCGGGGCTATCCCGTTCCAAACCGTCCTGAGCCCGGCCTCGTCCGGGGCTTCCTCGACCCCCACGGTCAGCACCACGTACATCTGCGACTCGGGAGCCTCTTGTCCGGCGATCATCGGCACGACTTCCCGCGTACCGCCGGTGGCCGCGTCCCAGCCGTACCGTTCGAAGATCAGCCACTCCAGGCTGAACCGGGGCACCGTCTGCTCACGGTCCACACCCGGCTGGATGCCGCCGCTCACCGCCCGCAGCTTGATCAGCCGGGGGTTACCGTCGCGGGTGAGCCGCACCCAGATCGGCATCGAGGTCGGCAGCGACTTCTGGCCGGCAACCTTCCAGGTCTTCTTCTTCGACGGCTGCCCGTTCTCGAAGAGCGTGACCTCCTCACCGCGCGACAGCAGGACAACGATGCCCTTCGACGTGAGGAAGAGACTCATCAGCTTGCGCCACCGCGCGGTGGCGTCGTTCCAGTAGTTGCTGGTGATGTCGATCTCTGCGTTGGGGTCTTCAGCTAGCAGCTGCTTGTTCTTCTTGCTCGAACGGGCACGGTTGTCGGCCCACTCGCTGAGCATTTCCCAAACCGCCCCGATCTGGTCCACGACCAGCACCGGCGGCAACTCGCCCGCATCGGAGGCGCGGAACGTCTCGTCGCGGAAGTCGCGGCATGCGCCGTAGAGGGCGTGCCAGTCCCACACCTCATGCGCGTTGGCGGGCTGCACGATCTCATAGCGGACGTTCGGGATGGCCCCGTACTGGTCGGCGGTGGACTCGTCGCCCAGCTCGATCCAGTACGTGCGGCCGACCTTCGGCGACGCGGACAGCTCCGCCGCGGTCCAGCTGCGACCGGAGCCGGTCTCGCCTTCCAGCAGCACCACCGGTGGTGGCACCTTGCCCGTTGGCTGCCTAGTTCGTAGCGTCATCAGTTGCTCGCCTCCCTCAGAATCTCCAGCGCGTCGTACTCGGCTTGCGCCCAGCTGTCCACCACGCGCCGGTTGCCGCCCACGGGCCGCACCTCCCACGCCCCCGGCACATCCCGGGAGGGCACCACGTACACGACACAGCGCATCAGCCCGTCGCGGAGGATGCGGTAGTGCACGGCGGTCGGGTTGCTGTACCGGCGCACCGCCAGCGGCGGACGCTCCACAGTCGAGGCGGTCATGCGGCACCCCCGTATCGCACCCGGCTCCGGCGCCGCTCCCGGACCTCATCCAGGCTGGTGGTTTCACCGAGGCCGATCAGCAACTCACGAAACTCGTCGCTGTGCGTCTCGATCAGTAGGGCGATCGCCCGCAGTTCTTCCAGTAGCTGCGGCGAACCGGGTGCCCCGTAGCCGACCTCCCTGCGCATCGCGGCTACGGGGTCCTGCTCCCAGGCGGGATGCCGGCTGGCGGTCTGCCAGCAGGTGATGCAGGAGGTCATCGCCGAGCGGGTCTTGCCCTGCGCTGTGACCTTCGCCGTGAACTCGTCGCGGGTCAGAACCCGGCCGATGTCGTTGGTGGGTCGGCCGCATTCGGTCAGTGCTGCCGCATCCCGCCACGGCGGTACCGGGCGTAGCACGTGGTCCACCGGCTCCGATGCGGTCACCGGGTCACCTCCGGGCAGGTCACATCACGCCCGCCCGCCTGCCAGCCGGCGAGCATCTGGTCAGTGGTCACAGCCAGCGCCGGCAGTCCGCCGTACTGGCGCACATCGGCGGCCAACTGCCGCACCAGGCCAGCGGCCACGTGCTGCTGAAGGTCATCGTCGATCAGCACCCACGGCCCGTTCTCGACCCAGCCGACCGTGATGTCGTCCAGGGCGATCAGTCGCTCCCGCCGCTCAGCCCGCATCCGGCGGACCTCCACAACCTCCGCCGTCGTAGCGGCGAGGGACAGCGCCAGCGCTGTCAGGGCGATGATCAGCCCGGTCACGACTGCTCACCCCTCGGGGTGAGGTGCACCAGCTCCACGGTCCAGCCACGCCACTGGCCGGTCAGCTCGTGGAAGACCTTGTCCAGCCGGCGCGGCTTGCGATCCTTCGACTTCCAGCCCTCGGCGCCGTGGTGAGTCCACCACTTCTGCCACCGGTCGCGGTCGTCCATGTCGTCAACATGGAGCTTGATTTGGTGGTCGTAGTCGCGCGGGTAGACGATGTAGCTGATCGGCTGCGGTAGCCCTTCCACGCGGGCGGCTGCGAGCATCCGCGCCACCACCGCATCGGTAGCTGTGGCCGGTTCGGTGTCCGGCAGGCTGTCCGGGATCATCCCGGCGCAGGTGCGGGTGTCAGGCATGGTGGTCACGTCCCTTCGGGGGTTGAGTTGGGGTCGCCAGCGGGCGGCGTCGGCCACGGCAGGGTCGGCCAGGGTTGGGCTGGCACCGTCCGGCACGCCACCGGTAGACGGTGGAGGCAGCGACGGACAGGTCGTCGGCGAGCTGGGCGACGGTCCAGCCGGCGTCGCGGATAGCCCGGACCGCTGCCCGTATGTCGCTGCCGGTCGCGGTAGTCACCGCTGACCTGCTTCCGGCTGACTGCCGCACCAGGTGCAGTAGCGCTGCCCTGGCTCGGTGGGGTCCCCACACGGCTGGTGGACCCACTCGCCACGGACGATCCCGACGGGCCACACCATCGGACAGGTGTCGGCGGGCTGGCTGGTGGCCGGGGTGTCGGTGCTGTTCGTGCTGTGGCCCATGCGACTCGTCTCCCTGGTAGTGGACGCCCTCACGTTCACTACTGTAGCATGTCCTATAGGACTTGCACTAGTTAGTCCCCTACCAACTACCCGAGTAGGTGCTACATGGCAGCCGTTGCTATAGCAGGTGCCACCGAAAGTCCTAGTGCAGAGCGGTACGATCCGCTGATGGCGACCAAGACGGAGCTGATGGGCATCGAGGCGGCGCGGCTCCCGCTCGGGAAGCGGTCCGCGCTCGCAAAGGAAGAGGGTGTGCATACGGTGCTCACCCGCTTCGGACAGCCGGAGACCGTGCTGGTGCCGATGGAGTGGTATCGGCAAGCCCGGGAAAAGCTCGGCGAGCCCACGGACCTGTAGATGGCGCACACCCGGCCAGGAGGACGGTCCTGCACACACCGCAGATACAGAATGACCTGCGACGAGTACGACGAACTCCGGGCGCGAGCGGATGGCCGCTGCGAACTCTGCGGCATCCCGGAGCAAGACACACCTCACCGCGTCCTGTTCCTTGACCACGATGCCCCTGTAGGCGACTACGCCGTTCGGGGACTGCTGTGCAATACCTGCAACAGCGGGCTGCATCTGCCCAGCCGGCAAGGGCCAGCAGTTGACCGGTACCTGACAAACGCCTGGTACCTCACCAGCCCTCGCCGGGCGGCGCGTGTGCAGGTGGAAGCGGAGCGCGAGAAGCGGCGCGCGGGGCGCCTGGCGTCGCTGGATGCCGCGACTGCCGAGTATCGGGCGACCTCCGCCAGGCTCGGTGAGGCACGAGCACGACTGAAGTCCACGCGGGAGGCACTGGGTCGCGCTAGGCGATGACTGCGCGGCCACCTACGCCACCCCCAGCGACCGGAGATCGGCCAGCATGGCGGCAGCGTTTCCACGCCGATCCAGAACCGGCTCCGGTGCCCCCTCAGCCAGGGGTCTGATCCGGCGTACGTGCTCGGGTCGCCACGCCACCCCGATCACCTGGCCGGCCGGGTCGGTGGCCACCTGATAGCCGGTGATCCACAGGGCGTAGTAGTGCTCGGCCGCCTGTCCTACCCGGTGCTGACTGTCGGGGCTGTCCATCCATCCGGCGCAGTTGCAGCCGGCCACGTTGCAGGACAGGCCACCCACATCAACGGGACTGCTGCGGTAGTGGGTCATCCGCCCGGCCAGCATGGGGCACGCACCCGCTGAATACCTGGCGCACTCCGGATGCAGAGCCGGTTCGGCCGTCCACCCGGCGTCGAGGTCCCGTTGCCGCACCATCACCACCGCCGGGGAGGTCAGCGGCTCGGCGTCGATCTGACACAGCCGCTGCTGCACGCAGCGACGCATCCGCGAGTTGTGCACCGCCCCGAGTACGTGCCGACCGTCGCCGGACTCGATCGAGATGTACGGCACCACTACGCCGCCGACGGTGGGGCGGGCGGCGAGTCGGGTCGGGATCGGCGGAGTCTCAGCCACCTACACCACCCCCCGGTCGCGGAGGGCGTAGTCGAGGGTGTTCTGGTCGTCTTCGTCTACGGCGGTCAGCGGATCCTCGGCGTAGACGAGCAGCACCTCCCGCGCCCGGGTGATGTCCGCCGGGCCGATCAGCTTGGTTTCGCCGTACAGCAACACCTCGAACAAGCGGCCGTCGGTGCCGTGCACCCACTGCGGCAGGCAGCGGATCAGGCAGTCCTCGAAACCGCCCCCGTCCCGGTAGCTGCCGGAGGCGATCCACAACGTCCCGCCGTCGGCCACCGTCCACGGCTTAGTGGCCGCGGTCTCCAGGTCGATCAGGTCAGCCATCGGAGCCGCCGCCCTTGCGCCGGTTCTTCCACGGGTCCGGCGCCGCCTGCCGCTGCCACCCGTCTGTGCATTTCGGGCACACGTCGCTGACCGACTTCGACTCGCCCCCGCCCATGCGGACCTTCTCGGGGAACCGCCAGCCTTCGCTGTAGGCAGCCGCCCGGGCCTCGATCACCGAGGCGTACTGGATGTCCATCCCGTACTGCTGGCTACAGCCGTCGCAGACCAAGGTGTGGAAGCTGACCGTACGGGTGGCCATCAGCTGTCACCACCGATCAGCGGCTCCTGACCCGGCAGCGGTACGGCGGTCGACGGGCAGCCGTCGGCGTGCCTCGGCCCATCCTCAGACTCGGCCTGCTCCTCCCACCGGGCCATCCACAGCCCGCATGCGGAACACTGCTCATGCCGCACGCACTCGCCGCACACCAGCGGCCGGCCCGGATACCGATTGATCCGCCAACCGTCGGTGTCGTCCTCGTCCAGGTTCGGGATGAACTCGCCGAGCTTCGCCAGGTGCTCCACCGGAAACGCGACCGGCTGCTCGGACTCGAAGTCCAGGTACGGCTCCTGACATTCGGAACAGTGCACCGTCCATAGCAGCACCGGCCGGGCATCCATCAGCGGCGGTGGGTCGCCGCCGGCCAGCTCCCGCAGCCCCACGGCGGCGAAGTGGCCCATCGGCACGGACGGAGCCGGCTTCTGCCACGACCACGCATCGGGTGGGTTGTCGTCCCGCATCGCCTGCGCCATGCGGGTGATCGCCGCGACTCGCGTCTCCCGCTTGCTTTCGTCGCTCATCGACGGGCCTCCCATTCGTCTGGAGTCGGTTGCCGGCTGCGGTAGATGCCGCTTCCGCTGGTGCGCACCGGCTGCGTATGCCTCACCGGCGACCGCCGCTGCTTGTGCCGTCCGCCGAGCCGGGTCATCAGCACCGTGGAGGGTTCGGCTATCGCCGCTGGGGCGAGGCGGCCACGGCGCTGCCTGCGCTCGGCCCGCAGCGCCAACCCCAGCAGGGTCAGGGACAGGGCGGCCAGGATGCCGACGCCACCCCACTGCATCACCGGCACCCAGTGGTGCTGCAGGAAGCTCAGCACCGGTCCACCTCCGCGAGGTCGAACAGCGCCGGCTGAGAGTTGTCGCTGCGGCTGCGGGGGTGCGGATGGCACAGGCACGCCGCTGCGGACAGGTTCGGCTGTCCGTCCGGTTGCAGGGCGCCCCAATGCTCGGCCCACGTCCGCCCGTCGTCCGTCAGTCCCCACAGGATCGTGTTGCCGAGGCTGCCGATGACGTGACCACGCCAGCCGTAGCCGGCCGGCCAGGTTCGCGGGTAGCCGCCGTAGCCGTGCTGGCATACCCAGTCACCGGCCTGGTACGGGCTGCGCGGCGGTACCGGGCCGACCGCGACGGTCAACGCCACGGTGCCGTCGGGCGCCCACACGATGTGGTCGGCGTAGTGGCCCGCCGCGGGGCGTAGGACTGCTGTGGTCACGGCACGCAGCCGATCCACGGTGCGGTGGCTACCGGGGTGCGTTTCGCGGGCCGCAGCAGGTCGCGCCAGTCCGAGCGCAGCCGCAGGCTCGCCACGGTCTGCGGACGGGCCACGGGTTTCGCTGCGGCGCGTAGCTCGGCGGCCCAGGTGTTGACCCGCCGCTCGGCGATCTCACTCCAGGAGCGGCAGCCGCGTCGCCAGGCGGCGTGTCCACCGCTTTCGGTGGCTAGCGGCGGGGCGGTGGCCTCCCGACGGCTACGGAGCCGCCGCCACGCCACGGTGCCGTGGTGCTCCACCGTGATCGCCCACGCCCGTGCCGCATCCGGCACAGCCGCCAGCCAGGCGGGGGTCTGCCGCAGCATCACCACCGCGCTGCCGAAGGCGGCTGCGGCGACCGTGGCCACCCACACGGTCCGCCGTCGCCAGTCCAGCACCTGCCACGTGCTGTAGCGCCGCAGCATCCGGATCGGCCGTTTCAGCACCGCCGGTAGGGGTGCCCGCCACGGCCCAAGCTCAGGAAGCGGCTCCCCCCGCAGATGCGCCCACGGGAACCGGTGCACGGGTGGGTGGGTGTCGGTGTCGTCGCGGCGGCGTTCGGCCCGTTGGGTGACCGCCTCCGGTTGCTCCACCGGGTCGTCGGTGGCCGCGAACACGTCGTACGGGTCTCCGGAGTCGTCCCAGTCGGCCTGCTCCGGACCCATGCCGGTCAGCTCCCCGCGTGCCGTCACCGACTCGCGGGCGGCCACGGCCTCCGGCGTCCCCAGCGATGACGCTTCGATGAGCGTGTCCGTGCCCCGGACGGCGGCCAGCGCCAGAGCAGCGTCGGCACGCACCGGCCGGTACGGCTCGGGCTCGGGCAGTCCTTCGTCGCGGGTGGGTAGGTCGCTACCGGCCACGGTGACCGGTGTGGCGCCCATCGCCACACGGCCGATCGCGGCGAGGGACTCCCGCTGGACCCGAAGGCGGTTGGCGTCCCACTGCTGCTGCCGGTGGGTCAGCCACCGCTCCCGCTCCTGGTGCCACCGCACCAGCAGCGCACCAACGGCGCCGCTGACCACCGCGACGGCCACCATCAGCCACACCAGCACAGCAACGGACATGGTCACAGTCATCGGTCGTCGTCCTCCTGGGTCCGTGGTATCGGGTACCTGCCGCGTAGCCACTCATCGCCCCATCGGTCCACATCGGCGAGTTGGTCTGCGATGGCGGCGAACTGGGTCGCCCACGGCGGGTCTGTCTGCTGCCACGGCACCGGTCGTTGCAGCGCTGCGTAGCCGGGGTCGGCGGGCTCCCGCTGCCCGTCGTCGACCAGCTGCCACGCCGCCCGCCACGCAGCCGCCCATTGGGGCCACACGACCGTCAGGAACCGCACCAGCACCAACGCCAGCGCCACGGTGGCCACCCACCCCAGCGCGGTCACCGCGCACCACCGAGGCAGGCGGGGCAGAGGGTCCCGGACAGCATCCGCAGCGTCCCGGCGGCGATCCGCCACCCGGTGTCCTGCCCACACACGGCGGTGCGACGGTCGCGGGTCAGGTGCCCGATTTCCCCGATGGCCACATGGAGCACGAGCACGTCGTCGGTGCCGTCGAGGTCCGCCAGGGAGCGCACCGTGGGCGGGGCCGGGAACAGGGCGGCCAGCCACGGCTCCCGCATCACCTCTTCGACCACCATCGCCAGGTGCAGCACACCGGCGTAGTGGTCGGCCCGCCGCAGTGCGGTCACCTCGTCGGCGAAGCAGCCGTAGTGCCGGATCGGGGCGTCGCGGGTGTGCACGTCGAACATCACGCCACCGCCGCGAGGTCGAACAACGTTGGCATCGCCAGCTCAGCCTCGGCGGCCTGGAGATACTTAACCCCGTCGAGGAAGTAGCCCGGGTTCAACTCCACAGACCGCCCCTGCCGACCCAGCTTCAGTGCCCGAACCGGCACCGTGAACAGCCCGCCGAACGGGTCGTAAACCAGGTCTCCCTCGTTGCTGTACCGGCGGATCAGCCGGTCCACAATGTCGAACTGCAACGGACATACATGCATCGCCTGCGCCCGGCGTGACTGCTCCGTGTTGAGGGTCAGCATCCGGTTGATGTCGTGCCACACGTCGGGGTGATGCGATCCCGGAGCGAGTGCCATGAACGTGGCCGGCAGCGCCCCACGACCCTCCAAGGCCTCGCCGATGCGGACGTGCGCCTCGTAGTCGTAGACCTGCCGCAAGGTCTGCTCGGTGAACAGCCGGGACATCTGGTCGTGTGGCAGCGTGGCCAACTCTTCCGGTGTCAGGTGTCGCTCACCCGAGGAGCGCCAGAAGGCGTGCGCGTCGACCTGCCACCGAGAGCGGGTGTACTCCTGCTTCGACTTCGCCACCGGCACATCGGCGTAGCCCTTGGTCCGATCGGTCTGCGGCTTGTGGAACAGCAGGATGTACTCGGGTGAGCCGGCGCCCATCTTGGTTGCGTCCTTGCACTGCTCCGACCAGCCCAGCCGATACGTCTGGTTGTTCTCCCTAACCACATCGGTAACGACCGTGATCATGCCCATGTAGTCGAAGCCGTGCTTACGACTATGGGCGATCGCCTCCGCGTGGAACGGCGATACCGTAGGCACTCCAGCGCCGGTCACGTTGCCGAACAGGATGCGGTCCTTGACGTGGCAGCAGTAGATGCGCCCCGGTCGTAGCACCCGCAGCAGCTCGGGCGTCAGATAGTCCATCTGAGTCCAGAAGTGCTGGTTGTCGTCGGTGTGCCCGAAGTCCTCGTACTGCGGGGTGTACTCGTAGTGGTTGGCGAACGGGATCGACGTGACGATCAAGTCGACCGATTCGCTGTCCATCGCCTGCGTCTCAATCACGCAGTCGTTGTTGGCGACCAGCCACCCCGCGCCGGACGCTTCGATGCGCTCCACGCCGATCGAGCGGGTCAGCGCCTCGGTGATGCCCCGCTGATCAAGCCCGTACTCACGGATGACCTCGGTCATCTTCGTCGTCAACTCCTCATGCTGTGCCCACTTGCGGCGCAGGGTCCGCACCACTTCCCGCTCGGACTCGGCGTGGATGATGTCGATGCGCACCCGCTCCGTCTGTAGAAACCTGTGGATGCGGTGGACGGCCTGTACGAAGTCGTTGAACGAGTACGTGACCCCGACGAAGATCGCCCGGTGGCAGTGCCGTTGGAAGTTGCAGCCGGACCCGGACAGCTCGGGCTTGGTGGCCAGCAGGCGACTTTCTCCGTCAGAGAAGTCGATGATCCGCTGCTCTCGGAGGTCAAGGTCCAGCGAGCCGTACACCTCAACCGCTTCCGGCAAAGCGCGCTTGATCGCGCGGCGCTCATCCTCCAGGTCGTGCCACAGGATGAAGTGGTCACCTGGTGAGGCGTTGACGATCTCGGCCGCCTTCGCGACCCGCGCGTCCAACGTGCTCCGCTTCTCCCGCGCCGCGTCGATCACGCCCAGAGCGGCGCCCCGGAACAGGTGGCCCTGACCGTCGCGGTCCACCGGTGATTCTGAGTGGTCCACCGGGATCTCGTGGTAGATCACCTCGATCTCCGGCAGGTCATAGCCTGTGTCGTCGTACCCGAGGTCGGAGGGCTTCTGTAGGAACACCGCCCAGGTGTTCAGCCACAGCCAGAACTCCCGTTCCTTATGCGGGTACAGGGTCAGGTGATTGGCCTTCGTGGAGTCGCGCTGGAAGAACCGCGTCAAGGCTTGTCCGGTGTCCATCACGCCCAGGTAGCCGGCGTAGTGGATCAGCTCCTTGTGCCGGTTCGGCGACGGGGTTGCGGTGGCCACGAAGCGGTACTTCACCGCGTCGAACAGCGTCAGGAACGTCTGGTAGGTCTTCGATCCGAACGACCGCAGCACCGACGCCTCGTCGAGGCTCACGGCGTCGAACAGTGCCGGGTCCAGCCGGCCGTCCCGCACCGACTCGTAGTTGGTCAGGTAGATGCCCGGCCCGTCAACGTCACGGTCCCACCGAACGAACGTCACCTGCGTGCCGAGCATCCCGGCATCACGGGCGAACTCCTGCCGCACCCCCAACGGGCACACGATCAGGGCCTTGCCGCCGATCCGCGCCAGAATCAGGCGCATGATCTCCAGTTGAATCACCGATTTGCCGAGACCGAACGCGGCAAAGACTGCCCGCCGGCCGCCCCGGATCGCCCATTGGACAATGGCACGCTGGTGCGGCTTGAGGATCGGGTGAACGTCACCAGCCGCCACGGCGAAGCCGAACGTCTGGCTGAAGTCGACCTTGGCAGCCAGGAACTCGGCGTAGCTGGTGGTGACGCTCATGACGCCGCCCCTGCTAGCCGTCGCCACGTGGTTTCCGAGCCGGCCCACCGCAGGTAGCACCCGTACGGGTCGCCGCAGCGGTTCCCACACGGGCACGGCACCGGCGGGCACCAGGGGCAGCCGGGGATAGGTACCCGGTGCGTCATCCCTCGGGCGTGGGCGTCCGGCTCCGGTGCCTCCCGTAGCTGGTCGACAGCCGCCGGGGTGCTCACGTCAGCCACCTCCAAAGGGCGGCGATGGCGCCTGCGCAGCACAGGCCGAACAGCACCATGCAGCCGGTGCCTGCGACGGCGGCACCGAGGGACCGATCCCGTACGTCGTCGCGGCTCACGACTCGGCCCGCCGCTGCTCGATCAGCTGCCGCCACGCGGCGGTCAGCTCGTCGTACTCCTCATCGGCGCTGCGGGTAGACGCGTTGAACCCGAGCCCTTCCGCAGTCCACTGGCCAGGGACTCGACGGCCAAGGTCGTCCAGCGCTTCGTAGTAGTCGCCGTGCAGCTGGCCCAGGATGCAGTGGCACGTGGCTTCCAGGTTGAGCCGGTCGAGGTCGATGCGGTCAACCCAGCCGGGCTGATGCTGGTCGAGCCAGGCGGCCCCGGCGTTGACCCGCTCGGCGATGCTCGCGGCGCTCACCGGTCGACCTTGGGGTGGATCCAGGCGTCGTCGTCCGGCAGTGGGTCCGGCTGGGTGCGTGCGGCCAGCGACGCCACCCGTACGGCGATGTCGCGCGGGTCCGGGTCAGGACGGGCAGCCAGCTCCGCCAACTGCCGCCGGTAGTGGTCGAGGACGGCCGGCTTGTCTATCATGGATGCCATCGGAATCACTCCTGTCTATGGGGTTCCGGTCAAAATCGCGGCCGGGTGGTGAACACACCTGGCCGCGTCCACGTCTGGGGGCCGGGTGGTGTGCCCAGGGGGGAAAGGCGCACCACCCGGCCGCCTGTGGTGGTGCCCGACCCGCCCCCGTGACGGGCCGGACACCACAGCCGTCCGCGCACACACCCCACCCCCATGCGGTGGGCGCTGGACGACGTTGCCCCGGCCGGGGGTGGTCAGGTGTGGGCTAACCCCACCCGGCCGGAAGTTGGTGGCACCCGCGCCACGCGGCCCCGGTGCGGGCGCGGGTGCCATGCCGCCGGGCACCAAAGAGGTGGGTGCGCACACAGCGGCAGCCGGCCGGCTGCGAACGGGCAGCGGCCGGAGCATGGAAAGGGTCCAGTGGACAGCCAGCAACCCGACGGCGGCGGCCAGCTTCAGTACCGCACCGGAGTCCACCGGCCACCAGCGCATCGCACCCAGCAGGGCGGCACCGGCCAGGACCGCGCCGAGTCCGCCGAGCAGCACGGCGACGGTGGCGGTACTGGGGCGCCACGTGGGGTCGAACGCCCACACAGCCAGACGGCGGATCATCGGACACCCGCGTACGCGTCGACGGCCAGCCCACACTGCACCTCGCTGGGTGGCTGCCAGCGGTCACCGGCCCGCGCCGCCTGCGGCAGATGGCAGTGCGCGAACGCCTCCGCGAAGTCTTCGCCACCCGCGTTCCACCACGGGTCGGCGTGCCACCAGCCGTCAACGTCGAGGCCACGCAGCCACGCCCACGCCCCCCGGTCCAACCCGCCGGCCATGTCCCAGGCGTGGCCCAGCTCGTGCAGCCACGTCCACGTCATGTCGTCGGTGCTGTGGTGCTGCTGCACCGCCAGCGTGATCAGGCGGTGGGTGGAGTCGGCGGTGCCGCCATGCTCGGACGCCCCGCACCGGTAGGCGATCAACCATCCGTCGGGCAGCGGCACCGTGCTGGTGGTGGTCACGTTGACAGCGCGGGCGGTTGCCTGGGCGCAGGACTCGCTGGCGTGGGCGACCGCACCGGCCAGGATGCCGGCACCGGCGAGGATCGCTGCCGCCGCGACGGTCGCGAGCAGACGCGGGCTCACAACGCACCGCCATACAAATCCTCAACCAGCGGCAGCAGCGGCTTACGCTCCACCACGGGCCGGTCACCGCCGAGTAGGCCGGTGAGGAACCCGGCCACGCCAGCGGCAAGCGCCAGCACGGCGACGATGGCAGCGAAGCGGCGGCGGGTCATGCCGACTCGACATCCCGATCGTCATCCGCTGCGGCCTGGGGGCCTTCCAGCCGGTCAAGCCGTTCCTGGATCTGCTGGTCCGACTTGAGCAGGTCTTCGATCAGGCTTTCGGTCCGGTCGAGGCGCCGGGCTGAGTCCTGTACCGCCGAGTGGATGCCGGACAGGATCATCAGCTGCCCCTCGTGGAGGGTCCGCTGAGCCTGGGTCAGTTCGTCGAGGCGGGCATGCCGCAGCAGTTCGATGCCGCGCTTGAGGTAGGACTGCGCGCGGTCCTTCTTCTGCAACGACACGGGCAGGTGCTCCTCGGAGTGGATGACCCGGTAGCCCACGTTTTCGACCACTCCGAGGTACCGCCGGTGCTCCCGCAGCAGGGTGGTGTTCGCTGCCCCGACGGCCCGGTACACCCGGTCGCGAGCTACCGGAGTGTCGAGCCCTTCCTCCAGGGCTTCGATCAGCTCCTTGTAGGTGAAGGTCATGCCGGGTTCGGCGTCGTGGGTCAAGTCGTAGACGACCCGCCGGTCGCTGCGCCCGTCGTCACGCGACGGCTGAAACGGTGAGCCCGTAAGCGTCTTACTCATCGCTGCCCCCTAGTTGTGTTCCATGCCTTGCCGTGCCACGCCCATCCCGGCCGTGCCATGCCGTACCGGGCCGGGCCACGCCGAACCTTGCCGCGCCTCGCCGGGCCATGCCTGGCCGTGCGTGCGGTGGCCGGGAGTCGAACCCGGCCTACGACCATCACCGCGACCTTCCTTGCCATGCCCGGCCCTGCCTTGCCGATCCTGACCCCGCCGCTCCATGCCCTGCCCGGCCGCGCCGCGCCATGCCGCGTGCGTGGGCGCCCCGGACTCGAACCGGGGTGTATGCCATCCGCCCATCCCCTGCATCGCCTTTCCTTGCCATGACTGGCCTATCCTTGGACTGCCCTGCCCGGCCGGACCTTGCCGAGCCTCGCCCCGCCGGGCCGCACCCGGCCGCGCGCGAGCGCTGGGGGAGTCGGACCCCCAGTACGACCATCCGCTCTGCCATTCCTCTAACTCCTTGCCTCGCCCCGCCGGGCCGCGCCAACGCCTATCCGCGCCGGGCCGCGCCGGGCCGCGCCGTACCCAGACATACCGCGCCCGGCCACGCCCTGAACGTCCATGTCAGACGATCCGCACCGAGAACCGGCCGTAACCGTTGGTCCGGTTATCCCCCAGCCCTTCCGCCTTCCCCGCCAACTCGGCCACCCGCTGCAAGTCGCTGCGGTCCATGACGCTTTCCAGCAGAATCGCGTCTGCCACCAACGCCCAACGGGGGAACTTCGGACGGACCCGCATAGTCCGCTTTCCGCTGATGCCAACGGCTGCCCGGTCGTGGAACTCGACCCGCTTGAACAGCTCCTGCGGGTCCTCCGGGCCTTCGTACGACAGCGGTACGTTCATCTCGGTGAACTGCAACGCCCGGGTGACCTGCGTACCCTGCTTGCTGATCTTCCCGGCCTGGATGATGCACTTCCGCACGTTCGCGGTCGGCATGACGATCCGGCTGTCCTCCACGTACAGGCCGCCGAACCACTCCAGCCGCTCAATCGCCCGCCGGTCGTCCTCGGTCTTCTTCCGCTTGCTGGTGTAGGTCTGGATCTCCCGAACGATCGGGTTATCCGGATCGGCCAGCGAGATGTTGTGGCAGAGCAGTGGGCTAGTGCCCGTCAGCTCCAACTTGATATCCATCCGGTTCCTCCTATGTTCTGGGGCTGCCTGCCCCTGTCTGTTGTGGAAGCCCAGCCCTGTCAAGCCATGCCGGGTCCGTGAGCGCCGGGGAGTCGAACCCCGGTAGATGACCATCCGCTCGCCTGCTGCCCTTGCCTTGCCTTGCCGGTCCCCGCCTGTCCATGCCGCGCCGGACCTCGCCTATCCTTGCCGCGCGTGGGCGTCGCGGCCTCGAACCGCGATGGCTGCCAGCCGCCCGCCAACTCCCTGCCGTGCCTTGCCCTTCCGGGCCGGGGACTGCCAAGCCGAGCCGCGCCCAGCCGAGCCACTGCCCTGCTGTGCCGAGCCAATTCCAGCCGTGCGTGGGCGTCCGGGACTCGAACCCGGATGTTTGCCACCCGCCCGCCACCCCTGCCAATCCCTGCCGAGCCGCGCCGATCCACGCCGTGCCCGTCCCGGCCGCGCCCAGCCGCGCCGTGGCCTGCCCAGCCATGTCATGCAGCCCTTCGCGCGCGGGCCGCAGCCGACTTGATCGCCAACCGAGAGAAGTAGGCCCGCTTCCGGGCATCCGCCATCAGCCGGGCGGTCTTGTCGTCCAAGTCGGGGTGCTCCGCCCGGACCTCCCGTAGCCAGCGGTCCTCGGCGGCCTTACGGGCGGCCTCGGTCGCGGCTGCCCGATCGATGGTCCTGCCCCACTTGACGAGGGCACCGAGGCGGCCGGCAGAGGCGTACCGGTTCGGGGTGCTCATGCCGCCACCGGATCTTCACCGTTCGACTGACGCAGCAGCAGTGCGCGGTCCCGCACGTGCAGCGCGTCGCAGATCCGGGCGAACAACTCCGGGGAGCAGGTCCGGTCGGGGCGGGTCTCCAGCATGCTGATGTACGGGGCGGAGCAGTTCACGGCTTCGGCCAGCCCCTTGACGCTGTATCCGGCGAGCTTGCGCAGCTCCCGCATCGCTGTGCCGTCGATCTCGGCGTTGGCGCTAACGTCATCCAACTTCATAGGATCAAGTTACCGCTAGTTACCGTCAATTGCTAGGCGCTGTAGGTCATCCGTTCGGGTACTACCGCCTATATGATCCGACATTCGCCAACTAGCCGAGTCTGTACCGGAGGTAACTAGACAGAACGGGAGTTGACATGCATGATTAGCGCGTGACCGAAGCGGCCAGGAGGCGGCTCGGCGACCACGTCCGAGACCGCCGCGTCGAGCTGGGGCTGCACATCAACGACGCCGCCGACGCGGCCGGCCTCAACCCCAAGACGTGGACGGCATTGGAGCGCGGCAGCCGCGCGACGCGCGACAGCAACTACCGCGACATCGAGCGGGTCCTTCGCTGGCGGCACGGCAGCGTCGTGCGCGCCCTCGAAGGACAAGCGCCGATACCCGTCGAGTCAGCGCCGCCACAGCTACAGCCGCCGGCTACGCCAACACCTGAGCTTCCCGACGACCTGCCCGAATGGGACCTACGCGCACAGGTGGCATGGGTGAAGAGGCAGCCCTGGCCAGCGACGGACAAGCTGGCGATGATCCAGTACCTGTTCGAGCTGGACCAGCAGGCGGGCGGGACAGCGAGCCGGCTGGCCGGATAGGTAACGCTGTAGCAGACAGCAGGAGATTATGTCGTTTCCGCACGTCACAGCCCTGCGTATAGGCTGGTCGCTACAGCGCGGCGAGCGCGAGAACTTCTAATCCCAAGGTCGTAGGTTCGATCCCTACCGGGCGCGCTTTCCCCAGCTAGAAGCACCTTTTTGGTCTCGGTTCGCCCGCCCGGCGGATGCCACAGAGCTACGGCAGCGGGGTATTCTGCGCCCGGAAGCTGAGCGCTGTAGCACCCTGGGAGGGCTGCCGTGGACCCGAACGACATGCACCTCGCCTCCTACCGCCGGCACCTGCGGGCCAAGAACCGCAGCCCCACCACCATCGACGACTACCGCGACGCCCTGACCCGCCTGGCCGCCCACTACAACGGCGCCGACCTGGCCGGGCTCGACAACCGGCAGATCGGCGACTACCTCGGCTGGATGCTCGACTCCGGGCTCGCCGGCACCACCGTCGGAGTCCACTACCGGTCGCTGCGGGCCTTCTTCAACTGGGCGGTACGGGAGGAGATCATCGACCGGTCACCGATGCGGGGTATGGAGCATCCCAAGACGACCGACAAGCCGCCGGAGGTGGTGCCCGATGACGAGATCCGGGCGCTGCTGAAGACGTGCGCCGGGGCCACCTTTGAGGCCCGCCGCGACAATGCGATCATCCGCCTGTGGTGTGAACCCGGCTCGCCTAGGGTTTCGGAGATGGCCGGGCTCGACCTTGGCGATCTCGACCTGAAACATGATCAGATCACGGTGCGGGGCAAGGGCGACAAGATCCGCACCGTGCCGTTCGGCGCCAGGACCGGCCAGGCCATCGACCGGTACCTGCGGGTCCGGGCCAAGCACCGCAGCGCCAAGCGGGACGAGTTGTGGCTCGGCAACCTTGGCGTGGGTCTGACCGCCTCGGGTCTGACGCAGATGCTGCGGCGCCGGTGCAAACGGGCCAGTGTGCCACACATGCATCCGCATCAGCTGCGGCACACCGCCGCCCACGCCTGGGCCGACGCCGGCGGCTCCGACCAGGACGCCATGCAGCTGTTCGGGTGGACCTCGCCGGAGATGCCCCGCCTGTACGGGCGGTCGGCCGGTGCCGAGCGGGCACGCCGTGCGGCTCGGCGTGCCTCGCTCGGCGACCGGTTCTAACGTGCCGGGTGGGTCGGCCCGATGCTGCGGACGTTGCCGTTGCCGGCCACCGCCCCGGCCGCCTTCGCGGCACCCTCGACCCAGCCGCGTTCAAACTCTTCATCCTTCTCGTCGACCCGCCGCTCCAGCGAGTCAAGCCTGCGGATCACGCCGCCGTGCAGCCCGGCCAGTTCCGCCCCGACCAGCTGAGCGCAGGTGGCGATCCGCGCCGCCACCTGCTCGCTGATCTCCCGCCGTAGCCGGCAGCCGACCCTGTGCACCTCGGTCACAACCACCCGCACCCCCCAGGCGCCGATCAGGCTGCCGCCGCCGAGGACAGCCAGCGTGATCGCGGCACCGAGCAGCAGCCCGGAGACGGCGCGGGCCGCGTCGCCGGCGGTGACGACGTAGAGGCAGGCGACCATAACGGCGAAGACGAGCAGCACCATGCCGCCGTAGCGGGCGAGTGCCGCCGCTTTCCGCCCGGTGAGTTCAGCCCGGGTGGGCTGCGGGGGTGGTGGGTCGGGTTCGCCGGTGCCGTCCAGCGCCGGCTCATGGATTGTGGACATAGTGTGTTGCCTTCCCCTGGGTCCGCCATCGGCGGCCCGGTCGGTCGCGCGGCTGGTCTCGACGCGACCCCGACGGGCCGTTTTCTCCTCCTCTACACGGAGGTCCCCCCGTCCGGGACCTCCGTGTTGGCACACCCCCGCATGCTGCAATCCCCCGTAACAAGGTCAACGGACGGTACGTCGGGAGGGTGACGGACTGGGATGTCACGGAAACCGGTCGGCTACCCGACAGATCCGGCGACGATCCGGGGTGTGTCGGCGGGGTGGGGCTGGCGGCTACGGCCTGAAGCGGGACAACTCGCTGTCGATCTCCCGCCGCGTCTGCCGCTCCTCGGCGCGCTTGGCCTGCCGACGGGTGCGCCCCTTGTCGGGGCAGTCCGGCCCGGGTGACAGCCGGCAGACGGGGCAGTGGGGCGGGTAGAGCCGGCCGAGTAGGCGGGTCACGGCGGTCACATCATCCCTTGACGCACACGACCTGCTTGAGGTGCGCTACCACCTCGACCAGGTCCCGCTGCTCGGCCATCACCTGACCCAGGTCCTTGTACGCGGCGGGGATCTCGTCGACGACCCCGGCGTCCTTGCGGCACTCCACCCCGGCGGTCTGCTCGGCGAGGTCCTCCAGGGTGAAGCTGCGCTTGGCCTGACCGCGAGACATCCTGCGGCCAGCACCGTGCGACGCCGAGTTGTAGGCGTCCGGGTTACCCAACCCACGGACGACGTACGAGCCGGTGCCCATGCTGCCCGGGATGATCCCCAGCTCTCCGACGCCCGCCCGGATCGCACCCTTGCGGGTCACCAGCAGCTCTACACCGCCGTACGTCTCCTCGGCCACGTAGTTGTGGTGGCATGAGATCGGCTCGTCGAAGCTGACCTGCGGCAGGTGGTCACGGACCACGCCGCAGAGCAGGGCCAGCATGACCGCCCGGTTGCGGGCGGCGAACTCCTGCGCCCACGCGAGGTCACGCCGGTAGGCGTCCATCTCCGGGGTGCCGGCGACGAACACGGCCAAGTCCCGGTCCGGCAGGTCGGCGTTGTGCGGTAGCCCGCGGGCTACCGTGATGTGGCGCTCGGCAAGCTCCTTGCCGATGTTGCGGGAGCCGGAGTGCAGCATCAGCCACACCCGGCCCGCATCCGGCCCGCCCTGCTCGACGCAAAGTTCCGCAAAGTGGTTGCCGCCGCCAAGTGTTCCCATCTGGTGCTCGGCCCGACCCCGGAGCTTGCCCACATCGGCGCGCAGTTCGCCGAACCGGGACCAGAACCCCACCCAGCCCTTGCCGTCGAGGCCGGGCACACGACGCGGGTCGACAGCCGACTCATGCGACTGGAACCCGACCGGGATCGCCTCCTCGATCGCCGCCCGTAGCCGGCCGAGGTCGTCCGGCAGGTCGCTGTCCGTCAGCGAGGTACGGACGCAGCTCATGCCGCAGCCGATGTCCACTCCGACCGCGGCCGGGGCCAACGCCTGCCGCATGGCGATCACCGACCCCACCGTCGCCCCCTTGCCGAAGTGCACATCGGGCATCACGGCGACACCCTCCACCCACGGCAGGTTGCCGATGTTGCGTAGCTGCTGCTGAGCCTGCGGCTCGATGCCGGCGGGGTCGGTCCACACCCGTACGGGTGCGCGGGTGCCGGGCAGGGTGGTGTGGGGCATGGCAGTGCTCCTTCGGTCGTCTGCCAAGAGTCGCTGGTCTGAGTGTCGATCTCAGCGAGCCCGGGGTTATGAGTCCCGGGTGGGCACCGGCCCACCAGCGTGGTCCACACAGTGGATGGCATCGAGATCGCGGCCGGACTCGAACCGGCGTCTACCGCTTTGCAGGCGGTCCCCTGACCACTCGGGCACGCGATCTTGTGTGTCCCCGGCTGGGTTCGAACCAGCGACCTCGGCCTTCGGAGGGCCGCGCGCTTCCGGCTGCGCCACGAGGACATGGTGCGGGTAGAGAGATTCGAACTCCCTGAGCGCATGCGCACCGGGGTTACAGCCCGGCTCACCTCACCATCGGTGACGTACCCGCTTGGGGTGACTGGCCGGAGTTGAACCGGCATGTCCAGGGCCACAACCTGGCGCTCTACCATTGAGCTACAGCCACAGTGCCCGGTGGAGGTGTCGAACCTCCGGCCTTCTGCTTGTAAGGCAGACGCTCTCCCGTTGAGCTAACCGGGCATGGGTGCGCCGCCTGGGGATCGAACCCAGCGCGGCCAGTTGATAAGACTGGTCTCACCGACCAGGTGAGCTGCGGCGCATCTGGCGGAGGGGGCGGGATTCGAACCCGCGAGGGTGTGACCCCTACGCCGCTTCCAACGGCGTTCCCGTGACCGCCGGCCCCTCCATGGCTCTCCCGGCTGGACTCGAACCAACATCGGCGGAGTAACAATCCGCTGTCCTACCATTGAACGACGGGAGATCGGTAGCGCCGACGGGGCTCGAACCCGCACCGTCTGGATTGAAAGTCCAGGGACCTGACCGATTAGTCTACGGCGCCTTGCGTGTTCCGACCTGGGTTCGAACCAGGGGCCTCCACCGTGTCGAGGTGGTGCTCTACCGGGCTGAGCTACCGGAACGTAGCGGGTGCCGGAATCGAACCGACCTGTCTCGGGTTATGAGCCCGTTGAGCACAACCAGTGCTCCTACCCGCAGTGCGCCGCCGAGGAATCGAACCCCGGACACTCCGCTTAAAAGGCGGCAGCTCTACCACTGAGCTAGCGGCGCATGAGCGGCGGTGGAGTAGGCGTGTGGCGACGCCTCGTTCTTAAGCCGCAGACCAAGCGCCGTTCTCCGCCTCGCCTTCTTAGGGGCGACACATCACCCAGCTCCGGTCCTGCCAGCACGTTTAGGAGACCTGCCCTGGTACCCGGTTGCGGCCTCCACCGCCGAGCCTCCCGCCCCCGATTCGAACGGGGACACCCGCTGTAGGAGAGCGGTGCTCTGTCCGTTGAGCTAGCGGGAGATGGTGCGGCGCCCGAGAGTTGAACTCGGCCCGCTGGCCTTAGAAGGGCCGGCTGCGCATCCGGCGCGCGCCGCATGTGGTACGCCGTGAAGGAATCGAACCTTCGTCCTCGGGGTAAGAGCCCGGAGCTAAACCACTCAGCTAACGGCGCGTGGAGGAGGGTAAGGGAGTCGAACTCTCGGGTGTCACCCCGGCACGGTTTTCGGGACCGCTTTGCCACCATGGCGCTACCCTCCATGAGTCGGGTGCGGGCGATTTGAACGCCCGGCCTCCGCGTCCCGAACGCGGCGCTCCACCTAGCTGAGCTAGCACCCGTTGCGTACCCCCGACAGGACTCGAACCTGCCGCCTCCTGGTTCGTAGCCAGGTGCTCTATCCAGATGAGCTACGGGGGCATGGTGGGCCACCCAGGAGTTGAACCTGGCGATGCCGACATATCAGATCGGTCTCGTCACCGGCTGAGTCGTGACCCGTGGTGGACCATCCCGGAGTCGAACCGGGTTCCGCTGCCGTACCGTCATGCGGTCTTCGGCAGCGTCGAAACCTTCATGGCCCTCGGCGGACAGTGAGGGATTCGAACCCCCGGTGGTTTCCCACTCCGCGCTAGCAACGCGGCGCCTTAAGCCGGGCTCGGCCAACTGTCCTTGGGCGTTCGGCCTCTCCTACGACCCCCAACGGGATCGCGCACCCACATGGGGCTGCGATTGCAGCGCCTATCCCATAGCCGAACTAGTGGGTCCCTAGCGCGCCTCGTACGGGACTCGAACCCGTGCATCTCCTCCTTGACAGGGAGGCGTCCACTCCACTGGACCGACGAGGCATACGTACCCGGGACACGATTCGAACGTGCACTGTGCTGGTTCTAAGCCAGCCGCCTCCTGCCGTTGGGCTACCCGGGCATGGTGGAGAAGAGCGGACTCGAACCGCTTGCCTCCGCTTTGCAAGAGCGGCGCTCTACCTGATGAGCTACATCCCCGTGGAGCCGGTGACGCGGATCGAACGCGCTCCCTCCTGCGTACGAAGCAGGCGCACTACCTTCAGTGCTTCACCGGCAGGGTAGGCCGCCCGGACTTGAACCGGGCATCTCCCGCTGCCCGCCCTCTGGCGGGACTCGCCCGGTGCTCCATCGGGTTCCCTAGGCTCCGATGGTCTTAGGCGGCAGGCGACTTGCCGTTAGTCGATTGGCCCACGTAAGCCGGCGGCGCGAGTCGAACGCGCGGCTGCCGCCTTACAAGGGCGGTGCACCACCGTGGCTCGCCGGCATCGCTGGGAGCCCAGGATTCGAACCTGAACCGACGGTTTCAGAGACCGCCGTGCTGCCGGATTACACCAGCTCCCAATGACCCGGCCGGGCCTAGTCATCCCGGCCGGGGTTCAGCGCGAGGTCACCGACGCCCACGACGGGGCAGCCGGCCTGACCCGCAGCACCATGCCCGCCTCGGCGGGGGTGCGGTCACCCTTGCGCTGGTTGCACGGCCCGCACGCGGCGACCGTGTTGCGCCAGGTGTTCCGGCCGCCGCGGGCACGCGGGACGATGTGGTCAACGGTGCTGGCCGTGGCCGGGCAGTAGCCGCAGCGGCGCTGGTCGCGGGCGAGCACACCAGTCCGGGACCAGGCGGGGCCGGCGGTGTACCGCCACTTCGTGACCACGTAGTTGACCAGCCGCAGCACCCTCGGCACAGGCCAGACTCCGATGATCCGGTCCGGTTCACCTTCGTGGACCACTGCGACCTGCCGGACGAGCATCCGGATCGCGTGCCGGAAGGACACCCGGTGCAGCGGGCCAAGATCAGCGTTCAAGACGAGTACGGCGTCCACCGGGTTCACCTCCTGTCGTGGTGGGCGCTGGAGCGGCTACGGGGAATCGAACCCCGGTCTGCTGCATGGCAAGCAGCCGCACTGCCGTTGTGCTACAGCCGCATGAGAGCCATCGGCGCGATTCGAACGCGCGGCCTTCCGCTTACCGGGCGGACGCTCTAACCACCTGAGCTACGACGGCGTGGTACTCCGGGTGCGATTCGAACGCACACTGTGCGCGGTTTGAACGCGCCGCCTCCTGCCGTTGGGCTACCGGAGCACGAGCTGAGGGCGGAGGATTCGAACCCCCACAGCTGGGACCAAAACCCAGCGACCTGCCGTTAGTCGAGCCCTCAACGAGAGCGAGCGGCGGGAGTCGAACCCGCTACGTCTGTTTGGAAGACAGAAGTGTCACCACCAACACCTCGCTCGCATGAGTAGGCCGTACGGGGCTCGAACCCGTAACCTCTGCGCTGAGAACGCAGTGAGCTGCCAGCTTGCTCCAACGGCCCAAGGGCGCCGGGCAGGGTGTGTACCCCTGCGCTGTCCGGACACTGCATCAGCACTTCCGGCGCCAGTGCTCGTGGCCGGGATCGAACCGGCGGCCTCCGGGACTTCACGCCGGCGCTCAACCTGCTGAGCTTCACGAGCATGGTGGACCACAAGGGGATCGAACCCTTCACAGAGTGTCTGCCAGACGCTCCCGCACACCAGTGACGTGCGGCCCATGAGTCGGGAACCGGGGAGTCGAACCCCGCACTTCCTGCTCCCAAGGCAGGCCCGGTCACCGCGCCGGTCGCCCCCGATGCCCCGGCGCGACGATGCGCGCCGGGTCTCATGCCATCCACTGTGCAGATATCAACTTCCGATCCCACCGGCCGTAGCCGGGAGAAGCAGGGGCGACAGGATTCGAACCTGCGGCTTGCGGGTTTGGAGTCCGCTGCTCTGACCGTGCTGAGCTACACCCCTATGTTCAGTTGTCCAGGTACGAGAAACGCCGCCCTTCCCGGTCTGGGTGGGCGGCGCCTGCGCGTCTGGTTGGTCTGCGCTAAACGCGCCACCGCCCCGTATTCAGCTGCTCGATCGCTCGGGGGTACCCGTGCGTCGGGCACGGCCTACCGGCGAGCGGCATCGACCGCTTCGCTTCGGTTGAGCTGCGCCACAACATCCTGGTCTCTCCCTCGGTTCGGTTCGAATCTCACTCTACGGCCGGTGATCGGCGGAGGCAACGGACTTCCGCTGTTGCCGCCGCGTGTCGGCTAACTACAACTCTAACAGCGCGCGCTGTAATATGCAAGGGTGGAACCTGAGATGATCGTCGGAAACCTCGCAGCAGCAGCATACGTCGGTGTCGGCCCCTCAACCTGGCGCGCGTACGTCGCCCGAGGGCAGGCACCCCAGCCGGAGGAACAACGGGAAGTAGTCGGCGGCCACGCCCTGCCGCGCTGGCGACGAACCGAACTCGACGCCTGGTTAGCGGACCGGCCGGGGAAATCGGGCCGCCCACGGGGACGGGTCTGACCGCCGCCAGTCAGAACAGCCGGCCCGCCCCGGGTAGCCACAGCACATCCGCCACCGGCTCCGGCGGAGTGACACGCGGCGGCGGGTCGATCCGCTGGCAGCCGTCGGAGCCGCACAGCCACATCGGCGCAGGCGGGTACTCCAGGTAGAACATGGTCGGCGTCACCCCGCACAACTCGGCCAGCGCCCGCACCTGATCCGCAGTGGGTACCAGCTCCCCCGTCTCCCACAGATCCACCGTCGGCTCCTGCACCCCGAGGGCGCGGTCTACTTCGGGTCCCCACAGTCCGGCGGCGTCCAACGCGGTGGTGATCCGGGCGGGGATCGGGGGCCGGGTGGCGAGTAGGTGCTCCTCCCGCTGCCGCCTCAACGCCGAGTCGTACCGGGCACGGCTCACGGGGAGCCCACCCCCGTCCGGTGGCTGGCAACGCTCACGCGCGCCAGGTCCCGCGCCGCAAGCTCGGCCTCGACCTGCTCCAGCAACACCAGCGTCAGCCAACCCGACTGTGCGGGCGGCGTCGACCCGCCCGGCGGTATCGCATGCAGCGTTCCGGCGGCGGCGTGCCCCGCTACGAGGTCCAGCCCGCGTCGCAGGTTGGACCGCAGTGCCAGCAGCACCTCGGTCGGCTGGTCAGCGAACGCCATCGGCCACTGCCGAGGGGGCACGACGATAGGCGCCGCGCCGAAGGCGCCTCCTCTTGCCCATCCTGCGGTCGCTGGCAGCCTTGTCTCTGGCGCAAGCCCGGCAGGAGCGACCACGCTTTCCCTCGTAGGTGTTCTCTGCGTTCCATGGGTGACCGCTCGGGCAACTAGTGGAGCGTGGCTTTTGTGCCTTCGTTCTAGCCACTGCCGCGACCCGTTTTGCGATCCACTCCGGCGATTGCCTGCGACCCTTGAAGATCGCACTGCGCTTAGCACAGGTTTCCGGAGCCGCCTTCTTGCCACGGTTGGCCGCTGCCAACTTCTCCCGGGTCTCGGGAGAGCGCGGCTTCCCGCGCTTGGCCTCGGCACTCCGGCGAATGGCCTCCAGCGGAAGGCTCCACGTTCCGAGTGATGCGCTGCCGCCTGGACACAGGTTGAGTAACCTATCACCCGCTGCTCTGGCTTCGGCGATCTGACTGCGTTCAGCCTTATCAAGATCGGCCAGGTGTACGCCGGCTTGGAGCGCCACAATCTGAGGCTCCTGGCTGGCAGCCTGAAGCTTGGCGATCCACCGATTGACCGGCAGGCTTGCATGCGGACCCTTCGGTCCGCGCAGGTGGCCGGAGAGCCGGCGACGAAGGCTCTGCCGAGTCTGCCCTACATAGCGAAGCTCGCCGCTGGTCGGGTCCGTCAGTCCGTAGATCGCTCCCACTAAGCTGTGCCGCTGACGAGCGGCATCGATCTGACCCTTGCGAACCCGAGCGTTCCGGGCAACGAAGTACCCAGCGTTTTCCCTGTTGCGACGCTTTGTGCACGGCCTACATGGGCCACTAGGGTATCGGTCTGAGATGCCGCAGGCACCGCATGGACGGACGGCCGCGTTCATACGAGCCTCGCCAGCTCGGGCCGGGCCGCGCAGTGACCGCACCGCCTAAGCGGCATCCCGTCCGTGTCGGCCGAACACTCGCAGCACCACCAGTCCACGTAGCCGTCCGGGTGCCAGCAGTGCCCCAACTCCTGCCGGCAGCGCCTTTCCCGCTTGCGCTGTTCCCACCAGCCGACCCGCAGCGGCCGGGCCACCTGCCAGATCCCGAGTGCCCGCTCCGCCAGATTGCTGTGGTGCCCGATCAACGCCCCCATCAACGCCTCCCTCAGAAGTCCCCGTCTGCGCACTGGAAAACGGCCAGCCCTAGCTCGTCCCGCCACATCCGGACCACCTGGTCCCTATCGTCGACCACGAACGCGACCACAAACCGGCCGGCCACGTGAGCCTCGTACAGCTCCCGCTTGACGATCGAGTCCTTCCGGTTGTCGCCCGGCGCCCGCATCCACAGCTCGTCGTACGGGATCTTGTGCTCTGCCAGCCACGCCTCTGTCTCCGGCCGGCACACCCCGTCGCGGCCGGACATCAGCACGATCCGGTGCCGGCCAGCGTCGGCGATCAGCCGCACCAGCTCCACCACCGGCGGGTTGGGTGCGTCCTCTCCTACTCGGTGCCAGTCGTAGAACCGGCGCACGTCGGGGCCGTCGCCACGCAGCGCGAGGGTTCCGTCGATGTCCACCAGTACGGCGCGGGGAAGGTCGGTCATGTCGTCCATCATCCGCTCATCGTCACGGGCGGGGTCCGGGGTGGTTGGGGTGTCGGTCATGGGTTGCCTTCCTCGGTGAGCAGCGGCGGGGTCCACAGGGAGCTGATCGGCTCCGGTCCGACGTACCGGCGGCAGGGGCACGGCACGTGCTCCATGCCGGCGAGCAGGTTGCGGTCGTTCCACAGCTGCCGCGCGACGGTGCCGTGGCAGATCCCGTCATCTACGTCGTGCAGCGCCCGGTGATGGGTGCAGCCGCACACCGGCTTCGGCTCCGCGGGCCGGGCCTTGCGACGCCTGCCCCGCCGCTCGCCGATCAGCAGCCCTACGCCCGCGATGACTGCACCCACGGCCATGCTCGCTGGGTCCATTAGGCTTCAGCCTCGGCAGTCGTCAGCTCATCCGGCGGCGTCAAGAGTGGCAGCGCCCACCCCGGCACGTCCTTGCGCCGCAGGACCGTGTGAGCAACCCGCAGACCCGGCCTCTCCACCAACGGACCCGCGATGGCCAGCCTCTGCCACCGCCACGGCCCGTTACCCCGCTGGACGAACTGCACCTCCACGTGCTCCGGCCGTACCGTGCGCGGCTGGCCGGTAGCGGACGTGCCCGCCGGTACACCCGGTTCGTCGACGACCTCGTAGGCGAAGACCGCGACGGAACGGCGCCCGTCAAGGCGGTTCAGCAGATCGCGAAGTAGTCCCTTCACTTCCCCGGCTCCTTCCTGCGGCGATCGCGGCGGGCCTTCGCCTCCGCCTTGGCCTGATCCGGAGGCAGGCAGATGGTGCGGACCCGTTCCCGGGTGTAGCCGGTGAGGCGGACGATTTCGATCTGGTCCACGCCGGCCTCGTCTGCCGCGCGGATCTCCTGCGTCAGCTCCGGCCGTAGCTCCTTGATGGCGCGTTCGTGGCGCTGGCGGAGGCTGCCGAGCTTGGCGAGTCGGGTGGTGTCGTAGGTCACGGGCTCCAGTATGGCACAGGTCCGTTGGCCTAGTGGTTGGCCTGCCCGCTGCGGCGGCGTTCGGTGGCTACAGTTCACCCGATCGGATGATGGCTTGGCCTTGCCATATGCCAAGCCATTGGCTAAGCTTTGAGTACAAGCACAGAACAGATTGACAACTAGATACAGAGGCCCGCAGCAGCAGAAACCAGGACTCGCGAGCGGAGCAAGACAGTCCGCGAAGACCGAGCGGCCGGAAGCGCTAAGGGGCCAACAGGATCAACCAATCAACCACCGATCCTGCGTTGACGCGACCGGCCGGAAGGCCAGGTGAGAGAGGGACGCACCGGGAACGGTGCCGAGCACGCCACCCCCGGTGGCCACCCGCACAGCGGGGCACACCAAGTCGACCGTCGCCACCTACCGGATGCCGCACGCGACCACCGGTGCCGCAAGGCGGTAAGGCGCGACGGACACGGCGAGAGCCCACCCCGGCCGGTCACGCCAGCGCAGGAACACCCCACAGCCCCACGGAGGACCACATGAACTACCTAGACCGCCTGGTCAGCCTGATGCAGGACGCAGGCGACGACGGATCACACACCCACCAAGCTGACGCCCCGCAGTACAACGGGCCGGACGCCCAGCCGTGCACGCATCCCGGATGCCGCTGCCTTCTGCGGTGGCTGCCAGACCCGGACAGCGGCCGGCACTCGTGGCGGGCCGTAGCAACTCAGCGCAGCGCCTGACCGGCCAAGCAGCTGGCCCGGTGCCTCACTCCCCCGGGGCATCGGGCCAGCCCAGAAACCCACCCGACCAACGACAAGGAGAGCCGCGATGAGGACCACAGGGAAGATTGTCGACACCGACCAGCGGCCCCGGCAGAGCCACGAGCAGGCGCAGGCGGTGTACGCCCACGCCCGGCAGTACGCGGAGGGCGAGTGCGGCTGGGACGCGGACAGGGCGCACGGCTACGCCGGCTGGTTCATGGACTACGGGCAGTGGGATCACAGCGACCACCGCCCGGCCATCGCCGAGTACATCGAGTTCGGCGATGTCCGCTGCTGACCGGATCACCACCCGACCCTACTGAAAGGACAGACCGACCATGAAGCTTCGCCCGTTCCGGGACCGGCGCACCGTCCGGCTGCGCAGGATTCGCAACCTGGTAGTCGTGATCGTGCTGGTGGCGGTCGTCGCGCTGCTGCTGGTGGCCAACTGCTGACCGGACCACCACCGTCCATGCCGCGCGAAAACCACCCAGCCTACGAAAAGGAGGGGCCGAAGATGGCCACAGCGACCACGCGCAGGGTGAGCAAGCGGCGTATGGAAGCCGCGCTGAGCACGCTCGCGGATCTAACGACCGAAGACCACGACGAGCTAGACGGTGCCGCCCGGGACGAGATTGCCCACGTGATCGACGTACTGGACCGCCTGGTCGAGCAGCGTTCCTGACCGGACCCCGGACCGTGGAGCCCGAACCACCCGCGCACAGCGGGCGGGCTCACGCGGCGCCCGTCCGGCCGGCAACGAGAGGAGCACAGCATGCCCAGCGCCCGAGAGATCGTCGTCCGCTTGACGGCAAACGTGAGCGGGATGGTCGAACCCATCCTCAACATTCAGATGTCCGACCTGGCCGACCAGTTGGCCAGTGCCGGATTCGAGCACCTGAGCGAACGGGTGGTCCAGCACACCGAAAGCGGCGTCATGATCGCCAGCAGCGCCGACGGCTACCGGGTCAGTTACTACTGCCCCGAGGCGCGCGGCGGCAACGGGCTGATCGACCTGCCGCTGTCAACGCGGATCGGGGAGCTGGCACACCTGGCATTGGCGCTGCACCGAGCAGAGAAGGGAAGGCAATGAGTAGGTACCACCACATCCTGATCGTCATGGGTGGTTTCGTCGGCGGGGCCGGTATCGGGGTCGGGATCTATCTCTGGCTGACGTGAGCCGACCGGGCCACCACCGTGGGGGCCGACCTACTGCCTCGGGCAGCGGTCCCACGCGGCGGCCGTCCGGCCGACGAGAGGAGAGCACCATGCGCACTACCAACCGCTGGATCGTCGGCGATTACACGTTCACCGAGCACGCCGACCACGGCTTCCCGAGCTTCGAGGGCCAGCCGCTGTACAAGTTCCTGATCGGCGAGAAGACCGGCGCCGAGATGTACACCAGTCTCGACGAGGCGCTGGTGGCTGCCGTGGGCGAGAAGTACACCGGCCCTCGCGGAGCCGGCGGCTCCGGCGTCGACACGGCTGCCGGCTGGTTCCTAAAGATGATCGGCGCACCAACCACCGAGTGACCGAACGAGAAGCGCCGGGGAGTGGGTGGCACCCCGCTCCCCGGCAGATGGACCTATCGCAATGAAGGAGTCTAGCCATGTACACCAACCCACGTCAGCCCATCCGCCCGCCAGTGTCGAGCCGGTTCGACCCGGCCACCGGCAGGCGGGTGACCGTCCGCTGGAAGCCGCCGGCCCGGCCGACCGCGCTGCGGCGGGCTCTGCGGGAGCAGGGCTGGCACTGATCCGGGCCTTCGTGGTGGAAGCCTGGCAACGACAAGGAAGGGAGGCCAGCTGATGGCCGAGGACGAGGAGCGTTGCTCCCGGTGCGGCGACGAAATGACCGACACCAACCGCTCGGATCGGGCGGGCGACGACATGTGCCGGGACTGCCGGTACGAGTACGACCTCGATGGCAACTGATCCGGGCCGTCTCCGCGAGGGCCGTACGTGCACCACGGCGCACGGTTCTGGCGGTGGCCACCCGGCCAACGAGAGGAGCACAGCATGCAGCTCATGAGGAGCTGGACAGTCGGCGACTACCGGTTCTGCGAGTACGACCAGCATGGCTTTGCCGACTTCGCGGGCAAGCCACTGTACAAGTTCGAGATCGACGGCAAGCGGGGCATGGAGATGTACGCCAGCCTTGACGAGGCGATGGTCGCTGCGGTCGGGCAGAAGTACACCGGCCCCCGCGGCGCCGGAGGGTCTGGGGTCGGCACGGCCGCTGACTGGTTCCTAAAGATGATCGGCGCCACACCGACCCAGGCTCAGTGATCCGGGCCGCGTTCATCGGGCTGGACCTTCCGGGGTCCGGTCCCGGTGGAGGCCACCCGGCCAAACCCTCGAACCATGATCTTGAAAGGAGATTGACCATGAGCGACACCATGACCGTACGGTTCCGGTTCACCCCAGCCACCGTGGCTGAGGTGGAGGTGGAGTTTGACCGGGCCACGTGGGAGCAGATGGGCGACGACGAGCGCGCCAACGCCGCGCAGGACGCGGCGATGGGTCACGGCATGTCCTGGGACTGGCAGGAGGAGGACTGATGATCGACAAGGGAAGCGGGAGCTACTGGGCCGTCGGCATCACCCTGCGCTGCGATGGCCAGCGGTGGGCCGGCGAGCTGGACTACCTCGACGACGGCTTCGCCGATGACGACCCCGACTCGGGCGCGCTGGCCATGCTGCGCATCGGGGAGGCGCTGTCGGCGCACGGGTGGAAGCCGGTGCGGGACACGGTGCACGACCGCACCAGCCGGCCCGGCTGGGTCGGCATCCCCGTAGAGCCGATCAAGGAGGATTGAGAGATGGAGAGCGAAGTTCAGCAGCAGGTGGACATCGACGCTTGCCTGGAGAACCTGGACCACTACCTCCAGGCTGGTGATGCCCTGTCCTGCCGAGACATCGGCATAGCGCTGGCACGGGACCTGGCTGCGGCGCGGGACGACCTATCCCAGCTCAGTAGCGAGCACGCCACCGCCGTGCAGTTCATGCGTGATGCGCAGCGGGCCGGACTCGCGGCGATCGCCGAGCGGGACCGACTGCGGGAGCTTGCCAAGTGGCTGGTGTCCCTGGACGAACCCGGCTCCGCCGACCGGCAGACCGTGACCCTGAACCAGATCATCACCCGCGCCCGTGAGGCGCTAGGCAAGGAGGACTGACCCATGACCGAGACGAACCGCCCGGAGACCATCGAGGAGTTCCGGGCCAAGGCGCTCCGCGACTCAGCCGCAGCAACCGCTGCCGGGCTGCGTCGGATCGCCAACGAGGTGGAGCAGGAAGCAGGCAAGCTCGACCGCATCGGCTCACCCGGCTACGCCACGTACGGCTCGGTTGCCGAGTCGATGCTCCACGCTGTGATGTGGGGTATGGCGAACCTGCGGCTGGAGCGGCTAGCTCGGGACGCAACCGATGCGGACGTAGCCCGAGCGAAGGGAGAGTGACCGATGGATCGTGAAGAGATCGTGGAGGTGGTCAGGCGTGCCCTGTCCGGGTGTGCCACGTCCCGTGGCTGGCGGCTGCGTGAGGAGCGGGACCCGCTGGCGGTGGCGGTCGTGACTCGGCTGGAGGAGGCCGGGCTGCTGCCGACCGGGCCGGCTCACCGTGCCGCTGACCTATCCGAGGGCAGCGTGGTGGCTACCGACAAGGTGGCGTGGATCAAGGAGTCCCAGTTCCTCGATGTGCCGTGGACATCCAGCCAGCGTGGCAACTTGGTCGGCAACCGAGTCGTAGACGAGGCACTGGCCCGTGGTGCTCGGGTGCTGCGGGTCGGCACCGGACGGGAGGGCTGAGCGGTGGCTGACGATGACCTTCGTCGGACCCTGTACGACCGGCAGCTCGCCGCAGCCAGTGACGAGTGCCGCCGTGCTGTGGACGCGGCGGCTCGGGCGCTGGCTCAGGTCCGGGTGTCGCTGGACGCCGGCGGGTGCCCGTCTACGCATGAGCTGAGGACGTTGGCGCGGGAGTCTGCGGAGGCGTGTGAGCACGGTCGGGCGTGGCTGGCTCTGGTGGAGGTGGAGCCGCTGATGCCCGGCGGCTCGCCGGGGCGCGGAGGTCAGAATCCCAAAGGGCTCAGGGGTTGACGTACCCGTTTACCCGGGTTAGTATTAGGGTACGGAAACACGGAACCTAGGAGCCACAGATGACCGCCACCCCGCAGCCCGGCATCACCCACTACCTGAACCGCCAGGGCAGCCCGAAGACCACCGTCCACTACATCACCAAGGACGGCGACGCCGAGCAGGTCACCGGCCGGGTTGAGGGATGGGGAGCCACCCCAAGCGGTGTCCAGAAGCTGATCGTGGCCGTGCACGAGGGCAACCAGGGGCCGGCCCGGTACCGCAAGGTGTACGTCCCCGCCGCTGCGATCGAGCGGCAGCTTCGGGCGACCGGCCAGCACCCGGCGCAGCGTCAGCCGG